TCCACCGCTGTGGTGACGAGAATGGCTTCGATATCGTCGGTGAGCCCGGTGAGCCGCAGGACGTGCTGGGGCGGCACGTAGAGCGCACAGTGGTCCGCGTCCATGAGCCGGTCACCTCGGGCTAGCTCGCCTTGCAGAATGACCGCTTGGGTCTGACGGTTGGTGACGGTGGCCAGCACTCGACCGCTCAGGAGCACCAGGACGGCCTCCAGCGCGTCCAGCTTGAACAGGTTGGCTTCCTGGTCGGCCTTCAGACACAGCCGCCAGGTCGTCAGGAACCGCGCACCGGGGTCCTTGACATGTTGTAGAATCTGCCACCCGTTCTGTCTGGGCGTGCGATACCGTTTCACGATGACACCCCGTTACACAAAAAGCCGCCGTCCACCACCACCGACGTCCCCGTCACGAACCGGGCTTCATTCGACGCCAGGAACACGGCTGCCGCCGCCAGGTCTTCCGGCACGCCGAACCGTCCCATCGGGGTCCGCGCCATTAGTTCCAGCCCGCGTGGCGTCCCTGAAATCAGCTTCTCGTTCATCGGCGTCTGAATCACGCCCGGCACCAAAGCGTTGACAGTAACCCCGTGCCGCGCCCACTCCACCGCCAGGGACTGCGTGAGCGCCATCACTCCGGCCTTGGACGCGCCGTAGGCAGCTACCTCCATCATGCCCACAAAGGCCGTCAACGACGCCACGTTGATAATCCGCCCGTGGCCACGCTCCACCATGGCCGCACCGAACACCTGGCACGCAAAGAGGGTCCCGGTCAGGTTGACGGCCAACACCGCGTTCCACTCACGGGTCGACATGTCGGTGGTGCGCCGCCGCGCCGTGATACCGGCGCAGTTCACCAGGATATCGGCGGGCTCCCCAAACTCTTTATGCACGGCCTCGTGCAGCGCTTCGATAGAATGGCGCACCGTGACGTCGGTGGCTTGAATCACGCGCGGCAACGGCGTGAACTCATCGCACACGTTCTCGACACGCTGCCACACGCTCGACGTCGGCACCACCTCCGCGCCGCACGACGCGAGCCCTTGCGCTATCGCCAGCCCAATCCCGCTCGTGCCCCCAATCACCACGGCCACGCGGCCCGACAGGTCAAACATCATCGTCGGACGGTGACCAGCTGGGTCAGCCCTTCGACCTTGAACGCCCACCACTGCGCGTGCTTCAGCGCCTTGTCCAGGGCCGACGTCACTCCGGTCCACTCGGAGCCGTAGTCGTCCCATACCACCACGCCTCCGGGAATGACGCATCGGCTGACCATCTCCATAATGCTCAACGTCGACTCATATAGGTCGCTGTCGGCATGCACGAAACACAAACTCTTATCGAAGTCCGGCATTGTCTCGCTGAAGAGCCCCGCGTGGTAGTCGACGCCTTCCTGCCCGACTCGTGCAATCACGTTCGTCACCAGCGTGCTGTAGCTCTCCACCGCCCGTGCGGCCAACTCGTTCCGGGCGTCCGTATACAACGGTGTTTGCTTGAAGGTATCGAACAGGTGCAACCGTTTCTTCGGACTGACCATTTCAATGAGCGCTCGCAAGCCCACCGCCGTGCCGCCTGCCGCTACGCCACACTCGGCCACGTCCCCTGGCAAGCGCAAGGCTCCGGCCATCGCCGCGTAAATCACCGCGCCCCGCACCGGTTGCAACTCCGACACCGGCAGAATCAGATCGACGCGCGTTTCGGTTGGTTTCATACCTACCCCCATCGCTTCGGATTAGTGGGACGGACCGACGGGTCTATCTCGCCGTCCCAGCGCCGTCCTGGGGACTCGTGACTCCCGGTCGGCCGATAGTGAGCGTCCGGGTGTCTGGGTCGCATGAACTCAATCATGGCGAAGTTGGCCACGTCCATCAGCCATTCGGTGTTCCCGCTACCCACATACTTGGCCAGCCGATCCTGGAGGCAGGCTAGTGCATTGACGGGATGGGGAAATGCCTCGGCCAGGAGCCCATACGTCGCGTAGCTGTTGCCCATGCGGTCGACCATCCCCTGCAAGAATTGCAGGCTGTATTCGGACTCGGGCACGCTCGGCGGCGGCTTGATTTCCATCACCGCACCTTAGAATTGGGCTGCTGGGGCCGCTGCATGTCTTCTCGGTGCGCCTTGTCCATTTCCCGCGCTTCCTCCGCCCACTCGGTCAGCTTTTTCAGAAACCGCGTGCCTTGCCGCACTAACTCCACCAACGCTGCGTCCATGTCGTCGGTCACGATGTCACCTCGCTTGCCTTCAGGCGTTTGCCATACATGACAATATCGCGGCCCATGCCGCGCCGGGCCAACGTGCGATACGCTTCCCGTTTCAGCTCGCCCAGGCCCAACAGCTCCAAGCCCATTTCGAGCCGCTTGCGCCAGGCGTGCACTTCGGCCCCGACCTCGGGATGCCCGACATAGTTCTGTCCGGCCACCAGGAACAGTTCCAACGGGAACGTGCACGTGACGTCGGCCACCGAAAAGCCGCAGCGCCGCATCAACTGGTGCAGCGTTCCGGCACAAAAGTAATTCAGGTGCTGCGATGGCACGACCCACCAGGCGTCCTGCTGGCCCGCTGCCACCAACGCATGCTGAATCGCGTTGAAATCATTCGGCACAATCACGCAGACCACACCCCCCGGCTTCAGCACGCGATAGGCCCGGCCCAGCATGTCGGCGGGGTCCGGCACGTGCTCCAGCACCTCGCCCATGTTCACCGCGTCGAAGTCGTGCCACTGCTCGGCGGCGGCTTCGTCAAACTCGCTGTCGAACACCGTGAGCCCCAGGCGCTTCTGACTGTAGGTGCGGGCCACCTCGCTGGGCTCCAGGCCAATACCTTCCCATCCACGCCGTCGGCCCTCCGCCAGGAAATAGCCAGGCCCAGACCCCACGTCGAGGATTTGACGGCCTCCAGACGTCACCCAATGAGCCAGCTCGGTATAGCGCTCGGCGTAGACCAACTGCCACCACCCCGCGTCACGCTCGGCCTCGCTCAGATAATTCGGCTTCGCATCCACGTAATAGCTGGCCGAGTAATATCGCCGCAACGCAGCCGGGTCCGGTAACGGCACGATATGCGCGAAGTGACAACCTTGGCAGTCAATGACCGAGATGTCACCGACCGCCGCATATAACAACGGACCTTCGTGCGCAGTCATAGGTGGTCCAATTTGTCTATCGCTTCGCGCGCCCGACGGCCAGGCTTCCGCCCCAACGCCGTCTCGCTGAAGTCATCCATAAACTCGCCCGCTGGGGGGTCCGGAATGAACAAAATGGCAAAATAGCTTTCCGGGCGCGCGTAGAACTCCAACGTTTCGAGCGCGTCGGTCAGAATATCGTTGACCCGCTCCACCTGAGACCACATCGCATGGGCACAAACGGCGCACTTCCAGTCCCGGTCTTCGGCGGACTTCGTCGGTCCGCCTTTCGGAAACGGCCACGCGCGCCCACACCCGAGACATTCGTGCCAGAGCACCCCCGCTGCCTTGAGGCGCTTGTTCAACTCGGCGGCATGCGTCACAGCTCAATCACCGTGGGCTTGTTCACCATCAGATACTGCTCGTTCACTAGCGCCACGTTGTAGACGGTAAATTCCCAGGCGTCCGGTTCAGGCACCCACGCAGGGACGGGCACCACCGTTTTCCCGTAACCGCCGTGGATATGACCGCAGACCACAACCTTCGGTTTCACGCGCAGCACCGCGTCCAGCAATGCCCGGCTGCCCAGGCTGTCGGTGCGCTTCGTCTCCATGTCGTAGACCACGGCCCCGTCGCCGTAGCCGTAGGGCGGCTGGTGGCTCACCAGCACGTCGATATCGGTCGGGATACTTTTATACTTCTCGGCCAGCTTCTCTTCGGTGGCCATGAACGCCCAGTCGCGGAATTGGCTCGACCAGGGCGTCAGCCAGAACTTCACGCCGTCCAGCTCGAAGGCCCCGTCGACAATCGCCACGGTGTCGCCCGCTTCGCCGAAGACCACGCGGCTGTTCACAGTGTTGTAGAGATGCTGACCGTAGTAATCGTGATTGCCCCAGGTCACCAGACACATTTTCGCCGGTTGTGTTTTTCGCCATGGTAGCCAGGTGTATTTCCACCACTGCGCCTGCTTGTCAATCTGTGGACCGGAGCCCAGCCGGTGCTGCGCATGATGCGGGTAGTCCGGTATCTGGTCCCCAGCCACAATCAGCAGGTCGCAGGGAGGAATATCCGGCAAGAAGCCGTGTTGGTCAGACAGCGCAACGATTTTCATGAAGGGGCTCAGGCGTCGTGATTTCGTCCGCCCAGCTGATTGCCTCGGGTGGATAGCCGCAATACCACAGGTAGTCGTTGATCGCGTATGCAGCCTCTTGCGCTGTGGTCAGCCTCATGTTGTAGAACAAGACCTCTAGCGTGCGGCTGTGGGGGTGCATCCTCATCGACCCGGTGTCGCCGAAGCAGAGACGGGCCACCTGCAACCATTGCCCTGGTTGACGCTCCGTGCCGGAGACCCGGCACATCCATCCACCAATACACGCGGTCTCGCCGTTGTCCCAGTCCCGCATGTGGAACTGCGTCGGGTGTTGCAGAATCGCGTCACGAGTGTGCCGCAAAATACTCGCCCCGTGTGCCGTCAATCGCCCGTCGCCGTCGCCGTCGGCCATCCCATCGAGTCGCACGTTCACGTTGCCATCGAGTCGCACGTTCACGTTGATAAGGTAGTTGTAATCGCCCATTCGCATGCCCTCCTTTTGGTCAGTTGACCGGCCACCGTCGTGGGTCAATCACCGCTGGGTCGTCGCTCGCACAGAATGCCGTCAGAATCTGCCGCCAGATTGGTAAGTGTCCTTCAGCGATCCACCGCGCTGCCTGGGTCCACTCCTCGACCGTCCGCACCCCGACAATGACGCTGGCCGGGCCTTGGAGCGCAAACCGGAGCGCTAGGCGGGGTAGGTCGCGGTCGCGGGCCAGGAGGACCCGGCGGGCACGCTGTGCCGCCTGACGGGCTGCCGGAGGACACGGGCCACCCGCCAGTGCCCCGCGAAGCCAGGGCGACCGCCCCAAGAGGATCACCCCCGCGCGCCGGGCCTGCTCCACCAGGGACGGCCGCACCATATCCGCGTCGATAATGCGCTGGTCCAGTAGGTTGTAGGCGATTTGCACGACGTCCACTCCCGCCCGCAACGCGGCTCGCGCGTCGTCCACGGCATACACCGACGCCCCCACCCAGCGCACCTGCCGCTTCGCCTGGGCCTCGCGGAGCACGTCGAGCACCATGGCCGTATGGCTGAAATCGGTCGCCGTCGCGTTGTGCAGCTGCACGACGTCGAGACAGTCCCGGCCCAGCGCCGCGCGACTGGCCCCCAGCTGATGCCAGACATGCCGTGACGTCCGCAGGTGCGGGGAAATCTTGGTGGCCATCATCACTTTCGGTCGCCCGCTCGCCGCAATCCCAACCAACTCTTCGCTCCCATAACTAGGAGCCGTGTCAATCATGGTGACGCCGTCGTGCACCGCTGCCAGCACCAAGCGCAACGCGTCTTGGCGGGTCGGCGGAGGCAAGCCCGCATACGGCTGCACCAACGCGGCGGTGCCCAACGTCAACGCGGAAATACCTTGAATCATTGCGCTCGCGCCGCCAGCACATCCTTCAACCGGAAATACGGGTTGGTCGGATAAATCGCCGCATACAGATCGCGCGCCTGGTGATAGTCGTCTTCGGTGTCCACCGTCAGCCGCACGTGCCCCAGGTCCGGCCCATCGTAGGGAATCAGATACCGCGTCGCCTTGATCAGACGCTTCATCTGCAACGAGACGTGCTCCCGGTCTGGTCCGGCCTCAGCGGTATCCCACGTATCCGCCAACGCGGCCAGGTTGAAGATTTCCGCGTCGAGCCCGTCGGGATATTTGTAGCCAGGGTGGTGATTGGTGGGCGTGCCCGTGCTGACACACGCGTAGAGAGGTGTGCGGGGACGAAACATGGTCGCCATCGCGCCATATTCCTTAATCAGCTGGGTCAGCACGTCCGGGTCGATAAACGGGCAGTCGGCCGTAATCCGTAGAATGTGTTCGGCCTCGAAGTGCATCGCCGCCTCGTAGAAGCGGTCCAGCACGTCATCGTCCGCGCCGCTGTAGACCTCATGCACCGACTTGTTAATCTTCTGCCGCAACACGTTGTTGCTCGGGTCGCGGCCCGTCACAATCACAACTTGGTGCACCAGCGGACACTGCGCCACACGCGAGACGATATGCCAGAGCATCGGCACGCCCACCAACGGCAATAGCACTTTGCCGGGCAGTCGAGTCGATCCCATCCGGGCTTGAATGAACGCGGTAATTTTCAACGGGTGAGACTCAGGTCGCTCTGTTTTAATAATATTTCAAGTAGCGAGAGAAAGTAAAGCCCGCTGCGGCAACGTGGGCCGAAGCCCGTCCACGGGGTCTGCGCGCCAGGCCCGTTCTTCCTTTTCGCATGGCTGAGGCACCTTTAATCCGCTGCCCCGCGCGACGGCCCCACCCTGCACCAGCTGAATCACGTCGGTGAGTGCGCCGGGTTGCCAACAATGCCCGTAGGCCGACTCCACGCCAAGCCCATCGTCCAGGTCCAGGTGGCATTCGACGGTGGAGGCGTGAAAGCCCAGCGCCGCCAGCGCTACCACGGCGGCATTCCCCGTATGGTCCGACCAGCCGACCGGCATCTCATACCGCACGGCCAGCGCAGGAATTGCCTTCAGGTTGCATTGATCCAAGGGCGTCGGATAGCCGGACACACCGTGCAGAAGCGTAATGGGCACCCCGCCGCGCATCAACAAGCGCATGGACCGGTCAATTTCGGCGAGGGTCGCCATACCCGTACCTAACACGAGGCGTTTGCGTAGCTCGCGCACCACCTCCAACAGGCGCTCGTCGAGCATCGAATAGCTGCTGATTTTGATTTCGTCGACATGTGGGGCCACCGTCTGTGCGCCCACCGGGTCGAAGACCGAACACGAGAACGCCAACCCATTCGCCTTCGCACGGGCGGAGAGTAACGGCAACCATTCACTCGGCAACTGGCGGGTGCGCACGAGCCGCCGTTGCGCCGTCGCTTCCACGGCATACAAGCGGTCGGCCACGAAGTATTGAAACTTCACGCCCGTGCAGCCAATCGCCGCTGCCACGTCCACCAAGGCGCAGGCTCGCCCGAAATCGCCGTTATGGTTCGCTCCCACCTCCGCCGTGAACGTCGTCATCATGTAAGCCTCGCAAGGTTTCAAGGGCACAGCGGGCCAATATGCCGCCGCCGAAGGCGACCATGGGCACCATCGCTACCCACACGCCGACCAGCACAACGCAGACGCCCGCCGTCGCCCACAGGTCGCGCTCGTGACCGGTCACCGCACGCTATCCTCGTAAGGGTCTCCGACCAATAACTCGGCCAGTGTGCCCTCCTTAATTCCCTCACACACCACCGCCATGGCGTCGGCTAGGGCTGACGCCCCACTTGTGGCCTCCTGCGACGTCATCGCTGCGCTGGCGAAAATCACCGACGGGTGCACCAATTGATTCCGCTTGGCGGCTTGCTGCGAAAACACACTGAGCGCCAACCGCTTGTCCACCGTCGGCGAAAAGTCCAGCCAGAATCTGGGCGCATGCCCGTGAATCACCAGCGTCAAATCGTAGCGTTCGGCCACCTGAAGCAACGCCTGCTGCACGATTTCTCCGTTGCGCCACAGCGACGTAATCACCGGCTCGTCCCGGTAGATATCCAGCATGGCTTCGGCTGCGGCTAGGGCCAGCGCGTCGCCGCTGAACGTGCCGCTAACCGGCCAGGCGTGCTTCATCAGGTCCGACCGACCACACACGAACGCGAAGGGCAGCCCCCCGCCCAATGCTTTCCCGAACGTCGCCAGGTCCGGCATCACCCCGTAATATTTCTGCGCGCCGCCGAGGTTCATCCGCCCCCCGCACAGCATTTCGTCGAAAATCACCAGTGCGCCATACTCGTGCGCCGCCTTGACCAGCCCGTCCAAATACCCAGGCTTCGGCGGCTCCCCTTGCACCGGTTCCAGCATGACCGCTGCAACGGGATTGTCTCGGAGGATTTCAGTCAGGCGACCCAACTCGTTATACGGCACCGAGAAAATCACTTCCTCGAACTGGTCCGGCACGCCGGGGTGTTTGGGTTTCACCGCGACGAAGCCGTCATGCCACCCGTGGTAGCTGGTCTCGGTCGTGAGGATCACGTCACGCCCGGTTGCCATGCGAGCAATCCGCACCGCTGCGCTGCACGCTTCGCTCCCGGTCTTGACCACGCGCACCTGATCGGCGCAGGGAATCACCTCGCAGAGCCGGTCAGCCACCTCCTCTTCGAGCACCGACGGCAGCGAGAACAACGTGCCTTTCAACAGCTGCTTCGAGACCGCCGCCATCACGTGCGGGTGGTCATGACCCACGGCCAACGCTCCCAAGCCGCAGATCCAATCCATCAGCACACGGCCATCGCGCGTCCACACACGCGGCCCTTTCCCGCACGTCACCTGGCCCCAGACGCCAGAGGGAAACGCGCGCGGGCGCTTCGACAACGTGAACGACGCGTCCGGAATCCGGTTCAACTTCATCACGCGTGTCAGCATAACATTCCCACCAGTTCGTCCTGCGTCAACCACAACCGCTCATCGTCACTGCGATAGCGAAACTCTTCCGGCACCGGGTTCCACCGGGCGGGCACATGGCTGGGCCAGGACGGATTCGCCGGAGCGACGACATACGCCAGCCCCGTATCGACCACGAAGCGCGTCTCGTCTGCTGCCACCAGAGCCTCGTGCAATTTCTCGGTGCCGCGAATCCCCACCACGTCGATCTTCGTGGTGCCACCGCTCAGGGCCTGGAGCACCGCCACCACCGGAGCTGCCTTCACTTTCGGCACCCAGATTTGGCCTGGCCCGAAGGACACCAGCACATGCCGCACGAACGACACCGCTGCGTCCAACGTCCACCAAAACCGGGTCATGCGCAAGTCGGTCACCGCTACCGGGGTGCCCGCCGCGAGCTGGGCCTTCACCGCAGGCACGAGACTCGCGCGACTCGCCAACACATTGCCGTAGCGCACCACGCCCAGCGCTGTCGTGTGACCGGTGGGTCGCCGCTCGGGGTAGACGACTGGCCCCATAGGTTTCTTGCCGTCTCGGTAGCCACGATTGGTGCGAATGAACCAGGACTCGGCCATCGCTTTGGTCTTACCGTATTCCGTCACGGCTTCCACCGCCTTGTCAGTGCTGACCAGCAGCGCTCGCGGCACACCACACTCCACCGCTGCCAGCGCCACGTTCCGACTGCCGTCGACATTGGTCGCCACCGCTTCGGACCAGTCATATTCGCAGGTCGGCACCTCCTTCATGGCCGCTGCGTGCACCACGACGTCGACTCCCGCCTTCATAGCCTGGCGCACCCGGTCGTAGTCGCGCACGTTGCCGATGAAATATTCGAGTCGGTCGCTTGGGGGAAACTTCGCCTTCATGGCGCTCTGGTTGCCCTCGGTGTCGCTGAAGGCAATGATGCGCCGATACCAGTGGTCGGCCAACGCGCGGGCCACGAACGCTTGACCGAACGACCCGGTGGCCCCAGTCAGCAGGAGTGTGCTCACAATGACCGCAGCGACAGCATGTTGGTGTTGGCGACCACCATACGCAGCTTCACTTTGTCGTCACCGTCAGGCACGACCTCGTAGATCCGATTGCAGCCCGTGCACCACCGCACGTCGCTGGCCACGATGGGATTGCCGTCGTCGCCCAGCACCTCCAATGAGACCAGGCGACGAATCCCGCAGTTCGAACATTTTAACGGTTCAGCCATGTTCTTCCTTACTTATCCCTGCTGTCCGGCAACGCTAAATTTCGTGACTATGCTGGTCGACAAGGAGGTCAGTATGCACTACGAGTTTTACGAAACGTATCTCAACTCCCCAGAATGGCAGTCGAGGGCGACGGCTGCAAAAGACCGGGCCGGTTGGAAATGCTCACTCTGCTCCAGGCGTCGTGGACTCGAAGTCCATCACAATACTTATGACCGCCTTGGGCAGGAAGACCCAACCGACCTGGTCGTGTTGTGTTCCCGTTGCCATCGCACGCACCATGGCACGTTGATGTCAAAATACGGGAACACAAACGACCAACCATTCCTGCCATTCATTGCGACCGAACCAGACGTAGACGGTAACAACTAATCGGCAACATCGTTATTATCGTCGTCCCAAGGAACCCGCATATTTCGTCCACGGCCGATTCGCTTACATGGGAGTCGGCCTTCCTTCACATCGCTGTAAATAGTTTTAACAGAACAACCCAGACGTTGTGCGACTTCTTTCGGAGACAACCAAATCCTCATCACAGCTACCACCTTACCTGCACGGTCACCATCATGTGTTAAGCTGATGCCTTCTGTCTGGTAACTTAACCTCCCTTTTCTATGGCGCGTCCGGCACCATTCCATCCCCTAAAATAGCGCCTATCCTAAGAATTTCCCGAGCATCCGGAAGACGAGAGGAAATCATTTTCTGCCGCTCTCTGTTTGATATCAAGCGCATACAACAGTCACAAAAGAAATGACCACGGCCATCGGTGAGTAATCCATCAACCACAGCGTCTGGCATTAATAGAATACTTTTTGTCATCATTTCTCCTCGACTGCCTGAACTATTCCGTGCAATGCGACCCAATCGCTGAACCGCACCATCACCAACGCGTTGTCAGTGTCGGCCCCAGGACGGCTCAATACCAAGACGCCCGTCTTCCCGACTGCCTCCGCTGTGCCGACAATGCCTGCCAACCACTCGAACAGCCAGGCCGGAATAGCCTCGCGGTATTTCGTCTGATAGTAGAAGCCTCCGGCCTCCACGTCACGGTCGGCCCGGCCCTTCCCGGTCACCGGCACGCGCTCGCCGCCCAGCTTCTTCGCCACGCGCGTCTCGAATCGTTTCCACTTGGGGACGCTAGGCACTTTTCTCCTTATCGTTCCTGACCACCTGCCACGCCATCACTTTCGACCGTGCCCGTGAGACACCAATCTGTTGGCGCAGCGTGCGCAGCAACCGCACGTCCAGTTCATGTTCCGACGTCGCAATCACCTTGTTACACCGGCCGCAGTCCCACATCGTCACCAGGCGACCGCTCACCTGACGACCCGGTCGCATGCGTCGCCCGTCCACCGGGTGCAGCCCGAACCGACACCGGTTCTGCCACAACATCAGACCCAGCAGATACACCAGCCCCACCAGTGCCGCCATCATGACCAACTCCATTACTGCCCCCTCAGAAGAGTGACGGCTGCGTCAGCGGTCGGTTATCGACCGGCAGCACGTCTTTCACGTCAAAGGCGAACGTCGCCTGCGCGAGTCTCGACACGGCCATCTCACAGTAACGTTCGTCCAGCTCAATTCCCACGGCCTTCCGGCCCAGGCGCTTCGCCGCCACCAACGTCGTGCCCGTGCCCATAAACGGGTCAATCACCATAGACCCGACGACCGTATGCCTGGCGATCAATTCCATCATCAACGCGAGAGGTTTTTGAGTCGGGTGATCGAAGCGCTCGCCGCCCGCGCAGACTGGATATCGCAAAATGTTCAGGGTGTAGCCGGTGCCATTCCAGACAGCGGGTGCCCCTTCCCGCTGCAACCACACAATCCATTCGGTCGCCGACACGTAGGCGGGGCGCGGGTGCGGAGCCGGATTCGTCTTCTCCCAGACCAGCGTGCCCCGTGGTCGCCACAGCAACTCGTTCCCCCGCCACCCGGCCAACAAGCGGTCGCTCGTGAACGCCAGCAACGTGCCGCCCGGTGCCACCACGGGCGCGGCCTCTTCGAGAAACGGGGCCACCTTCCAGTCCGTATCCCAGACGCCGAAGTCCCGCTTCATGGGACTCCGGCCTTCCAGTTCGATATCGTCGGTGCGCACATTGTAGGGTGGGTCGGTGACAATCGCATCGCCCCGCAGTATAGGTAAGGCATCGCGGCTATCCCCGTGGATAATCACGATGCCTGACTCTTCGTAGTAAATATGGGGCACGTGACCGAGGAATTACGCCTCGCGGGACGTCAGAACTTTATCGCGCTGGAATTTCCCCAGATAAAATCGCAGCGTCGCGTCGTTCATCTTTTTGCCGATTGTCTTGCGAATGTCTTTCTTCGACGGCGACCCGTGATACTGAATCGCCTCCAGGATACTGCGGCCGACCGTGCCAATCTTCACCGACTTGGGCATCCCATTCTTCAGCGAATAGGTTTTGTAGCCCTTGGCCTGGGCCGACTTCAACACGTGCTGGCGGGTGCGGGCCACCTTCTTCGCGCGAGCCCGCGATGACCGGCTGCGCACCGTGCGGGTTGAGCGTGCACTGCGGGCGGAGCGCTTGGCGGGCTTCTTCCGCTTCTTGGCTGGGGCTGCCACTGCTGGGGCTTCGTCGACTTCGGTTTCGACCACTTCGGGGGCGTCAATCGGCTCCTCGGCTTCTTCCGCCGCTGGAGCGTCCGTTTCCCCCTCTGGCGGCGCGTCGTCGGAGAAGGTCTGGGAATCCATCGTCTGAATGTCACTCTCACTACTGATGTTGTCGGTCGTCACGTCCATGTCTTGCGTATCCATGTTAGGTCTGTCTCCTTGAACGGCGGATCAGGTCTTTCTGCCCGCGCCCCCCAATAATAACGCGATGGCCCAGCAATTTCTACCTGAATCACAGTTCAGGTGCCTTCGCTTTCTTCGTGTGCTCGAAGCGTCGAACCTTCCGCCCGACCCGCTCATGTTCGGTCGCCACGATGTCCCGGTCCGCTGGTTGGTCGAAGGCAATCAACAGGAGATATTCCACGTGGGCCACCCCGCTCACCGCCCGCACCTCTTGCTTCAGCCGTCCGCTGCTCCACCGCACGCCGTCGTCCCCCTCCGCCGCCCGCGCCAACCAGGTGCGCTGTTCCTCCGGTGGTAGGGCTGCCACAATCTGGTGATGGTCGAAGGGCAGATCGGCACGACGATTCTCTTTGGGCACCTTTTCGGCCGTCCAGGCATACACCCTAACCGTTTCCGGTCGCCAGTTCTCGTGGTCAATCACTTGCGACGCCATCTGGTCATAGCGGGCCTCGCCAATATTGACCCAGTCCCCCACAATCCAGGCGACACCGCGTTCCAGGGTCTCCAGCGTTTGCCCTAACGCCTGCCACTCCGCGAATGTCGGGTCCCCCTTGACCGTGAGCCCCGTCGCGCTCAGCGTGAAGTGGTCTAGCTCCAACGTCCGGACGCCAATCACCGCCAATTCTTCGTCGGTCATGTCACTTCCACCCATCCCTCTATCCCGAACGGGTCGCCACGCCGTTCCCAGAAATGCAGCGGGCCGTCGGCTCCGGCCGTCGTCCCATCAATCCGCTTCCGCTTCCCACCGACCCGCACGTGCAGGTCCGCGTGACACCAGGCACAGAGCATGACCATCATGGCGGGGTTGGTCGCGTCCACTTTCGACCGCCCACCCAACAACTCATGCGCGTGTCCGGTGTCAACCGTAATCGCTCGCCGACACGTCGGCCACCGACAGCGGCCACCCTCACGTAAAAACGCCGCTTCGCGCGCCGCCTGCCGGTGCGTGCGATACCGGGTCCGCCGGGCCTGCCTACGCGACGGGGGCCTCTTCGGTTTCTTTGGAAACGACACCATGTAGTTTTTCGTTTTCCTCCACGAACACTGCGGCCAACTCCATGGCCACGGCGACGTTCTCAGCGGTCTGGTCCCGCGCATTGTTCCACTGGGGGATATCTGGCTGGTTGATGACATGCTTCAAGGCCCACTCAGCGCACTCAAATTGAGCCCTGAGCCTGGGGCTGCCGCAGATAAGGTCGATATCGTCGAAGTTGGTCAACCGGTGCCCAACGATGGCGCTAATCAGCGCCCCATTGGCACAGACGCGGCTGGGTTCGCCGCTGAGAATGTCCCTCGTATACAACTCGCCCTGAACCCATCCGCCCCGCACGTAGCCTGCTGCGTCGCGTAGAATCTGTGCTGTCATGTCAGGTCTCCTATGCTGCTTCTGTCAGGTTACTAAACCGCGTGCAGTAGTCCAAGAATCGCAGCTTCACGATACCAATCGGGCCGTTGCGTTGCTTGGCGATAATCACTTCCGCCTGGTTGTCGGCATCCTCCGGCCGATACAACATGAGCACCGTGTCCGAATCGTTCTCGATATCACCCGACTCGCGTAGGTCGGACAGCTGGGGCCGCTTGTCCCGTCGGCCCTCCTGGGCGCGCTTCAGTTGGGATAGCGCAATCACCGGCACCCCCATCTCCTTTGCCACGCCTTTCAGCCCGCGACTGATCGAGCCAATCTCTTGAGTGCGATTCTCGAAGCTGCCGGACCCGCGCATAAGCTGAAGGTAGTCGACCACGATGAGCGCCAGCATCCCGAACTGCGCACGTAGGCTCCGCGCGCGGGCGCGGACTTCTCGACACGACACGTGAGCCATGTCGTCGATGAACAACCGGAGCCCACCCAGGACCCCCACCGCCTGGCTGACCCGTGTCCATTCCACCTCGCTCAACCGCCCCGCCCGCAGCCGCCGTAGGTCGACCTCGGCCTCCGACGCGAGCAACCGGAGAAACAGCTGCTCCTTCGACATTTCGCAGCTGTGCACCAGCACCACGCCGTCCTTCGCCGCCACGTTGCGCGCCACCGTCAAGGCAAACGCCGTCTTACCGACCGACGTCCGGGCTGCAACCACGAACAGGTCCGCCGGGTGCATGCCCGACGTCAGTTCGTCCAGCTCGGTGAAGCCGGTGGCCAGGCCCGTGACCAGGCTGCCGGTCTTGTGGGCACGCTCAATCGAGTCGAGCCCGCCGGGCACCAGCTCACTCAACGGCACCGCACGTCCGGCCGCTGCCGCCCCACTCAACGCCAGGAGCCGCTCGGCTGCGTCCCCCAGCAGCGCTGAGGCTGGCTGCTCGCTGTCGTAGGCCACGCGGGTCAGCCGGGTCGCTTCGTAGATCGCCTGGCGGCGGCGGCTCTGCTCCAGGATGATGACCGCATGGTGAGCCACCGGAGTGCGCATGGGCACCCCGTCGACCAGTGCCGCGATATAGGCCGGTCCCCCCACTTCGTCCAGGTCGCCGGTCCGCGCCAGCTCGGCGCGCAGCGTCACCAGGTCAATGGCGAGCCCCGCTTCGTGCAGCCGCAGCATGGCGGCATACAACTTCTCGTGCGCCGCCCGAAAGAAATCGGTGGCCGTCAACGACTCCAGGGCGTCCAGCACCGAATTGTGCAGCAGCACGGCCCCCAGGACGACGCGCTCCGCTGTCAAGTCGTGGGGCAGCAGGCGCTCAATCGTCGCCTTCGTCGCCGTCACCCTTGCCCTCGGAGTTTGCGCAGGTATTCCGCCGTCGTCTCAGCGGTCGGCACCGGCCGCACCGCATCCTTCCGCTTGACTATCGCGGTGAGGCGAGACCAGGAATGATAGAAGGTGGGGATGGCGTAGCCGGACTCTTCCGCGAAGCGATCTTCCCAGGCGTGATACACCGTCAGGCGCTCGCGCACCGTCTCTTCGCCAAACTTCAGCACCAACGTCTTCAGCATTTGGCCGTCACGCTTCGTGATGACCGGCGGCTCGCTGAACCGGTCTCGGTAGCGCGAGATGTGCAGCCCAATCAAGCGTTGGACTGCACCGTTAGTGGTGGGCTTTCTGGCAGGAGACGGCTTAGCCGTGACCCCAAACAGGTTGGGCGTAGCAGGTTGTTTTTTTCGCATCGTAACCGGGCTCAAGTCGAGTCGGGACTGCGAACCTGTTTGGGTGTGAAGTGAGGCTACTCTAACGGAGTATTATTAAAAACGCAAGGTCTATTTCACATCGTCGCGCTCTTCCGCCAGCACACCGGGTAGGGCAAATGCCGTCCCTTGTTGTTTCGCTTCCGTTTTTAACCACGACAACACCGACGTCAACGCGCCCATCGCCGACCGCCGGGGTGGCTTGAAGGCTTCGAGCACCTCCTTCAACAACTCAGTGCCTGGGTGGGCGACTGGCAACATATCAATCATCTCGCGGGCCGCTACCGCCAGCACCAACGCCCGCAAGTCGGTCACCTCGACGTGCAGCCGCTTCGGGAACGAGACCCCCACCACCTTTGGCACCGCGCTGGCCACATACACAGGGGCCACCTCCACCGGGAAGTCGAGCATCTCTTCCGCCGCTGCCATCAGGGACGCGTCTCCAGCCAACGCCGCTTCCGCCGCCAACACCGACGCCGTGTCGAGCCGCTCGTCTTCCGCTCGGCGTTTGGCTTCCGCTTCCGCCAACAACTGTTCGGCCGCTTGCCGCCGGGCCTCCGCCGCCCGAAACGCCAGCAGCTTGTTTTCGATAATCGCTTCGGCCTGGGCAATCACCTGAATCGCCTTCGACTCTTCGGCGGTCAGCTTCTTCCAGGACGCATACGCCAGTGCCGTCGGGCCAGGATTGTCTTTGGTGCCGTGGAACCATCCCACAATGCGCTGACGCATGGTGCGACATTCCACCTTGAGGGACGCCGCGTAGGTAAACTCAGCGGGGGTGTTGACGCTCATCGCCACCGCTCGGGCCAATGGCGTCTTCGCTTCCTGCTGGTATTTGCTGATCGTCGTCTGGTCGTTCGGGGTCGAGTCTGGTAAGAACACCATGCTCATACCGCCATTGCGTCAGCGCTACCGCGCTCCGCCACAGAAAAGGGTCGCGGGGGTCGACCCGTGTTTCCCAGTGATATCGGCCGTTGCCAGGCAGGTAGAGATTAGCACGTCGCCAGGATTTTGCACCGCACCGCCGGGCGACATCCCGCAACTCTTCGTCCGCGTCGGCCAGGTCGCAGTAGCCGACGGTTTGAATGGCGTGCCAGGGTTGTTCGTCGCTGCGCTTCAAGTCGACGATGACCGGCTCGCCGTCGACCAGCACGCCCAGGTCAATGCGGCCAGTGACCCGCTGACGCCGGTTGACGACGCGCCGTTCGGTGAACAGCACCGTGGGCGTAAACTCATCAAACCACCCGCGAATCCCGTCCACGTATTCGTCGAGCCCAGGCACGGCATCCGGCCCTTGCTCACCATACGCGTAGGCTTCGAGCACCGCGTGCAACGCCGTGCCGCGTCGGTAGCCTGCCGCGAGCCGGTCGGCCGGACCCTGGAAGGGCTTCCGCAGTCCGGCTTCACCGAGAATCGTGCTGACCCGCCACACTACTCGTCGTGGCCTTCCGTGACCACGTGAGTCACCGTGCCGCTGTGGTCGTAAGGGCCGTCAGCGACGTGCTCGCAGACCGCCTTGCTGCCGTTCTTGTCGGCGAGACTCTTGGTCCAACCCCGCGCGTCGCTCTCGTTATTGTTGTTGACGTGGACCGTCTGCTTGCCTGACCACTTGTCCCGATACGTGATGCGCCAACTCATTTGGTCGCCTCCGTCCAATAGAAGTCACGACTCTGACAGCCACAGTCCGCACACCGGTCGTCTTCATAGCCCAACGTGTGCCGGTCGGCCAAATGCCCGCAGCGGCACATCAGCACACGTGGTGGTGCCTTCGGGCAAGGATAGGCCAACTGGCCCCAGCCCCCCGGCACCTCGTCGGTCGCCCCACAATAGACACAGATTTCGTCAAAGCTGGAGGCGTCAGAAATGCGAGTCTTGTGACTCGGGTGTGGTCCGGTAACCATTACCACTCCTGGAGCCACGCCCACAGACTCATCGGGATAAGCCAGGGCACCGTCACCAGCACCCCGGCTATCGCCGCCGCCAGCCAGACTTGCGCTGACCGTCGGTCCGTCATGTCACCACTCCTGAATCCAGTCCCATAAGCCCAGCATCCAGTCCATGTGCTACCTCCGGATAGTCGCGCACCCGCAAGTCCGCCGCCCATTCCGAGACGTCGCCACCCTTTCGGTCCTTGAGGATGACATGGATAGGCACGCCCGGCAACGTCGGCAGGGTCACCCGTGGGTCCGCCCCCATTTGCTTCATGAACACCGGCACGCCCGCAACCTTGCACTGGGCTATCACCGTCCGCGCCCAGGCCAAGTCGAACGGCCGCGCACCCGGCCCGCTCTCACCACCGATGACCACCCAGTCGATACCCGGCCGGTCGTGCTCGTCGGCCCACTCGTCGCAGGTCAGGCATTCTCCGTTGTGGTCCGGCCGAAACGTCCGACAGACGGGCAGTGTCACTGGCCCCAATGCCGGTTCGTAGCTCACCCACCGCACCGCCGCTGGCGTGTCCAACAGAAACGGAATGCGGTCGTCGACCGTTGCCTGGTCTTCCGTGCTCACGCCCAGCCACACGTTGGGATACGGCTGATACGTGGACCCCGCCGGACCGGTCGCGTCGTAATAGGCCCGCACGATATCCCGCATGCGCTCCGGCCGCTTGGTCAGCACTTGGAAGGTGTGCTGTTTGGCCGCACCCATGACGTTGAAGATGCGCCCGATATCGACCGCCGACAGCTTCTCGTGGAACAGGTCGCTCATGCTGTTGACGAAGATGCGCCTCGGCCGCTTCCACCGCAGCGGGTCATTCAGGTGCTCTTCAATCAGCCGCACCTCGCCCGTCCACCTCGGGCCGTCCGGCGTGTTGACGGCCAGCCCTTCGTAGGGCAAGCCCGGTCCGCTGAATCGCGCCGCCACGGCCTCAGCGTAACAATTTCTACACCCCTCGCTGACTCGTGAGCATCCTCTGACAGGATTCCACGTTTCCTCGGTCCAGGAAATTCCGCCACCGCGCTGGTCAGCCACGGGCCTGCTCCCGATTATGATGACACCGTGAACACACAGGTTCAACATACAGCTGGTGCTCTATGCTGTAGCCTTTCGCGTGGTCGTATTCGTGTCGGTATGGTTCCGTGAAGATTTCGTCAGCACAGTCCAGACACGGTAAGTCATCAGGATGCGGCAGCTTGCCAGCTTCAATCAGGTAGTTGATTCGAGCCCGCGCTTGTCGCTTGTCACCGTCCCGCGCCGCCTTCAGCCAACCAGGCTTTCTGCCCGTCTGAACCTTCCGGATTGTCACGCGACGGGACGCCAAGCAGCACGCTGCCAGGCCGTCCCACCGCGTCCGGTCGAGCCCGAAGGCGTCAACCGTGTGCGTCATTTTACAAGCCGTGCACCACTTCTCCACAACCCAGGCAGTATATCACAACTAATAATTAGAGCAAATCCGCTGCCTCTTCCTGGAGCACATGATGCACATGCGTCTTCGAGACCCCGACGCGCTCCGCAATCTCGCGCATCGTGAGCCCCGCCGACCGCAGATACCGCACCCGCTTCCGCACGTCCGGCACCATGACGCGGCACCGGCCGTGCCAGTCGTCCATCTCGGCGAGGCGCTCCGGCCGTCCTTCACGCGCCAGGGCCTCGTTGACGCATCGGCGCAGGTAGTTCGCGCTCGTCAGGTGAGCGCGCTTCGCGGCCTGCTGCACGGCCTCCAACTCGACCCGCGTCACGCGCACCGCGATATTGTGGCGACTCAGTGGCTTCCTCCCAACTTGCCGCCCTTCGCGTAGGTCATGTTGGACGCCGTCGTCTGATTGAACCAGGACCACTCGTTGCGCACCAGCTGCGCGAACGTTGTCTGGTCCACCTCGATGATATCGTCCTGGGCCATTTCGAGCATGTCAATCGCCCGGTCGTAGTCGGCCGTGTGATCGGACGGCGCGGTCAAGCCAACATACAGACGCACCTCACTCCCGTCGCGCGCCTTCTTCAACATTTCGTCCATCTCTTCTATCGCCCGGAGACGAAAGTTGGCCTGCGCTTTCAGAAACAAGTCCCGGTGCTCGTCCCGATTCTTCTTTACCTTCGTCAACAACTCCGCCTTCTTCACGCGCACACTGTCCATCGCTCGCTCCTTTCGACGTATCACTGGCTCGCGCGGAAACCGGAGAAACCGCGCGACCTCGCCCAAATCATACGGATTGCCCATTACGCTGGCACGGGCACCAGCCCTGGCACCGGCCTCGGCTCCGGCTCTGGATTTTTCTCTGGCAACGGAATCGCTTTAGGCACCGGATGCTCGACGGGCGAGACCACCGGCACAACGTCGTGCTCGCGCACCCACTCGCCAACATTCATGACAGAACCTTTCCAGGCACCATCGGTGCCAGCTGATATGCGGCACGCCATACGTCGCCGCGAGAATCTTCCCCACCTGATGCCCGCCCACCAACCGCCGGGGATAACCGAACTGCGCGCGATATCCGTAATCACATTCAATCACGCGGCCCCACAGATTGACTTCCCCGAAGAGGCAGTGTTTCTCGTAACCCAACGCGACGCCGGACGGCCGTTTCATCGCATAGACCCCAATGCGATTCGTCTCGGTGGGCACCTCCCGGTAGGGTCGCCACCGGTCCGCGACCATCGGAGCCTTGGGCAACCACGTCGAGTCATTCGTCACGGCATGCAACCGACCGCGTTCGACCTTCCACAGGCGATAGCCGATAATCGGGTGCCCATCCCGCCGTGGCGGTTCAGCGTCCACCCAATCAAACAGACAGACCACCAGGAGAAACACTGCCGTAAACAACGGGAAGGCCCACGTGAGGCGCATTCCCATGTCGGTCCAATGAAACACAAACCCCATCGCAATCAATGATCCCCACGCCCCAATGAACATAGAGAGTGGAGCCCGCACCGACTGCGTGAGTTTAGGCTGCTGCTGCCACCAGGACATCGGCGTCGACTCCTTGCCCGACGAACTGCCCGCCCGCCAGCTGGTCCCAGGTGTTGGCCGCGCGCAGGAAGGCCCGCTCGTCATACTGGAGCGTCAGCAACTGCGTGAACCAGTAGTCTCCGTCCGGCAACCACCCGGTCTTCGGGTCATAGGCGTAGGCGCAATACTTCCGCACCTCGTGGCCCTGGCTGTCCAGCAGATAGACATTGCCACTCCGGTGATTCTTGAGCCGGTAGCGCCGTCCGCTGGGGCTCCTGACCTCGACGTAGCCGTCTTTCTGCCAGGTGTGCCGCTGCACGTCGTTCAGGTGGGCCAGCCACAGCCGGTCGGCCCGCTGCCGCACCACCACCAGCTTCGCCTGCCTGGCCTCGCGTGCGGCAATCATCTCTGGCGTGTCCACCGGGCCACCGATAAACGTGTTGCCGCTCCAGACCGGGTTCACGTAGGTGTGCATGGCGGTCGTCAGTCCCGCCGCCGTCAGGTTCGGGTCGGTGCCCTGCCACTCGTAGGCCAGCGTCACGTTGTGGTTCGTTGCGTTGGTGATGACCTGACAGTTACCCAGAACGTTGCCTGCACCGGTCGCGTAGACCGTGTGGGCGTGCTCCACCACGACGTCGTCGAGCGTGGCGGGGTCGTAGGTGCCTTGCAGCTGGAAGGTGTAGTGCGTCGCCGCCGAGACGTTGGTCGCGTTGTTGTCGGCCACGTAGAACCGATAGCGCGTCGTCGCGCTGACCGGGTCGCGCGTCTCAATGACCGGGGCGTTGCCGAGAATCACCAGGTTGTTGTTCGCCACCGTCCCCTGCGCGTAAAGGGTCGCCATAGTCGCTCCTGATATCCGGGTCGCCGCTGCCGACACCATCATATCGCTGATACACACGTCCAACGTTTGGAACGTCGCGGTGTCAAGCAAATCTATCGGCACCGTGGCATCCGGCAACGTCGTGAGGTTCACGCGCCGCGCGACGGGGAAGTGCAGCGGTCGGCCCGACGTCGCCGCCTCGGTCAACCAATGCGGAGTCGACGCGACCGCCGCTGCAAGGCTAGCCACCGGCCATGGGCGGCACGAGGATGACTCGCTCCGCCGTGGGGTCGAACTCTTTGATAATGGAACCCTTGTCGCCGGTCTTGGGGTCGATGCGGTAGGCCGAGAAGCCCAGGGCTTTCTTCTGGTTGAAAATCTTGCGCATCTCTTCGACGTCGGCGGGGTCTTCCTTGTCCCACTCGTATTTGGCGTGACCGGTGGCGTCAGGCACGATAAGCGCGCCCGTCTTGCCCACCCCCGGTAACACGTCGGCGGGGTCGTAAATCTCCAAGTCCTGGGCGTCGCGCGTCAATTCATCTACTGCGTCGGTCGGGGTCATGTCAAGTCTCCTGTCGCGCATGGCGAGCACGCCCGCCATCAGCTCACGATACAGAGTGCGTTTCTTCCACGGCTTCGTGCCCCTGGGGGTCGTGTAGCCGGGTTTGCCCTTGCCGTAACCTTTCATAGCGATCCAACCAATAGCCGACGGTGGCCATGACGACCAACGCCATAAGTGCGATGAGTGCTTCAGGCATATTTGCGAATCTTCACTTCGACTGGAGCCGTCGGGTCGTCAGCCTTGATACCTTTCGCTATCGCCCCGGCCAGCACCAACCCGCTGGCCGTCGCTTCATCGCGTGCCACGAAGGGACCGGACGTGTGGACAATCTCCGACCTGCTGACCGACGCACACTGCAAATCCTTCCCCGCTGCAATCTGCGTAGTCTGAATCACGATGCCTTCGTAGACACTGCCGGTCATAATCGCCGCTCCTTCCGTCATGCCATGTCGGGTCGCCCAGCGAGCGATACTGCCCTTGAGCCCCTTGGTCGGTTGCCAGTCCTGCGCCACGCTTTCGACCTCGGCCGACCGAATCGCCGTCCCCATCATCCGCACCACGCGAAACGGACTGAAGCCAGGATCTTCGACCACCCAGCCGGGGCCGGACGTCGGCTCCACGCGGCTCCAGCCCTTCTGCGCGCCCGCGTGCTTGCGCGTGTAAATCATCCCCTCGGCTAGCTCGGCCCCGCCGGTTTCAATCCAGGCTTTCATTTGGCCTTGAACGTCGGCTCGTCCCACACCGCGACATACGCTTCCGCGCCCTGGTAGCTCACAATGAGGAAGGGGTCCATCACCATGCGTTCATACCGCAACGACTCCACCTGGAAGGTCACGTCGGTATGGCCATAGTTGGGAATCTGACTATTGCGCTTGAAGTCGTGGCGAATCATCAGCGCCGTCGCCAGCACGTCGGCTGGAACCTCTTCCTCGGTCTGCGACAGGCTCGCCCGCCGCCACCGCCAGGCCATGGGCGCAAGCATAATCCACAGCCCCACCGACGTGATGATCCCCGCGAGCGAGACGAAGAATATCAGCACCCCGCCTAAGTCATTCACCGGGTTAAACCGGCGGGCTACCATCCCAATGGCCGTCAGGTAGCAGAACAGAATGATCCCCTGGCCGACCACCGCCCGCAGCCACAGCTTGGCGCGCTGCCACCGTTTGTAAGCCACCACCACCTTCGGCTTGAACGGGGGCACCCCCAACGCAATGAGCTGCTCAAACAGATACCGGGCTGCCGCGCGCTTCTGGTTGTGCGCGAGCATCGGTTGGTAGCCCAACTCGGATTGGGCCTTGATGGCCAGGTCGGCGTCCAGCTGCCGGAGGTCGTCCGGCACTTCCGTCACACGAGTGAGCGTCGCTAGGGTCATGTCTGCCTCCTCCTGTTCAAACAAACCAACTGATTCGAAAGATGCCGACGGCGCACAGCAACGCCAGCCCATACCAGGGCCAGAACGCCAGCACACCCATCACGGGAATCAGAATCGCCATGAACAGCATGAAGCGGTAGGGCTCGTCCACGGTGTCGAACCATTGATTGAAGCCGGTGGGATCAAAACGATAGCGCATGAGGGGTTCGGGGTCCTGACGACGGCTGAATGTCGGTAAAACCACGCTCACCAATAAGTGGAATCACAACCATCTCCCGCAATTTCAACGGGACAACAACAACCACCAACCAGTTACATAGTTTCGGGGTGCAACCCGAAGGGTCCTTACGAAGCCACCGAGATTTTTTATCGTGGCGCTCGGGGGGCCTCCGCTTCCTCGCCACTAGACATTCCGCATCCGCCGCTGGACCCCGTCACTACACGCTTTGCTTCTTCACCATGCCGATCAGCCACTCCAAAATATACAGCCGGGGCGCGAACCAGACGAGCAGCGTATCATGCAGCTGCGACCCAGTGAACGTGCCCATCACGATTGACGCGAACGTCAGCGCCACCGCCACGCCAACCTTGTCATCATCGTCATCGAACTGGTGGGCGTTCCATTTCCGCCACGCCAGGGCCAGACCACCCACGCCGACCAGGAACAACACCAACCCGGTCGTCTCCCAAGCCCGGCCGAAGGCAATCTTCTCCTGCACGAGCAGCGGGATTTCGGCCTTGGCCCACGTGGCCGCGTCCTGCGCGTTGGCCAGCAGCGCCCGCAGCAGTTCCGCTAGTTGCTTCTGTAGTTCTGGGTCCACTTTATTCGGTCGATCACGACAGTTCGCCCAGGACGCTGTCATCCTGCTCGTAGCCGACGACCGGCGTTTGGCCGTTCGTCGCTTTGATTTGCTGGTCCAACGTCCTGATTTCTCGCGCGACCGTCGACACCATTTTGTCGAGCACGCGCACGTCGTAAGTCGGCTGACGCGTGGTTTCTTTGTCACCGCCCACGCCGAACCGGCGCGTGACCGTCGCGCTGTTCGCGTCGCGCAATTCGACCAGTTCCGCGTGTCGCTGGCGGAGAGTCTTCATCCAAACCAGTGCTTCGTTGACCGTGATTGTTCTCCCCGCCATCGCTCACCTCGCTTCGCTTGCTTTGCCACGCCTCGCCTAGCCGCACCGGGCCGCGCTTTGCCGTGCAATCCTCGCCTTACCTCGCCTGCTTTGAAATGGGTCGCGCCGAAGCGCGACCCGGTCGAGTCCTACGCGTCTACCGTGAACGCGGCTTCGGACGCCTTGCCATTGACCGTGACCACCACCTTGCCCGGTCCCTTGGTCGCGCCGTGGGGCACCGCCGTGACAATCGCGCCGTCGTTCCACGTCGCCACCACCGCCGCTACCCCGCCGACCGTGACCGTGCTGTTGCCCTGGGTGGCCCCAAAGCCGGTCCCGGTAATCGTCACTGAACTGTCCGCTGGTCCGTGCCCTGGGTTCGCAATAATCGTCATCTTCACTCCTCCGCGTTTATGAAGTTACGGTTGCGTCGGGTCGACCCTTGGGAAAAAAGAGACCGTGGTAGATAACGAGTTCAAATCGTTCCTGATTACGAATCATAGCTACCACAGTCATTCGGACACGCACTTGGTTCGCCAGTCGCCCGATGCCGCAGCTTAATGTCGGCGCTCTACCACTGAGCTACCAGGACATGTTTTTTGGGGTCCTGGGCGGGATTTGAACCCGCGCCTCCGAGTATTGGCCGCATCGCCGCCGACGTTCCGCCGTGTCACCCTGAGCCTCGCTGGTAAAAGCCTAAGCCTAACCCCTTCTACGGGAGGTAAACTTGAGCCTTAGCCTGAGCCTGACCCAGCCTCGTTGGACCACCGGGCGGGAGTCGAACCCGCAATCTCCGGGGTAGAAGCCCAGCGCATCATCCTATAATGCTTCCGGTGGTCGATACCTTGCTTGCTTTGCTTCGCCTTGCCACGCTCTACCAGGCCATACTCCGCCGACACAGCCTCACCTGGCCTGCTACGCTTTGCCGTTGCTGCCTTTGAACACGAAGTTGAACAACTTGTCGCCGACCGTCGGCAGCTTGTCGCTCTCCAGCGATACCTCGTTTGCCCTCATTCGAGCCGCCTTGATGGCCCTACGCAGCGACTCGGCACGCTCCAACATGTCAGCTTTCTGCACGATGGTCAACGCGCTGCTCCACTCTTGTGCCGTCACCGTGCCCACCGGCACGTCTTCGGAGATGACCTGCGCCTGGCCAGGGTGCTCCGGTGTCGGCTGCAACAGCACCAGCACACGCTGTGCTTTCTTCGTGCGCTGTGTCCGCACCTCGCGCGCCTTGTAGACGCCAGCTCCAGCGTCGGGGTCCGGCACGTAACTCTTGGCCGAGTCCAGCGTCGGCGCAGCCGTCACCAGTTCTTGAATTTCAGCACTGCGTTTTTCAAGTTCGAGCAGCGCCGTCGCCGGGACGTTGGTCAACAGCACCGTGCCGTCATCCAGGACGACGTCGGCCCGTGCCTTGGTATTGGCCTCCGCCACCTGGTAACTCACGTCCAGCGCTTTGCGCCAGACGTCGGCGATCCAATCCAACTCTTTGGGCACCGTGCTTTCCAGCTCCGAGTGCTGCTCGATCACCACCGGCATGTTCTCTTCCAGCGGCTGGAAGGCGAGAATTTTCTTTTCGAACAGGTGTCGCTTTTTTTCGAACGTGGCCCGCAGGTCGGTCCGCGTCGCCTGCGCTTGACCCTTCAGCTGACCCTCGACCGCCAACAACTCGTGCAACTTCGGCATGTCTCGCTCCTTCGGCGGTCGCGTGTAGGGAGAACAGCGCCACCAGTGCGACGTGATTGCTCGACGGCGCGCTCACCCACCCGCAGGTGCAAATCGCTCGGTCGAATCCGTCGTGATAGTAATACCCGCCATCGCCAAACGTGCATTGCCGAAAGTGCGACAGCTCGTGGTCCATTAGACGCTCGTCATCGTCAAACGTTGCAATGTCTCGCCGCCAGGGATTTCCGCCAATGTCACCCTGGTTATGGGGCCTTTAACTCCGCCCGTTTTGCCTCGGCCTCATCGCGTTGCGCCTATGACCACTGTCAGCGCAGCGGCTTTTGCCCCCGTGGTGTGGTCTTGCGCGTGGGAGTCGGATGTTAATTCACCCTTGGCGGACGCCGGGCTGTCCACACCAGCGCCCTCCCCCACCGCTCAAGCTGGTCACGTGCGTTGCTCTCAGTCCGAGAATTGCCCGGCTCTTCGTCCATCACCGGGCCGCGTCTCTTCCGCCACGGCGAGTTAGTGTGTATGACTCAATAACCACGCGCATTGATACGCGGGCGACGCACAGCCGCCGCAGTCCTTCCCGCAGAGATTGCACCCGTGGGCCACCAGCAACCGGCCGTCGTCACCGTCCCTGGTCGCCGCCAAGTTGACGACCACGTCGCTCACGACCTCGGCGTGGGCCTTCCGCACCTTGTGCAGCTGCGAGAACGCGTGGGCCGGACACGGCAGCCACCGCAGGCCGTCGCCTTCAAACGTGCAGCCGCATTCCAGCTGGTGAAAGTCCTGGGGCTTCATACTGTCGAGGGTCGTCATGCGCCCACCTTTCGTGTTGCGGCCTTCATCGCTACCGCGTGCACCAGCGCGTCCCGCAGTTTGCTTTCGATCAGCTCATACCAGTCGTTGCCCTGGAAGACGGCCAGCACCGGGCCTTCGCTCGTGCCCAGCACCTCCTGGAGCACGATGACCCGCTCCGCTGGGCGGTGCCGCAGCTTGAACTTCACGCCGCGAAACAGAAACCGCAGCTGCCGTCCGGCTGGCCCGAACGTCGCCAGCGAGTCGCGGTCGGCCAGCGTCAACGCGCACATTAAGAGCGTGCCCATAATCGGCAGGGCGTAGGACGCGTGGTGCTTGGCCTTCGCGGTCGTGTGCCGCAGGAAGCCTTGAATGTCGCCGACCGTGTCGAGTTTCACTTGGTCACCATTTCCGGCGGTTTGAAGCCGAACGCCGGTTCCGGCGTGGCCACCGGTTGGCCCGACACCGCAGCATACAACTCGGCAATCGTCATCCGCTGGGTCACCCCAGTCGGGTCCCCGCCGTGCGCCTGGACCCACGCCTGCGAGGCGTCTTTCCCTAACGACGTAAATTCAATCTTCGACGCGCAGCGGCCAGGTCGGGCCACCGCCGGGTGCAGCTTGCCCAGCGGCTCGTTGGTGGTGATCAACACCAGCACCCGTAGCCCTTGCCCCAAGAGCCCGTCAACCAGGTTCAGGAGTCGACTCAACGCCTGCCCGACCTGTTCGCGCGCGTCCGGCACCAGCAGTTCGCCCGCGTCTTCCAGGACAATCAACCGCCAGCGCGAGTTGCCCTTGAGAGGCTCCGCCGCCTGGGCCAGGGCCACCGGCAGGTCATCCTCCTCGTCTTCTTCCTGCCCGCCGAACACGGTCTGAATCAAATACGCGACGTGCTTGCCGAAGAAGTTGTCCGGGTCCGTCACGTAGTGGAAGTCACACCAGGGCTGCCAGGCTCGGGCAAGTGCCCGCAACGCATACGTCTTGCCGGTGCCGGGCACGCCGTGCCACAGCAGCAGCTGGCCCGCGCTCGTCGGCCGAAAGGCCATTTGGTCGTTCAACTGTGCCTGCACCGGGGTCGCGTAGTTTGTCTGAATCGTCGCCCACTCCGGCACCGTAATCAGCCGCCGCAGCCGCGCCGGACCGTGCGTGGATTGATACCAGAACGTGACCGGGGTCGCGTCGGGCTTCTCGGCAATCGGTAACCGCTCCCGCCAGGCTTTGATCGTGGCCTCGACCGCCGCCAACTCATCGCCGCCGACAATCAGTCGCACCTGCTCGTGCGCAATCGAAATTTGCACGGCACAGGTTTCGGTCAAATCCCCTGGCACGAACGCCGACTCGTCGCCGTCCTGCTCGTGGACAATCACGCGCGACTTCGGAGCCAGCGTCGCCAACGCCGCAGGCCGCAACGTATTCCACTCTGCGCCGCGCAGGAAGCGATACTTGTTGCTCATCACTTCGTGCATGAACAGGTAGTGCGGGACACTACTCCAGCTGGTGTCCGACAACGACAGGTTCAGGTTGGGACTGGTCATTGATGATCGTCTCGCTCCGCCTTACCCTCCGGAGCCGTGAATGCGGTCGCCACACGTGCCCACCGGCCCGCCCGGCCCGCCTTCCATTCGTAGGTCACCTGCACGAACGTGCCTAACGCGCGTGTCGCGCGTGCGGCTCCCGCCACGTCTTCGCTGTCGGTCAAATACTCGCGCTCGGACCCGCCGATGATGAACCACACCTTCCCGCTCGGGTCGTGGGCCTCGCGCACCGTCAACACCTTCTCGGGAATCGGCGGCTCCTGCTCTGGCTTCGCCTGGGGCACTGGAGGGGCCTCGGCCTCCGCCAATTCCATCAAGTTGGTGAACGTCCGCCCGGCCCGCTGCACGTCTTCGAACCGCGCCGTCACCGGCACGTTGCGCTTGTAGACGTCCTGGGCCTTCTCCACCAGCTTCGTATCGAATGTCGTGCCCGACCGCCCGTCGCTCAACGTCACCCGCGTCGGCTTCCCTTCCCCGCCCGGCACCACACTGGCGACCTTGGCCACGCCGTCCGGCCGGACCTCTTGCACTTGCGCCTTGGCCTTCGTGCGCCCGTTGCCTTCGGTCATCTCTTCGGCCGGGGTGCCTTGATACCCGGCCAGCACCACCACCCAGGCCAGCACGTTCCGTAGCGCCTTCGCCATCGCACGGGTCTGGGCCATGCTCTTTAACTGGAACAACTCACGATCCTTCCACCTGTCTTCATCGTCCAAGCACATTGATTCGGCGGCTGTGATTTCCTGGCCGTCGCTGCGCAACGCCACGGCCCGCGCTTCGAAGCCCCTGGCCGTGCCGTATTCCACGAACCGCACTTCGCTGACCTTCGCGGTAATGCCGTAGAACCGCGCCAGGGTCATCCAGTCTTCAAATTCCAAGTAGCGCTCCCCGTTGATAATCACCGGGCGGGGCTTGGCATCGACCACCCGCTTCAACGCCACCGCCGCACGTTGCGCTTCGGCCAGCACCTCCTCCGGGGGCCGTCGCACCACCAGGTCGGCCGTCACGTCGATCACTGCCAACTCTTCGGCCATGAACACTCCTCGTTAGAGCACCTAACGCTATGCCGCTGCGTTCTCCGACTCCGCCAGCTTCGTCATCGTATCGCGCGTCACGCTGTCGACCGTGTCACCGGTCAATAAACAATGTTGAATCAAGTCGCTCTTCGATTTCCCCGTTCGCTTCTCGGCCGCGCTCATTGCCAACCACGTTGACCGGTCGACGCAATACGAACTTAGAACTTTTTTGTTGGCATAAGCTGGTCGTCCCTTTTTCCTGGCCATTTCTGTCTCTCCCTGCGAGGCATTAGTAATTATTAGTTGAAGGCACCTCACGTGTCAAGTCGAGTCATTAATAGGGCGGTGACCACAACGATCACCGCCCACCTCGCTCAGCCTTGCTCAGCCCGTCCCTACTTCGCCACACCTCGCCTTACCTCGCCTGCTTTGAATGCGGTCATTTCCACCTGCGCTCGACTTCGCGTTCGAGCAACGGCAGAAATTGTTCCGCGTGTGTCGGGGCGATGGTGTCCCAATTCAGTTTGCGCAACCGCGCGCAGCTTTTCGGGAACGTCGGGCGACCGGCCGCTTTGAATTTCCGGTGCGCCACGTTGGCCAGCGCGATGAGAGGTAGCACCCGCACTCGGCCTGCGCCCGCTTGCATACCGAACACCGCTGCCACCAGCTCCACGAACGCTTCCGCCCAGGCAATCATGCCCGGCACGGCCAGGGCCGCGTCGGTGCGCGGCAGCGTCTGCGTGACCATGTCGCCACCCGGCTTCGTGCCCGTGGTGACCACCAGCACACTACGCAGCAACGACGGGCCGTCCAGTGGCAGCTTGCTGTTGTTCAGCAAGTCGACCATGCCCCGCACGGGGGATTTCTCGCTGGTGGCAATCCGTCGAATGAATTGCCCGGACAGCCCCGGCCATCCCTTGAGCACCGCCTTCGGTGTCAACTTGCGCCGACTATTGAGCGCGACGAAGAGGTTCACTTCGGCGTCCAGGCTGTCGACCTTGTGAATGAGTGCCTTCAGCGGCACCTTCACTTCGTCATGCGCCCAGAAGCGCTGCTGCCCGTCGACAATCCAGCGCGATCCGTCGCGCCGTTCGGCGATATCAATTGGGTCGGGAATGGACCCGCCCGACTTCAGCACGTGAATGAGGCTGTTGACCTCGTCGCCGATTCGGACACGCTGATAACGTTCGTCCACGTTCAGCGTTTTGAACTCCGACGGTTGGATAATAGTGACCTCGACCGCGTCGGTCACGCCGGTCACCAGCACGGGTTTGACGAGTCGCCGGGCCAGGTGCGTCGCCTGAATGGCGTCGCTGTCGGCCAGCTTGCGTTTGCCGAGAAGCGACGCAGCCGTCACCTTCGTCATGTCCTTTTTCTTCTTGGCCAGGGGGACGTCGTGCTGGCGCAAGTCGTGGCTCGAAGGCGTTGAAGTCATATTCGCCATAGCCACTTCACCGAGGGTTGTCATACTCATTACTCGCTCCTGTTCTTCAGCCTTTGGGTTACTAATAATTTCATTCTATCACAGTTGACGCTTTCCTCGCCTTCCGTGATCCGGGTTTGGCTTTCTGCTGCTTCACCGTGGTGACGGTTTTTTCATCGCCCCACCACTTCATAGGGTCGTGCCCCGACGAGTCCAGCAGCAGCATGGCGGTCCAGGCTAGGGCCACCCCGTGCATGCGCGGCCGAATCAACTCGAACGGCGACACGTCGAGCAACTGCGCCGACGTCTTTATGTGCTTGCGGGCCAGGTAGTCGCCCAACCGTCGGGCCGCAACGAAGTTGACGACGCCGCGTGCAGCCAGGTCGGGTTTGGTCATCGGGACCCCGTCCAGGACCACCAACGTCGTGGTATACAACTCCTCCATAAACGTTTTGCCGGTGACGCGCTTGCCGTCTTCACGGTCGATCATTTCTCGCTCCGTTTCTTGGCGGGATAGCGGCGGGCTTTATCCCGCTCGCTATGCCGCAGCCGTTGTTCCCGCTTCAGCCGTGCTTGCTCCAGTCGCCGCTGCTTCTCTGGTCGCCGGACGGCCATGGCTCAAACCGCCCGGTAGTGCCCAGGCGCAGGCCGCATGGCCTTACCTCGCGCCACCAACCGGTTCAACGCGGCACGCGCATTCGACATCGAATTGGCCCCCCGACGCGGCACGTAACCCTTCTCGTCAAGCGCCGCCTTCACCTGGGAGGCGGTAATCGTGCCGTTCTCGTGCGGCAGCATAGGCTCGACCATTTCCATGAGGCCGACGTCCGCCGTGCCCCGCGCCTTGGGGAAGGTCATGGCCCGCTGGTCGCCCGCGCCGTTGGGTTTGGCCAACGCGTAGGCCCCGTCGCGGCCTCCCTTGCCATGCCGCACGGCGCGACCCTGCTTCCGAAGCCGGGCCAACGTGCTGGTCAGTTGGTTCCAGAATTTCTCCGGCAGCTTCCGCCGCAATTCCCTGGGGGTTTGCGGCACCAAGGTCAGCGCCGAGTAAATGACCTCGGTCACCGGTCCCAGGGGCGACACCTTGCCGCCACGGGCCTTGTGCCCCGCCCACCGCGCTGCGAGCGCCTTCCGAATGGCCGCTTCCTTGGCGGGGGTCATCTTCCTCCGCCAGGGCTCCGACTTGTGATCGGCCACGTCCGGCTCGTCACCGAACAGCCCTTCGAGGGTGGCCAGCTCCACCCGCAGCTCCTTGATTCGTTTCTTGACGCCCAGCCTGGCAGCCGCCAGGACGAACGCCTGCACCTTTCGTGGAATACCTTTCATCACTCGCTCCTTTCAACAGGGAAAACCGCAGTATACACCGAACTAATAATTATGCAATGCCTAACTTGCTTTGCCTGGCCCCACTCAACCGGGCCTCGCTCAACCAAACGTAGCCACGCCTGCTGTGCCGTGCCTTACCGTGCCGAACCGGACCTGGCCTTGCCTGTCTCAGCCTGCTTTGCCTCGCCGTCCTTGCTCCGCCTTACCAGGCTAACCAAACCTGGCCGCGCCTCGCCTGCTGTGCCTGACCTCGCCGTGCCGTCCTTACCCGACCGCACGTAGCCATGCCTGCTTTGCTCTGCCTGGCCAGTCTCGGCCAAGCCTCCCTAGCGCCGCCTGCCTTACATGACGGCTTGGGCGAGCGCCATCTTGCACGCCGACAAACTTTCGAGCGCAACGTGCAACGCGGCTGACCGGTCGGCCAGGTCCGGATTGGCGTCCATACGCCGCTTCAAGTGCTCGATAAACCGCTGAAGCCCGTCCCGCTTGCCCATGGCTTCCGCGATGGCCGACGCCAACTCGTCGGCGTCCAACGTGTCGAGCGTCTTGTAGCTCTCCGCCTTCGGCACGTGAATAAAGACCGGCCGCGACGTAGTGACCGTCTCGCCTGCTGCCGCGTGGGTCACCTCGATGACTTCCACCGACCGCATCAGGTTCATGGCCTGGTTCAGCCGGTGCTGGTGCGCCGCGATTGAATCGCGCCACTCGAACGCGCCGTGCAACGGAGATGATGGTGGCGTTGCGGCCGTCACCACCACCGCCGGAGTCAGCGATCCGACTTCGTTGTGCAGGTCGGCGAGCGCCTCACCGGCCTGTTGTGCCGTCACACCTCGAATGCGTGATCCCTTCCGAAATGTGTAAGCTGAATGCTTCTGCCGCTTCGCCATCACTCGCTCCTTTCCTTGCTTGCTGTGCTCAGCCTCCCTCGCTCTGCCAAACCGTGCTCCGCCAAGCCTCGCTTGCCGTGCCGTGCCGAACCGTGCGGACCGAACCACACCTAACCGTGCCGGACCGGGCTAAGCCTGCTGTGCTCTGACTCACCGCGCCTCGCCATACCGCGCCGCGCCCAGCCGTGCTCAACGACCCTCGCCTGCTCTGCTCTACCCAACCACACCGCACTTCGCAGACCTAACCTAGCCTGCTTTGCTTTGACTGGCCACGCCGCGCCGTGCCTTGACTGACCTGGCCCGGCTTGCCTTGCTCGGCCAGGCGCGACCAAGCCGCGCCTAGCTCCGCTCGCTACGCCTGCTCGGCCTAGCCCCACCGCGCCTCGCAAACCTCGCCTTACCGCGCCTGCTTTGCTATGATGGATGACTTACGCCGCTTTCGAGACGACCGTCACCGCTGAACCGACGCTGAACATGCCCCACTCTTGGCCAGCTGATTCTTTCGAATCTGGCCGTCCCGCACCGACGCCAACTTGCAATCCGATTCGAGAAAACAAGTTGACGACGTCTTCCTCGGTGAATTGGTCGGCGTCAAAACGCACTTTGACGTTGGCTCGCCACTCGCGGAACCGTGCCCGTGCTCGCAGGTCGGCCACGCCGGTCGCGTTGCGCACCGCTGCGATGAAGTTGTCCGGCTCACCTTCGATTCGCACCAGGCTGGTGCCGTCGGTTGAAATGCCGTCGGCCACGATGAACACCGACAGCTTGGCGAACGTCATTTTGAAGCCGACCAACCGGCACGCCGAAATCGCCGCTTGCCGGAAGGCTGACGCGTTGATGCCATACCAGCCCTCGGTCGCCACCCAGAGACTGTCCTTGAAACCAGCGTCAAAATCTTTGGCGCTGCGCTGTTTCTTCCCACGCGTGGTGCTGCCCGCCAGCTGCCCCTTCATCATTTCGGCCTGGGACGCCGGACCGAATCGGTTGCTGACGTATTGCGTCAACGACTCGATTGGGATGATGATTTCCTTCATGTTGGGCGGGGTGATTTGCACCCGCGTCCCAGTGGTCTTCGCCGCCGGTTTACTTTCCGGCGTCGGCTCGCCCATGATCGGGTCGGCCTCTTCTGCTGCTGCCTTCGTTTTCATCACTCGCTCCTTTTTGAAATGAACCTTGCCTAGCTAACCTCGCCTCGCCAAACGTAGCCCTGCCCAGCCTGCTCTACCACGCCGTGCCTTGCCTAGCCGCACCACGCCATGCTTCGCTTTGCCTCGCCTGCTGTGCCACGCCTTGCCCCGCCGAACGTAGCCAAGCCATCCTTGCTCAGCCAAGCCAAGCCATCCACGCCTGCCGGGCCTTACTCGACCAGGCCGCACCTAGCCGTCCTTGCCGTGACCCGCCACGCTCCGCCTTGCCTGCTGCACTTTGCCGCACCAGACCGCGCTTGGCTCATCTCCGCCAGACCCCGCCTGACCGGCTGTGCTCAGCCCCACCACACCAAGCCAGGCACTGCCCAACCTAACCTTGCCTGCTTCGCTTTGACTTGCCAGACCGCACCGCGCTTTGCCACCCTAACTCCGCCTGCTGTGCTCAACCGCGCCGCGCCACACCGGGCCTCACTTAACCTTGCCTGCTCCACCGCGCCCGGCCGTGCCTTACCAGGCCGCGCTTTGCCCCACCTCGCCATGCCTGCTGTGCTCCGCCATACCAGGCCGGGCCGTGCCTAACTACACCCCGCCTGCTTGGCCTGACCTTGCCTCACCGTGCCGTCCATGCTCCGCCAAACCACGCCTCACCTCGCCTGCTTTGCCTGGCTCGACCGCGCCATACCCCACCGCGCCAAACCCTCCGCCCGACCTTGCCTGCTTTGCTTTGACTTGCCGCCCCAGCCCGGCCGCGCCGCGCCATCCCGCGCCTTGCCTGCTTTGCCACGACGTGCCTAACCCCGACGTGCCACGCCCACCTAACCCCGCCGTGCTGCGCCCCGCCGTGCCTTGCTGGCTGCGCCTGGCCTTGCCTACCATTCCCTCCGCACCGAACCTTGCCTGCGTTGCTGCGCCGCTCCAGGCCGTGCCTTACTCCGCCACGCTCCGCCTGCTGTGCCCCACTCTGCCCGGCCTAGCCTTGCTTCGCCTGCTTTGCTTTGCCACACCGCACCTTACCGCACCAGACTTCACTTAGCCTTGCTTCGCCTGCTACCGAAAAAAACGGGGCGGGCTGGTATACCCAGCTGCGCCCCGTCATCCTTACGCCGCTTCCGCAATCTTCGACCAGTCCTTCGGAGCCAGCGCCATCACTTCGCCGCCCGCCCGTTCGAGCGCCGTCGTGATTTCGTAATCGGCTTCGAGCACGTTGGCCGTCGCCGTGATTGCACTCGACAGCCCCCACTGACTCAGGTCGCCACCCGCCGCCAGCGCCTTGAGAATCCCGTTGCTCGCGCGCTCCGGGAGGCTCAGCACTTCAATCGTGGCTTCGACCACCGCAGGCAGGTTGTCGCTTTGAATCACCTGACCCTGCGCTTGGCGAATTTGCGTGATTGCCTTCTTGAAGGTGTCTTCGTTGAAGGCAGCCATCGTGACGTCCCGAACCTTGAGCCAAAAAGCCGCGTCGTCGGCTCGCCTGGTCTCATCCTTGAAGACCTCGTAACCCTCGTCGGCGCTATTCGCGCGCCCGACGTGGTATTTCTTCATCGCCGCCTGCGCGACAATCGCCAGGTTCGTGCAGCGCGTGGTGAACACCGAAGGTTCGACCCTCAGCGTGCCCGCGCCGACGTCGCTGTTCGAAATCACGATTGCAGCGACCAACCGGCTGTCCTTCATGATATGGTGCTCGTGCCCCGCCATCCTCATGTCGACCAACTCTGCATCGCTGAGCCCCGGCAGAATGCCCTTGATATAGAGTCGGGTTTCGGTCAGCTCGCTGGACATGACTTTCACGCCCGCCTTGAGCAACGTCGGGAGCACCGCGTTGGCCAAGTCGAAGTTGTCGAGCGCCCGAAACTTCGGGCTGAGAAACGCGCGCACCTTGCCGTCCAAGGTTCTCAGCATGCGTCTTTCATCTTTCGCCGCGTGCAACCAGGTGTTCAGGTTTTGCGCGAGCAGCTCCGGCTGTTCGGCGCGCATGCGGTCGAAATATTGCTTGGGAATCCCCAAATGTTGAGCGAACTGCCCGTGGGCGTAGTTCGTCACCGCGAAGGGGGTGTGATTGATCCCGTCGAGCACCACTTCGCCGTCCTTGACCACGGCTTCGATTTTGCCCTGGGGCGCGATGTAGTCCTGCCGGGAGTTGGCTTGCCGCTCCAGTTCGGCGGCAATGTCCTGAAGGCTGCGTCCTGCTCTCATGATTCACTGGTCCTTTTCCCCTCGGTCTCCGGCGGTATGCCGGTCTCACGAGGCTTTCGAGTCATCCAACGAAGGGATTGTCTCACAAACTAATAATTCGTGTCAACCCCTATTTTTCGAGCAGGTCCAACAGGGTCCTGGGCTCATCTTTGTCGGTCCAGGCCGCAGGCAGGCCCGCCGCCTTGCGGACCCGGCGGATCATTTCGAGCCAGAGGTGGTTGTCGGCCCCGGCCTCGGCCAGGTCGGTGAGCAGCTGGGGCAACCGCTCGTCGCCCACCGCCTCGCGCAGCACCTCGGCCACCGCTTTCATTCGGACCTCCGGGGGATAATGGTGACCACGTTCGAGACCTGGGGCAGCACGGCCAGGGCGTTGCTGCCCATAATCTCCAAGCCCTCCTCATTGGCGTAAACGTCGAAGCGCTCCCGGTTGATTGTAAATTCCAAGCGGGTGCCATCGGCCAGATAGGTGCTGCCGTCGTCGAGGTTCCCATCTGGGCCAGCCCGCAGATAGTTCTTAATCCGGATACTGGTCTTCACGGTCGTGGGCGCGTCGCGCTTCAAGGTGGCGACCTGGTCTTCGAGCGCCTGGACGTAGTCCTTGAAGCGTCGGGGGAGCGCGTCGTAGCCGTCAGGTCGGGTCATGGTCCATCCTCCAGCAGCCGGTCGATTTCGCGCTCTAGCTCCGGGATGCGCTCATACTCCAGCTTGTCAATCTTCACGAGCAGGTCGTCACGGGCACCCTCGGCAGCCTTGAGCCGGTCCCGCGCCTCGGCCACCGCCCGTGACAGGTGGTCGTCGTAGCCGTTGCGCAGTTTCAATTGCGCCTCACTCAACAGCTGGTCCAGGTCCGGCTTAGTCACTGGAATCCTCCGTCAGGTTCAACCCTTCCTCGAAGTGGGGGTGGTCGGGGGCCAGCACCGTGACCGGGGCGACATCGTCCAGGTCGGCGTCTTCCCACTCGTCAAGCATGGCCTGGGCGGCTTGCCCGGCCTCGCTCTCTTGCCACTTCTCGCTGTGGGCCTCAAATTCGTCGCGTAACTCCCCGGCCACCGATGCCACGAACGTGCGGGCCTTGCCCAGACGCTGGTTGTGGTCCTTAATCGCGCGGTTCACAAAATTGAGCCGCACGTCGATATGCTCCAGGAGATTCAGAAATTGCGCATGAATCAATTCCCGGTCCGACCGCAACATCTTCTGGTGCTCGGCTAATTCCGCGCGCTGTGACTTCGTCAGCTTCATTTGTGCTCTTCCCAGACGTCGAAATCGGGATCACCCTCTGTGGGTTTCACCGACTTGTTCCCCGCCTTGCGTAGGTCGTTGAGCAGCCGCACCTGGGCGTTCACCGCCTCCAGGCAGTCGGGATTCCACAACGTGTGCCCCTCCGGCCGAAAGACGTATTGCCGCCAGGGCGTGTAGAACGAAATCACGCCCAGCTGCTCGTTGCTGCTCTTCGAGACGACGGCCATCACCGCTGTCTTGGTGTCGCTGCGCCGTGGTTCGAACTTGAGATAAATCATCGGCCACTCCGGTTCAAAATTCATGGCCAGACCATAATCGTGGTCCGGCCCACCTTCGCTGCGTAGCGGACCGTGTGCCAGGTGCCGCTGCGCATCACTTCCTTCCGCTGCCTCGGGGCCGCAATCAACACGTCCACGCGGTCGACGATATCCTTGTTCCGGTCCAGGGGCGAACGCGGCCTCGCCACCACGTCGCCGTCTTCGTTGATCGTCAGCGTCGCCTGCTTGCTGACGTCAACCAGTGCCGGGTGCACCTCCCGCCGGTAGCCCAGGTGCGCCGCCAGGTCGTGGGCTTCTGCGTCCGCGCCGATACAGCCGCCGTGGTGCAGCGTCACGGGGTCCTTGGCGAAGGACTGGCCGTCGGCAATGTTGCGCAGCCAGAACGCGACCTCGGCCTTCTGCTTGGCCGTCATGCCCTCCTGGGTGCCGGTGAAGCCAACCCTCATGGAGCCACCCACCCGTCCGGCGTCGCAGGCATGCCCATGGCGATATAGCACGCCGTGCAGGCGAAGTGCCCGTTGGTCGGATTGTAGGTGCCCTCGTTCTCACGCACAAACTCCGCCGGGGTCATCTCTTCGCTAGCGGCTTGATCCCGATACTCGTCCAAGTCTTCGGCATTCTTGCCGCAGCCAATGCACACCGGCCGAATCAACGGCTTCGTCACGTCACACCTCCCTTGTCGAGCCACACGAGTAGCGCGCCACCGACAATCCCCAGCGCGCCGACCTCGTAGCCGCCTGCGGCCACCAGGGCAGCCCCGAGCAGGATCGCCGTCGCGCCGAACCACATCATGCTTCCTCCCAGAACCAGGTCGTCGACCAATTCACCTCAGCGATTTTCGCCGCCGTCAACCGCCGCGCGGCTGCGTCCATCGCCCGCTGCGACGCGAAGTAAAAGTTCATGTCGCGCTCCCCGAAGCCTGCGCCGCTCGACCCCGAGGCGCGGCCCACCGCCTCCGTAATGACACGGTCCAAGTCAAAGGCCCGCGCCAGGGGATACGACACGTCGAGCCGAAACGTCTTACTCGCTCCCTTCTTCTGTTTTGCCATCATCGCCTCCATTTCGACGGGCGCAGCACGTCGCGCCAACGGTGGGGCACCCGACTATACGGGAACGTCCACGCGGCCACGACCAGCGTCATAATTATCCACGTGCTCATGATTCTTACCTTTCTTGGGCGGGCGTCGGCTTGCCCGCGTCAGGAGTTTGGCCACCAACCATCACCGGCTAGGTTCAACGGGCTCACGCCCTCCCCCTCCGGCTCGGTCTCCCTTTCCCGGCCCGTCGACCGGGCTGCTCTTCGCGTCGAGCGCCGCCTGGCACCCGGCACACAATCGGCCGTGGCCTTGCGGCTCACAGCAGTGATAGGTGCCGACCCATTCTCGGCCGCACCAGTCACATAACAATTCAACCGTGATACAACTCATGGTCGGACAACCCCACCCTCACCCGACCTGCTGTCATCTCCATGCCCATCGTGAGTGACCACATGACAGCGCCTCGACTTGAGATCGGAGACTCCCGGACTACGACTCATGAGCCAGCACCAGGAGTCTCCCAACCGTCACTTGTTGCATGTGTCACCTGCTGGCTCAAACCCTAGTAGCCTCCTGTCTCGGCCGCGTAGCGCTCCAGCTCCGACGCAATGTCGAGCAGGCTGCGCCCGTGGTCGTGGTGCTCGCGCTCCGCCAGGGTGGCCAGGGCCACCGCCGGGTCGTGCTGGGCGACGCGCGCCACCGGGCCGCACTCGTCGGCGAAGTGGTAGACCTTCCCCTTCCCGAACCGCACCTTCGTGCCCACCGGCACTTTGCCGCCGCAGCGCTTGCAGGTGCCGGGATACTTCGTGACGATTGTTGAGAACGGGGCCTTGTTGAATGCCATGGATTCCTCCGTGTTGCCCTCGCGGGCTGTTAGCTGTCAGTTGCAATCGCGCTTCAGGGTCCAGCCGTAAATCCGACCGCGCCCCATGTCCGGCTCGGTGCTCACCACCACCGCCGCGTGGCACTTGTCGCAGAACGCTTCCCGTCCGTAGGGGTCGTGCGACCCGCGCTGGTGCCAGGTCGTGATCCGGTGGCCGCGCGCCTGGCTCGCCGCTTCCGCTTCGCGCTTCAGTGCGCCCAGTTCGGCGAAGTCGTCGACTCCCTTGCCCGTCACCTCCACCTTGCTCGTGCCGCGTCTCGCTTTCTTCATCTTCATGTGCATCTCCTGTGGCCCTCGCGGGCGGTTGAACTTCCAGAGACACATAGATGGTATCATGGAATTAATAATAAGTCAACTTCTCATTTTCAGCGCGACCACCGTTTGATCGCCTGGTCCTGCTTGGCTTCCGCCTTCGCGCGCACCGGGTCGACCACCGTTTCCTGCAACAGCGCGTCGGGGTCCAGCGTCGGGTCCTGGGCCAGGCGACGCGCAACCGAGGCCGCGTTCGCCGTCGTGGCTTCGCGCTCGGTATGGTCCGCATACGTCAACGTCAACACGCGCTCAATCTTGTCGTCGAACACGTCGGTCTCGGGATGCACCTCCGGCGTCCACTTCGTCACCACGACCTGCTGCGATTCGCCATTCACCAGCACCGCGAACTGCACCGTGTCGTTCTTGTTATGGAATACCCGTTCAATCCGAAACATGGTGCGTCACCCCCCACTCTTTTCCAGTTCATCCTCCGCCATTTCTCGGCGGTGCCGAACGGCCAACTCGATATCCTTGAGCCCCTCGGCGAAGTCCGCCAGTGAACAGTCCACGACTTCAGCCTTGCTGAGGGTCTCCTCCGCGATTTTCTCCCACACTTCCTCCAACTCCTGGTCCACGCAACACCTCCTCTACCGTCGCATTCCGCAACGCATCCACATAAAGCGCATTGGTGCGCCAAACCTGGCCGCACGTCAGACATTTGACTTCGCTGTAGGGCGACCACGTCCACCGGTTGCCGTTGAACGCCGAGTGATTCGAGTGCCGCTGCACCACGACCCACTGATCGTGGTGCGCCCGGTCGCGGCACGCCTTCCCCATGCTCATACGCCCCACCCGTAGTCGGTGTGCCCATCGTAGCTCGTCGCGTGCGTGAACGGCTTCGGCTCCACCACCAGGAGCGCCGACCGCAGCGCCAGCTTCAGCCCCTCGACGTCCAGCTTCGGCCCACCACCGATATGCACCGTCATGTCGGCCTTGTAGTCGTAGAGCGTGAACGGCTGGTTGCCGAACCGGCCCACGAAATCGAACGACGCCTTGTCGTCGCCGTTCACGACCATCGATTGGCCGCTGGCCGTCAGGAGCCGGGCCACCAGCTCCTCAAACTTCCACGTCGTGTTGTCCAAGTAGCCGCGCAGGGACGTGCCGCCCGTGTCGGCTTCAGCGTCCCATTCAAGAGTCTTCGTCGCCATCCTCCACCTCCTTTTTTTCGAGTAATGCGAGTGCCCGCTTGTAGGACGTGTGCACCAGCCGCTCGTCTTCGTTCTCGAAGACGGCCCGGCCCCCTTCGACGCCGACAAACATCCACTCTTGGCCCTTCATCGTGACGTCCTGGCCCAGGTGCTCCATCAGCTCTTTGACCAGGGGCGTCTCGCGGTAGACCATTTGGTGCCGCAGCATGTCGACCAAGTCGTCAGCGTCAACCCTCATCGAGCCCTCCTATTCCCACCCTTGCGCTTGTGCCCATCGCGTGCCTTGCTCCAACGCGAGAGTCGTGATCCGCAACATCTTTTCAGACGGGAACGGCTTCCGAGATTTACGAGCAGCGCGCTCCGCGTTTCGGAGTGCGGTTACTTCTCGGTTAATCTCCGCGTCCGTCATTTGCTGCACAGACTTACGTGCCATTGGTCACCTCCCCTTCAGCCACGGCCGTGTAGTGGCCGTCGACCACCACCACGAGGCCCCGCTGCACCAAGCTGTCGAGAATGCGCGCGGTGCCGCTGTAGGTATTCCAATACCACCCGGAGCCATAGCCCTTTTGGGTCCAGCCCCCTCGCTCACGCAACACCTTGAGCACCGCCGCCTGATTTTTCCCGAGTGGCCTGTTAGCCATGGACCACCGCCGTTTCCTTCGGCGTGGTTTCCTCGACCCACTTCTGAACCTGCCAGTCGACGTAGTTGATCCCGTCGGCCACCGACAACTTCCGCTGTTCGCTGTCCGAGTAGCTCCAGCCGCCCGACGCGCCCTGTTGGTGCACGAACTTCTCGGCCCCGATTGCCTGGGCCACTCGCGCGAGGTAGGCCCCGAACGTCGCCGCGCGCCCGTATTTCTCGTCGAGTTTCGCCATGCGGCGCTCAATGGTCTTCAGCGTGTGGGCCATCAGCTGGGCCTCGCGCGCATCGACCGAGAAGACGTTCTGATACCGCACCTCCCACCCGTAAAGGTGTCGAGGATTCCCCTTGCGCTCGCCCTGGCTGGTCACCACCAGGTCTTTGAGCCAGAGACCGTTGACGACACCGCGCGTGTTCCGCACGGAGTCGTAGCGCACGCCGCTGAAGGTCTCACCCTGGTCCACCTGCCGCCGCTCGTAAGCGTCGTAGCCAATCGTGACCACGCTCGCCCGGACGTGGTAGTAGTCCCCGTCCCGCTGCTCCGTCACGTAGAGCCCGAGCTGCGTCACGTCCTTCTGTCGCCTGGGTTTGTTCATTGCTGCCTCCTCTGTTGGTCTTTCGACCGGTTAAGGTTTGGTGGCTCGTGTCGGGGTCCGCCCTGGTCAACCGTCCAGGAGGTCTGCCCTCCGAACGCCGTCCACCTGCCACCACTATACACCTCGAATTATTAGTTGTCAACGCCTCCGTCGTCGCGGTGTGCGAATCTCGCGGTCGTTGTAAGCCGCCTCCTGGCAGTGCGAGCCCGCGCAGGTGACCGAGTAACCCGGTGGGCGAGGATTGCCGCAGTAGCGGCAGCGACCGGTCGAGCGTTCGTCCTGCTGATAACGCAGGTCGTCCTGTTCGGCCTTCTCGCGCAGCGCCTTCGTGCCGTCTTGTGAGCCGTCGTAAAGGATATACATGCTCGCCTCCTGTGGCCCTTCCAGGCCGTTGGGTTGTCGTCGAACTGCCCCCACTATACGCCTTTTTCCGAGGATTTCAAGCCCTATTTTCTGATTGACGTGAATTATTAATTATGAGACAATGTCCCTGTCGTTACCGAGGCACAGCGGTTGGAAGCCGCCAGTGACCAAGGTCGTGGGCGCGGGTGGCCACGTAAACGGACCACCTTCGAAACCCAAACCGCGCGCGAGCGCAACCTGGAGGCACACACATGATGCTCTTGACCAAAGAAAACCGCAAGGCCCTGCCTGCGCTCTACAGCCAGGACGGGAAGGGCATGGACGCGGTCGCCGTCGTGAAGTTTTTCGACCCGACCGGCAGCTGGACCTGGTATGCGACCGAGTTTGACGGGGTCGACACCTTCTTCGGCCTGGTCGACGGCCACGAGAAGGAACTGGGCTACTTCAGCCTGGGGGAACTGCAAGCGCTCAAGGGTCGCTTCGGCCTGGGCGTTGAACGCGACATGCACTTCAAGCCCACGGCGCTCAAGGACTTGATGAAATAAGCGGTGAGCCGAAACTAGCGGTTGCAATAACTAATAGTTTCGGCTACACTGTCTTCGCACTTCAGACACAGACTCGAACAGCGCGCAAGCGCAACACGGGAGGCACCAAATGAACCTGACTTGCCCGGAATGCCAAGGGACGATGACCGTCACGTCGGCACTGACCGAACGGCCGTATCACCCTGGCTATCACAACGCGGACCTGCCGCTGCCGACCAAAATGGTCGACACCGTGGTGGCCGCGTGCAACGAGTGCGAGTTTATCTACGAACTGACGCGCGACGAGCAGAACGCGTATTACCAGGAAGGGGGCCGCTAATGATGAAGCCGTTCCCAGCCAAAACATTGATCGACACCGTGCGCGCGGGCGACCGCGTCACGATTGTGGACCGCTTCGGGAAGCAGCATTCCGGCCGGGCCGTGATGCCATGCAGCGCCGGAGGCTGGGTCCTGAACATGGGCGGCAAATACGGCACGCCCGGTATCGCCGACGACACCAACACCGTGAGTGTTCGACACAAGTAGAAAGGAGCGAAAAAATGCCGCGTCTGGCGCTGTTTAGCAACATAAAAAACTGCCCGTTCACCATCTTCGCGGCAACGCACTACCGGCCTGACGGCACGTGCAAGTGCGACGACCAGAAGGAACGGGACCGCATGATCCGGCACTGGGGCTACCGCCCAGAGCATTTCAAGGATATCCCGCTGCGAAAGGACAGCGACTGACCATGACTCGACGCGTGTGCATGACCATCGTCGTCTTCCACTGGGTGGAGCACCTCACGCAAGCCTATCAAGTGTGGGTCCTGGGCTGGCCTCGCCCACACGCCATGGGCTTTGTGGGGCTCCTGATTCCGTGGCTCATGCACTCGGAGTGGTTGCACTACGGCTTCGCCGTCGCCATGTATCTCGGCATGTGGGCGCTGATCGACCAGGACGGTATCACCGGCCGCGCGAGTGGCTGGTGGCGGCTCGCCTGCTGGTTGCAGACCTGGCACCTGTTCGAACACTCGCTGCTGCTCGTCCAAGCGCAGCTCGGCGTCGCCGTGCCGGTGAGCATCATTCAACTGTGGTGGCCGCGAATCGAACTGCACTTGTTCTACAACACCGTCGTCACCGTGCCCATGCTGTGGGCGCTCTGGATTGAGCACCACACACGGCACACTGAAAGGAGCGAGTTTCAATGGCAACCGAACGGGTAATACTCCACGGCCTCCGGCAAAAGAATGGCGCGGAGGAAGTGATCGAGCGCCGAATTGAACGGCCGTCACGTATATATTTCACCACAGGTGGCTACGTCAGTGACCCAGGTCTGGCCTTCAAGGTTGGTGACACCGTCATCTTCTCGGACGTCAATGTGGCCGATGACACCGCAATCATTCGACACAAGGACGACCTGACGGTAGTCCCTGACTTCTCATCGATTTTCGTGCCGCCGACCGCTGCGCCGACCACGGCCGTGGCCCAACTGAAGGGACGACCGCTCGTTGCTCAGCCCAGCGCACGCGAAACCATTGACCAATGGCTGCGCGACAAGCAGTGGTTCCGACCGGGGGTGCGGGCACTCGGCCCACACAACCTGGGGAACATCATGCACCAATGGGTGCTGCATTCCGACGAGCCGATTACCGACGCGTTGCGCTACCTGCTCGCGTCGTCGAACGGCACGACGCATACGGCTACCTGCCGCCCGTATCGTGGCACACCGGACGAGAACCTGGCGATTGACGCAGCCACGTATCAACGCGGGGACCTGACGCGCTTCAGTGGCGTCGGGCTACGCGATACGCTCAAGCCGCTCACCAACCTGGTCGGCGCTGGCACGCCGTTGTTGGGAATCCCCAACATTCATTCGACCCCGATTTGCGTGATCGGCAACGGTCCGGCCGGGGCTATGGTGCATTACGGCTTGCGGGTCCTGGGCTTCAACAACCTGACCCTCTACGACCGGCAGGGCACATCGAAGGGCATCTGGACGCAAGAGAACGTCTACAAAGGCAGCCGCAATAACCCGCGCGAGCTGACCTTTCTCAACGTGGCCACGCTGAAGGCCGCGCCGGGGGACGGCGCGTCGGTGCGCACATTTGTCGACAGCATGGCCCAGACTCCCAGCAAAGCGGCGCTCAACGGGGTCACGCCGAAACCGTTCGCCCATCAAATCTTGTTCACCGGAGGGGCAACGCCGTCCACCTACCCCATCGTCATTAACTGCATGGGCGTGGGGAAACCGGCGGACGTTGACCCGCGACGTATGAAGACCACGAACGGCAGCAAGCTGGGCGTGCGTTGGCAGCAGATTCTGACGGCGGAGCAGCTGCGCCGGAAGCGACTGCTCTTCGTCGGGCTCGGCAACTCGACGGCGGAAATGCTGGCGCAAATGCACAAGTTCATCGACCAAGGGGTGGACACCGACTACCGCGTGCTCACGCACTACCCGGAAGACGCCGTGCGCAATCCGGCGTCCACGGTGCTCAACAACGGGAAGGACTACCGCGTGTTCCGGGACCCAACCACCAACCTGGTCGACTACCAGGGCGACCTGGCTGCGTCGCGTGCGGACTACTTCCGCGCGTTGCACAGTGGCCGTCTCATTAGCGGGGTCAACGGGTGGAAAGTCATCAACGGGGGACACCACGATCAGAAAGGCGTGTTGGCGGCGACGTCGGTGGTGCCGCGCCGGAATCTGACGCACGAGGTCGCTGACATTGCGCAGCTCTACACGCTGATTGGCTACGAGCACTCCGCCGACGTGCTCAAATCTTTCGGGATCGACCTGGACGCGCAGGGCGGACCGAAATACGACTACGACGGAGAATTTTTCCACGGCTCCGGCGAGAACCGAAAAATTCTGAAGGGCTACTTCGGGCTCGGCGCGGTGCTGGAGTCCGAATGGAATCCCAACGCCGTGGTGATTCCCGGCATGCTGCACCGCATTGGCGACCTGCTGTTCGGCGTCATCCTGCGCGCAGCAGAATATCAGCTGTCGAAGGAGCTGTAATGACGATCCAAGACAAGATCGCCCACGTCAACGACCTGGCGAAGGGATTCAAGATTCACCTCGCCACCAGGGCGCAGCTCCGCTTGCTGGCCCTCGCCTTCGGCCACGATGAACTGTGGCAGGCGTCGAAACATTCACGAGGCACGTCGCTCCCGAAGTTGCGAACGATCTTCACCGAACCGGTGACCGACGACGCGACCTATGCCATCACACTGCACGAAATGGGGCATATCGTCGCGCCGAACGGCCACCTGTATCAAGAGAAGGACCGCGCCACCAGCGAGGCGCAGTGGATGCGGCTCACGATTATCGAGGAAGAGGCTGCGTGGGCATGGGCCAGGTATCAGGCCCTGGAATGGACGCCCGCCATGGACGAGGCGAAGCGCACGGCGCTCGACTCGTATCAGCGGGGCCTGGAACGGGCCATGGCCCGAGACCCACGCGTCGTCGACTGGGCTGCATAGAAATTATGGGAGAAGAGACGCCGATGACGCAAACCGTCACGTTGACCGTCACGAAGGGTAGGTAAGTCCAAAGCAGCTTCGGCCAACATCGCGCCATGCCTCTTCAGCGTCTGGTCCTTGCTTCACCGGCGTCGGCGATCACGGAGCGCCTCCGACGTTAGGCCGTGCGTCGCTTGTAGACCTTCAGCCAGCAGTGATAGCACCGCCGGATCGCGGCCCCGTAGCTGGTGAACGTAATCGCCATCCACGGCTTGCCGCATTCGAAACAGTGGTCTTCTTGCACCTTACTCGTGGTCCGTTCAAACATCAGGTCAACTCCTCCCGCCGCGTCTGCTCACGGCTGTCACCCCGTGAGCAGACGCCACGCATCGCATCATACTACCGAATCGACTGACCGGGCTGCCGTCGCTGCTGCTCCAGGAACTGCAACGCCTGCTGCGCCGTCGTGAAGACGGCCGCTTCGCGCGCTGACACCGCTGCGCTCGCGCCCGTGTTGTTGTCACTGCACCAATAGGCCGGGGACATGCCCGGAATGTCGGTCGTGCCCAGCACGTTTACCAACTCGCCATCGACAATGGCGAATAGATCGCGCGGCGACAGACTAATCGGGGACGGAGACTTCTGTGGGTCGAGCTGTGCGCTCTGCGCACTCCCGCCTTGAATGTAGTGGCCGCTTCCACTGAACTGACGTTGGGCTCGATCTTGAAGACTCATACGAACCACCTCCTTCGCTCGGGTCAACGACGTGTCAACCAGCCGCGTATGCTAGACCCCTCCGCCGAAAAAAGCAACGCCGACAATTATCAATTTTTTTCGGGCGCTCGCCAAAATGTCGGCCAGCCGACACGTCTCGCGTTTCAACGACGCCGTTGCGCTCCTACTTGACAACTTTTTGCCCGCTCATAAAATCGCTGATAAGCGGCCGGGGGAAATCAAGTAGGACAGGTCAGGTTGGATTGGTCTTCGTCAGCCTTCCCTCGATGCTGGAATATAAAGCTGGCGTCGTCTCCTTTGAACGCAACACAGTTCGGTGGCCACGGCCACCAACACGACACATCCGTCTGCGAGTCGGCTCCTCACGCAGTCTCAAAAGCGACGCGGCCAAGTCGGCAAGCACGGTGTCGTGAGGTTGTCGTCTCACACTCCGCGCCGCACCAGCTGCGTGACGCTTCCGCCGACCTCGACATTTCCTGCGCTGGACGGCTCAGCGCCTCGACGCGCTCGCGCGCCTGGGGCGAGGTGTTAGGGGGGGGACTTGAAAAGGATTTCCGGGGTAGGCTATACTGCGCCGTCACCGGATTGGTTGCGGGGTTCCCCAAGTTCCGCCGCGCCAACTCCTGTTCAGCCGCGCGTGACTTCCTCGCCCGAGGTCACGCGCTTTTTTTTTGGAACGGCGTAGCATAACGCTGCGGTCCGACAAAGTCAAAGAGCCCGGCTGTTAGTCGACCTAACAGACCGGGCTCAATCACTTACGGCCAAAACGACGGATAGAAATAGCCCAGGTAGTCGACGCTGCTGGGACTTAGCCCAAAGGGACGGGGTGCGCGGCCAGCCAGGCTGCGTCCTTCGCCAGGCTCGACAGGAACGCCGAGTGGAACGCCGCAATCACCTCTTCGTCAGTGGGCGCGGGCAACGTCGGGTTCGCCTTCACGAACAACTTTCGAAACGCCGCAATCAGGGCCGGTGTCTCCTGAATCGCAAGCATGAGAATGGCTGGATTCATTAGTGCACCTCCTGGAGAACGGTTTGCAGCAACGCGACGTAAGGCCCAATCAGCCGCGATTCGTTAGACGGGAGGTTGTGCTGAAGCTCGGAGAGGCCCGATTGCACGCCCGCTTTCCAGCCGTTGGGGGCGTCGTGGACGATAGTGATCGCCGACTGGTGGTAGAGGGTCACCTTGCGGGCCGTCTCGACGCTGACCAGCGGTGGCACCTGTTTGTTGGCATCCTGGACCACGTCCCGGAGGAGGTCGAGGTTCTGAATGATGCGCGTGCCATACCAGGCCGCTGCCGCTTGAGGCGACAACGTTGGGGGCGCGTGATTGGCGCAAGCCGAAAGGCCCACGACCAACACGCCCAGCACGCACAACGACCGAAGTCGATGCAGCATGTGTTCACTCCTTTAGGGTGAAGCGCGAGTGGTGGTTAGGCGGGTCGGGTCAGACGCCTGCGAGCTGGGACCAGTCTGTCGAAATCTGCGACTGGATATCGGCGTCGGTGGTGGACGAAATGACGGCCCCTTCGTGGAAGTCGTAAGAGGTCGTGAAATTGTTGACGTTGGGGCGCATGACAATCGACAGCGCCAGCTGGGCGGCGAAGGTCGTCGGCATGCCCAGGACTTGTCGAGCGTAGGTCGCACGCTGCGCATGTCCCACGGTGCCGCCGTCTTCGCTGAGCACCTGCCAGGCCACCGTCACCAACGCATTGAGAATCCGTAGGCGGAAACGCGGGTCATTCGCCAGGGCTTGCTGCGTGAAAGCGTCATTCGCCATTAGCTTCTCCGGCCTCGGGCGTAATCATCTCACCCGGCTGCACCGACGCCCCGTCTGGATTGAGCGCTTGGTTGACCGCCCGATAGTTAGCCGCTGTGTCGAGCACGAGAAGCGTTTGCCCGTTGATTAAGCTGAGCGTCCGGGCCTGCACCGAGGGACTCCACGCAAACGCGGGACCGAGAGAGACGACCGAGTCATCGCGCAGAATCGCGGTAGCTCCATCAGGAGCAACGGTTATGACCACGGTGTCTCTCCTGGAAGGATTCGAACCCGCCTTCAGTATACGCCTTATATCGGGTCCCCGTTGGGATATCTTGCACCGTTGCCAAAGCCCCGTGGAGCCAACGGGCCGGGCGTGCATAAACACTCGTAACCTTTGAGGTCCCCGATATCTTCGTTGGCAAATCGGCCGTCACCATCGAGCTGGTTGTTGAACTGACACTGCGCGATGATTTCAAACGCAATCCAGTCGACCGTTTGCGGCAGGCCCCAGAGCCCACCCGCACGTAGCCGCACCGAGACGTCGTTCCCGCGCGCCTGCATCATGCCTGCACTCCACGCCGGGTCGGTCTTGTATTGGTAGAGCAGCGTCTTCACGCCGACCTTGATATTGGCTTTCCAGAACGTCGGCCCGTGCCCGTCGCCACCAGGGCCGAAGTCGGCGTAGCCCTGTTGCAAGTGCACCGCCCACCGCACCGACGGCCATCGCAACGCGTCGTGGTCAATCGTGGAGCGCAGCACTGCTGGGTCATACCACAAGCTGGCTTCCCACGCGTGTGAGGCCATCGTGATCCCATCGATACTGAGCAGCGCGTCGACCCACGGAGCCACGTGCTCCGGGTCTGGGTTGCGGCCGTCGTAGTCCTTCGAGCGTAGGAAGTGGCAGGGAATGAGGCCAGCGGCTTTCACGCGCGTCGTGAGGTCCAGGTAGTCCGACAGCGTCAACCGCGTGCCGTCCCGCGAGTCGGGAATCGACAACCAGAAGTGCCGATAGCCACGCGCCGCATACGCTTCGAACCACCGGTCCTGCCAGTCGCGCGGATAGCGGTCCACCAGGTAAGTCAGTAGCCGGTTCTGCGCGTCACCGCGTGCGCCTCCGGCCACGAACGGTGCGCCAGGAATTGTCACCGCCCAGAGGTTCGCGCGGTGGTAGCCGTCATCCTCGCGCGCCGGGGCGGTCCCATTGAACGTCGTGTGCACCGGGAGTGACGCGCCCGTGTCCGGGTCGGCGGTATCGCGGTCGAACGGCGGCAGCGGCCCGCGTGGTTCCAGCGGGCCGGGCTCAAAAGGGTGCTTAGTCCGCCATTCGTCGCTGTTCTGAATGCTAGTGCGAATCGCCTGCTTCGCTTCAGTGTCCGATGCGCCTTTCGCGCGCAGCGTCACGTAGACGTCGAGCAGCCACGCGCCGATGCCTTCCCAGTCGGGGTGCCCGTCAATCCACAAACCGTCCGGTCGTTGCAGCCCATCGTCAGCTCTGTAAAACTGGTCTAGCCACTCGCCTGCCTGGATGAGGTCGGCTCGGGGAATCAGACTCATTGCACAGCCTCTAGCCTTTCCATGTCGATAGTTTGAATGTGCACACAACGCGGGTGGTGAAGTCGCACTCGTGCCGTGCGCCGGTCAGCGGAGACGAAGGTGACCTTCGCCCAAATCCGCGTCGATTTCCCAACGTCGCGCCGCCGCCGTGACCAGAACCAGACTTCCGAGCCTTTGACAATCGGAATGGCCACCGTCATCGCCGCCGCCATGGACGCGTCCTCGCATTTGAAGGTGCTATCAACGGTCTTACACGTGAGTAAACCAAACATGGCCCGGCCAAGGGGAGTCGGCGTGCTCGTCGATTCGAACGAACACGCCGTCGTCAGCGCCAGGAGCGCTGCCCACTTCATGGAATTTTCAGCACCTGGCCTGGCAGAATTTTGTTCGGGTCATTCAGCTGGTCCCGATTCGCGTCGAAGATTTTCGGGTAGGCCGTGGCCGACCCGTAGTAGCTGGTCGCAATGCTGCTGAGCGTATCGCCGGGCTTCACCGTGTAGGTGCGATAGCCGGTTGCCGAGAACAGTCGCTGCCACCAATCCATAAGACCCATGTGTCATCTCCTTTACGGCACAACAAGTAGAGAGAACGTCAGTGCGCGATTTTCCAAACCTTCTTCGAACTTCGCATCGATACCTTTGCGCCCGGCCTTTGCCGCGTCGGTCGCCAGGTCAATCATCTGGAGCCGCGCCGCAATCAAGGCTTGGTTCAGCATGATTTGAAACCGGCCGGTCGCCGGGTCGTTCACCGCTTCGACGGTCGCCGCGTCCATGACGCTCGTGCGGGGCACGTTCAGCACACGCTGGAGCCACCGGATTGCCAGGCCCTCTCCACTGTTGTAGCAGAAGTCGACCATTTGCACGCGCACCGGGGCGAACAGAATCTGGTCGAGTCCGTGCTGCACGGAAATCTGCGCGAGTTTCCATTTCACCGCCGCCCGCGCTTCGACAATCGTCAGCTTCTTGAGGTCGGCCAGGGTCACGCTCTTGCCCTGGCGATAGCCCTGGAGCACCGGCAGCGTGATGCCCCCCGGCCCTGTGGGTTGGTCAATCTTCGGTGGCTCTTCGTAGCTCCACCCTTCGCGGGTGAACGTCGCGTCGACCAGTTCGTCTTCGGTCACATCCACTCCCAGACTTCCATTAGGGGTCCGCCAACTGCCAACTAATCGTCGAGACGTAGGTCGGCGCGTTGCCGTCGTTGTTCATTGTGCGCGCAACGGTGAGCGTCTTCTGGTCCGTTAGGGTCACGTCAATAATCGTCCGTCGGATTTCTTCCGTAGACACCTGTGCCGACGTCATTCCCAGCGACATTAGGATGGCACGCTTGGGATTGACAGGATGGTCAAGCGTCACCGTCACCGAATTGACGTTCCCTGTAATGGCACTCTCCCCCCGCTGAATACTGCTCCAGACGCCGGGCCAAAACTCGATGACGGAATAGTCGTAAATCCAGGCGTTGGCCCCGACAAACGTCCCCCCGCCAGTTTTGAGCGTCACCGTCACGCTGTTTGTTAGCACCAGATACAATTCAGAATGACCGGCATCCGCAAAATACGGCACTCCGGCATTGTCCGAATAACGTCGCCCCGTTTGAAACAGCAGCGTATTATTCATGTCCACCGCAGCGATAGTCACGGTCGTCGAAGTGACCGATTGCGGCATCGTTATCGTGCCATTCTGCACCGATTTAATGAAGTTGCTGACGCGCCGCCCCGAAAAGACCCGAGGGAATTTCATTAGCTCATCTCGTGGTAATAGGCTTGAATCCAGCACACCGAACTGGACGCCGCTTCCACCATTTGAAACTGGTAGAGGTCGCTGCTCTTGCTATACAGCGGCCCTTCAAAAATATAGGTCGTAATGGTCGACCCCAACGTCGACGTGGACGTGGACGCCCCAGCCAACTGAATCGACTCAATCAGATTTTGTTGGCTAAAGGAACTACTACTCGGAACGCGATACACCTTGATGGTGTGCGCGGCCGAATCGTTGTTACTGATGACGAATCGGTCGAGAACGCCACCGTAGCCAGACGATCCATCCGGATTCTTGAGGCTAGTGCTGTGCGTGAAGATAGTGGTAATTCCTCCACCACTGGACGCGGGAGCCGCCACGAAGAGATTGACCAGACTTGTTGGAGCACCCATTCAGACCCTCACTACATCGCGCCAGCGGGAAATCACCACTGGGCTGTTAAATCCGGCTGACGTAATCGCGCCGCCAATGCCGGTTGTTGCGCTCCCGCCCACTTGTGCAGCCATGACCATGTCAATCACGGTCTTGGTCTGCACCAACGGGTAGGTCGCCGACTTCACTTCCGCGTCCACGTTGTCGTAAATCTTTTGCAGCTCCGCTTCGTCAATCAGTGACCCGGTGGTGCCGCTGCCATCGTCGTCGGTCCAATGTGATCGTGCGAGTGTGCCCATGGCTCTCTCCTATTGCGTCGGCTGCAACCGTCGTAACACGTGGATGAGGTTCCGCCACAACGCGCCGAACTGCACTTGGAATTGCCAAGTGCTGGCGGTATAGAACGTGCGCGTGACCTGCTGAATCGTGACGTCCAGGACGATGCCCCGCACCGGCAGCTTGATACTGAGAATCTTGCCGGACCGCATTTGCCGGTCCAACGACCACAAGCTACCCGTCACCACCGCCGTCTTGAAGGCCGACAATTCCGCGAGCGCCGCCTGCGTGCATTGCGCAATCGTGCCGTTGTTGATATTGATAAATTGTTCGTGAATGCCGTCAGTGGCCGCGAAGTTCTGGTCCAGCTCCAACAACCCCAACGCCGCTTGCGCCGCAGCGTCGTCGACTACCACCCGCACGTTGAGTTGTTCTCCTTGTTGGCAGGTATCGAGAATGGACCCGACGCCAGAGGTCGGCACGCCCGTGATGTTGCCAGGGCCAGACGAGGCTGACCGGCCCGTATAGGTGATAACTTGGCCTTCACTGGGCGAGAACAGCTCGCCACCGGTTGCCGAATACCAACTGGTTTCATCGACAGGAATAGACGACGATCCCGCTGCCGTCGGTGAGCTGCATCGCCCGCCGCCTCCCAGGACAATCATGCGGGTCCGCACCTGCGTCAGGTCCAGCGTGTAGTCCAGGGTGTTGTAGTTGTAGACGCCAGGAGCCAGCGCCACGGGCCGCTGCGACGTTTCGGTGAGGAAGTAGTGCACGTCCATGTCGACGTCCACATACCAGTTCCAATTGGGCGCAGTGGCCGTCGCCACGCTCTGAATCGCCGTGCCCACCTTCGCTCCACGAAAGGTGAGGGGCGCGTCGAGCACTGGCCCGCCCGGTTGAACACCGTGCGACGTGAACCCGGTGGTATACGAGGCCACGAGGTCTAGCACAACGAGAGTGCTGCTCTGCCCCGCTTCGTAGGTTTTGCTGACCGTGCGCCGGTTCAACAACCACGTCCAGTCGGTGGCCCACACGTCATATTTGAAGACGTTGGCTTGCACGCCACCCGGCGTTTTGATCGGTTGCTTCCGCGTTTTGACAATCGTGCCGCCGAAGAAGCGATTGTTCGACGCCCCGTCGGCGAGAATCAGCGTGTTGCCGTATTGCGGCATCCAGCCACTCAGCGCGTCGGTGGACAAGCGCAGCGCATAATGACGTGCGATTTGGGTCAGCGTGAGTGCCGTCGGGTAGACCGCCACTTCGTCGAGGCTTCCCGCGAACGGGAGTAGGGCCGTGAGCCGTGCACCCAACGAGAGCGCCGACGTGCTGGCCACCAACGGGCCGTCGTTCTTGGTGATGGTCTGAGCCACGAAGGCCCCGTCCACATAAATTTTGGGGGTCACTCCGTCAAAGGTGCCGACCGCATGATGCCAGTTCCCATCGTTGTAGCTCGCCGTGGTGGCGACGTCGAACCCGAGCGACCCTACGAAGCTGTAGGTCGACCACCGGAGTTGACCCGTCCCCGTGTTGACATACAGCTCGTAACCGTTGTAACCAAAGCTATCGGTCTTCGATAGAAAAAACATGTAACCGGTCAGCGTATATTTCACCCAGACTTCAACCGTGATGGCCGTCACCGGATTGAGCACGGTGGTATTGGGTATCGTCACATAGCCGGTGCTGCCGTCAAAGATCACACCCGTGCTGTTATCACTCAACGGACTCACCTGCGCGAGCTGGACTCCGCCGACGTAGGTGCCGGGGTGTTGTAACTCACACGAGTCGTTCGCGGTCACGCCCACTAATTCGCCTAAGCGCCAATACCCCACACATCCATCCGCCAACACCGTGTCGGCATAGCCGTTCCGGCACGACGGGGACGTCACAAATACGGTGCACTGCACGGTGTCTGGCTGGTCACTCAAAATATCGGTGGCGCTCAACGTGTGCTTCAGGATGTTGTCCATGATATCGATCCCGTTGAGCATCACGATGGGCCGAAAACTGAAAAAGAACGACCGCCCCGCATCGGCCCGCAGCACGCTGGCCTTTGACTGCATAAGCCCTTGCCGACTCGTGGTCGCGGTGCGCGCCGTATACATACGCGTCACCTGCGCAGCGGTGAACGTGTAGGAATACAACGCGATTTCGTCTAAGGTGCCGTTGAACGGTGCCGTCGTGTTGTCGCTGTATTGGCCGATGCGCACCGGCACGGCGGGCTGCCCCGGCACGAGGTTCGCGGCCGTGGCCTGCTTTACGAGCCCGCCGTCCACATAAATGTTGAACCCATTAGCCGTGGTGGTGCCGTCCCAGGTCACAATCACCTGATGCCACGCGCCATCGCGGTAAGTGAACGCCCCACTATTGGTATCCACCACCGGCACGTTGCCGTTGTAAATCCAGGTGCGAATGCTGCCGTCCGCATTGAGCCCCAGAGACCACCCGGACCCAGACGTCGACACCGTCTTGTTCACAATGACCTGGAACACGTTGTAGGTCGTCTTGAACGACGCCATAATCGTGAACCGCGAGATGTAGCTCAGCGCCGCGTTGTCCGGCACCTCGATATACCCCGTGGTCCCGTTGAACGTCATGGCGTCGTCGCCGTCCGACGGCCACCCGTCGACCTTCAGCGTCACCCCACCGTTGATCGTCCCGTCGTAACCGTTCAGAGTGTCGTCAGTCGCCACCAGTCCCGTCTGGTCCCCAAGTCGCCAGAACGCGTCTGGGGTTTCCTGGACCATGGCTGCCATGCGCCACCGATTAGTGAGCGCCGTGTAGCCGGTCGGCAGCTTGAACGTCGCAATGCAGATAATCGAGCTGGGATTCGGCGACCCGAGCCCGGCCGTCGCGTTGTAAGCTGATGCCGCACCCAGCACCCGGTCTTCGACGAACACCCAGTCGGTGAAGAAGGTGGTTTCGCGGGTGGTATATCCCACGCCCGGTGTAATGACCCGGTTCGCTACCACCACCGCCACGAGTAATTCCGAATCCGTTGTGGTGATGGCGTTCGCAGACGTCGCCGTCGTGCCGCCGGTTTGATACGTCTCGTTGTGTTGCGCCAGCGGCGCGGTGGTGGAATACCCACTGTATTCCATGATGACCAAGGTCGACGCGCCCGCCGACGGGGTCATCGTGACAGTGTTCGCTCCAGCGTTGCAATTTTTGGCGTAATACATTTGCACGCTGAACGCCTGCCCTGCGCTGTGACGAATCGACGCGACGGCGACCCAGGTGTTGGCTTGGCTGTCAACCAACGTCGTCACTGTCGCCGTGTCACTTTCAAGCATGACCGCCGCTACAAGGAGATGCGTAGCGATGTTGGCAGAACTGTAGGCTAAGGCATTGGCCCCGGCTGCAACGCGTTGATTTCTACTCTGAACGTAAGGCATACTATTGAAGTCGGGACGCCATCAAAGCAAAGCAGGCGTGGCTTGGCAAAGCTGGGTTTAGCGCGGTGTGGCTCGGCGAGGCGAAGCAGGCAACGCGTCCCGACATTTAGTTCCCAGTCCTAGCCAGTGGCATGCTGCCACCTCTTTGCATCCAATCGTCGGCGATCTGCTGTGAGATGACGTCGGCCAGTTCGTCCGCAGCCCACACGTTGCCCTGCACCGTCACGTAGACATTCCCGCCGCCCCCCACACCACTTAGTTGCCCGCGCCCTGGCACACCAACCACGTCGCCAGGATGTAACATGGCAAAACCTGCTGACGTGACTCGTTCCAGCGGACGATTGGCAAAACTCGGGACGCCACCTTCGGTGTCCACCTTAATGCGCACGTGTTTCTCGGTCGGAATGTTGTTGATGGCGGCTGAGAAGTCCTTCGTGTTCGCGGTAATGTTCGCAAACATGTCGCGGATATCTTCGAGCACATCCAACAGTTGCTTGTTAATGTCTTCCATTTGCGGGCCGACGATACCTTGCTCCTCCGCCTGCTTGAGTAGATTATTCGTGGCTTCATCCGTGAAGTCGCCAAACTTCTGTTGTTCTTCCCACAGCCTTTGCAACGATGGTTGCATGGTCGTCATCGCCGTCTTCACGCTCACACCACGCTGGACGAGCGTGTTAAATTGATTGCTCGTGTCTTCACCAAAGGCGTTGAACATTTCCGCCGTTTCGAGGCCAGCCGTCTCCAGGTGTTTCATCATCTGCACGTTCGCCGAGGCCGCGTTGTAAATGTCCTCGTTGGCCACCACCGCGTCCTTCACGTCAGCGAGTTGGTCAATGGCGGCTTTTGCGGCTCCACCGAACTGGTCTTCCTGCTCCTTCAGCACGTCAATCGAACCGCCGAGCGCCTTGATGGCTCCGATGACGTCGCCGTTCTTTTCGACGAGCATGCCAAACGTAGCGAGGGTGCCCTGCGCGGCAATGTTGTAGGATTCTTGGGTTGAAATTCCAGCGGCCACGCGCGCGTTGACGTCGTCCGCCAGGTGCGACTGGGCGTCTGCCACAGCGGCGGCTTTGGCAGCGGCGGCATCCATGACGTCAGTGATATTCTTGATGGCCTTCTCGGTCGCCTCTGCGCCTTCTTTCTCGGCGGCGAACATCGCCAGAATGTCAGCTTCGGCCTTCTTCCCGGAGAGCCCCATGTCCGCATAGGCTTTGGAAATTTCCCCGAGCATGTTGTCGAAGCCGCCGAATTTCTTTTCGAAGTCGGCTTCTGTTTTGCGTCCGGCCAATTCCTCTTTACTGGCTTTACCAATACCCATCAGCGCCTGGACGCCGAGTCCAATCAGTGGACCGATGATGGGCACGACCTTGCCGATAATGTTGCCTACCGTCTTACCCATGGCGTTGCTGACGGTGTCGGTAATCGCCTCGCCGAACTTACTGCTAATCGAATCCCCAATCGCGGTGCCGACGCTGATGCCAATCGCTTTCCCCGCGCCCGAGAGCCCGCCACCACCCGTGAAGGCATTCTTCAGCAGGGACGGGATTTCCTTGATCACGCTCGTGAAGTTGGCCTCCATTTCTTCGCCGAAGGTCTTCGCGGATCGCGCGGCCTCGTTAATCGCCACGTGCGCGTCCTCGACACCTTTGACCAATTCGCCGATGACTGGCACCACCGTGCCGCCGATAATTGCGCCCGTCTCCGTCTCGACGACGTTGAAGTAGAGGTTCTCCGAGGCCAGGTTCTTTAAGGCTTCCCGCGCGTCATCGAAGGGGGTCGTGAGTCCTTCGGCGTTCCAGTGGAGGTCTTCAATCGCCACCGAGAGCTGGGGCAGGTTGTTCGATATCGGCTGGAGGGTCGTAAAGACGTTGCGATTCGCCGCTGCCCACTTGGCCAGCGCGTCGTTCATCGGCAGAATGTGCTGCTTGACCAGCTTGTTGATTTCGTCTCTGACTTTGATGATTTCGTCGGTGCTGAGGTCTTGCGACTGGATGACGATTCGCAGGGCTTCAATCGTGTCCTTGGATTTCTTGTTCTGTTGGTCGTAGCTGGCGACGAGCCCGTCAATCGCCGATTTGTGCTGCTTGGCTGCGTCCGAGGCTTTCTTATCGTTGGCGATAATTTCGGTGACTTGGGAGGTCGTCAGGTCCAGGGCCTTGGCAATTTTCTCGACCGAGATGCCCAGCTCGTCATAGTGGACGACCTGACCCTTGACCGATTTGTCGACGTCTTTGGCGGTCTTTCCGAAGTCGGCTTCGGCCGCGACAATGTCATCCCACACGTCGGCGAAGGCTTGGGCGGAATCTTTGGCCGCGTCCAGGGCGGATTTGAGCTGGTTGACCTGGGCTTTGGTGAGCCCCGTCTGCTTCGCTACAGTCTCCTCGCTGTAGCGCATGTTCAGCATCTTCTCGGCGGCTTCTTTTACCGCGTCGCCGAGGTCGGTGTGGTGTTTCTTGGCGTCGGCCAGAATGCGGTTATACGATTCCTGGACGGCTCCGGCGGTTTCGGCTTCGAGCTTGGCGTTGTTGACCGATTGCCGCCACTTGCTGAAGGCAATGGTCAGCTCCCCGAGCACCGTGAGCGCAATTCCAAACGGGCCGAACATCGTGGAAATGGCCAGGGCCAGAACGGGGGCGGTATTGACGACGGCTTGGACGAAGCGGTTGAAGGTTTGGATGGCCAGCGTCGTCGCCGGAATCAACTCTTTCCCGATGGTCGTAGCCAGGTTGGCGAACATGACCTTGGTCGTGGCCATGGATTGCTGAAGCTCTTCGCCTGCGGCCAGGTCTTCCTCGGTCCAGACCACCGCGAGGTCTTTGCCCTTCTGCATCAAGTCGTCGAAATCTTTGGTCAGGAACTTCAGGTTCTGCGCACCCGACCGGCCCATCAGGGCAATCGCGTCGGACATGAGGGTGGTCGACCCGGCGGCATCGTGCATGCCGCGACTCATCATGGCGATTCGTTCGGTGGGGTCGGCCGCGCGGAAGTCGTTGACGTTGATATTGAGGTCGCGCAGGGCTGCGTCGAATTTGTCCGCCGCTGGCCCGGTGGCGTCCATTCGGCGCGTCAGCTGTTGCAGAATGCTCTGCATTTCGCCGAGACTGGACCCGCCGATTTCCGCCGCCGCTTTGATCGCGCCAATCTTCTCCACCGCCATGCCGGTCATGTGGGAGAAGGTCTCGATTTCTTCGCCTGCCTCAGCCGCGTCTATGGCGAGCTTCCCGAGTGCCCCGCCTGCCGCCGAGATACCGCCGCCAATGACGCTGAGCCCCACGCCCATGGGTCCCATGAGGTCCAGGACGCCCTTGAGCGCTTCACGACCGAACTGGGCAGGGTTGGCTATCCCCGAGACGATATCCGCGCCCACCTTCTCGCCGAAGGTCTTGACGGTGAGTCCCAGGTCGGCCACCGCGTTGTGAGTTTTGGCGGTGACGTCGTCCCACGCCGTGCGCCAGTTCAGCCCGGTAGTTTCCCCTGCCTTCTTGACGGCTTCGGGCACCTGCTCGAAGGGCAGCGAGAGCTGACCGCCTTTGTCCTGGGTTTCGGTGTAGAGGGTTTGCAGTGCATCTGAAAATTCATTCAGAGACTCCACGCCCCCACTCGAATCACCGATGATTTGGAGTAATAGTGATTGTGTGAGATTGGTGGAAGCCATCTACGACCTGGAAATGTGAGTTAGCCCATGGCCAGGAGTAAGAGGCCGAGCATGGGATTTGACTCGGCGACGGCCTGGGCGCGCGTCTGCTCTTCGAAGTGGTGCACGGTGGCCATGGCGAGGTCGAAGTCGAAGGCGATTTCTGGGTCGACGATGTGACAGACTTCAGACGGCCGCTGGCGATACCTCCGGCACATCCGATCTACTTCCCTCGCCAGGTCGCTCTTCAGGAAAGGTCTCAGCCGCTGCGGCCACCTCTGGGGCCGCTGACCGCATCGTCACGGTCACGAGAATATTCTTGCGGGTGGCGAGGGTCAGGTCGCTCACATGCAAGCAGTTCTCGTTGGCGTCAATGGGCACGTCGTCGGGGACGACACGGGGTTCGACCATGGCTTCACAGACGAAGATGTTGACGAAGGACAGCAGTTCGAGACTGGACTGAAGCACTTCTTCCGTCAGCGCCTCGGTGCCTTTGCCCGCCCACTGCCCCACCATTTTCATGACGCCGTTGAAGAGTGGGGTTGGGATGAGCCCACGCAACAACATGAGCTGCATATCGGGCCGTCGTGCGCGGACTTCAATCCCATCCCCGAGGTCAATCGTAAATTCCGGTTGCTCGCGCGCTTTGAGCGCTTTGGCAGTAATCAACGCCACATTCTCACCTCGCTCAGGTCAGTTAGATTTCGTTCTTGGCCTGGAATACTTGGTCGCCGACGGTGCGTGACGTGTCGGCCAACGCCTTCATCGTCACCTGGTAGGTCGTGGGCTTTGTCTTCTCGAACGGCAGCTTGATGCCGTCCATGCTGTAGGCTTTGTAGATGCACACCCACGAGAACTTCGCGGTGTTGTCCCGGTGAATGCTGCTCATGAAGACCAGCTTGAATGACGGAGCCAGAATGCTGGTGCCGTTGCCGCCGTAGTAGAGGTCCCCGGTGGCGTCCGACTGGGAGCCGACGTTGTCGAAGGCCGTCTTGAGCACAATAAACGTGCGCTCATACGCCGTGAAGACAATCTGGGCCATCTCTTCCGTCGTGAAGACGTCGACCCCGATCAGCGACTGTTCGGGCATCAGCTCTTCCTTCGTCGCTTTGTAGTCGAAGGTGGACGGCCCGGTGGTGAAGCCGACTTCGGTGAAGCCGGTCTGGAGACCAGACGGCACTCCCGCCGTGTGTTGGAACAGCACCGGAGGTGCCCCGCTTACCGGTGCCACGGCCGTGCCGAACGCGCCGACGAACACGCGCGCTGGCCCGGCAAGAATGTTGGACGCGACCTGTGCCATGATGCGTTACTCCTGTAATCCAGTGTTTGGGCGCTCAGGTCAGTTACTTGATCGGGTCGACGGTGTTGTCGGAGTAAGAATCCGCCTTCGGGGTCTGCGGTTCTTCCACTGCGTCGTCCCCACCGACGACTTCCACGAGCGCCTTCACGGCAGGCTCGTCGGCAATCGCAGGTTCCAGTTCGACGGTGGTGCCGCTCGCGTAAATTACGCCGTGGCGCGCGAGCACCTGGCCTTCGCGCACGCGCACGGTGATCGTCTTCGCCGCCGCTGGCGCTGCTTTGGGTTGCGTTTTTGCCATCTGAAAATCTCCTCCGAACGAAAACGTGTTACGACCGGGCCGAGACGCTGAAGACGCCGACGTTGACGTTGGCTCCCGTGGTCAGGGTGCCGCCGTTGCTGCTGCTGTAGGTCACGTTGCAGAACCCGTTGGCGTCGTTGAACAGGCTCGGCGGAAACGGGCCGACCGCCGTCAGGCCGAAGCTGCTGCTCGGAATCATGAGCGACAGGTTGTGGATACTCGCCAAGCCGCCGAAGTTGTCCACGACCTGGGCCACGACCGTCACGAGAGTGTTCACGGCCACGCCGGTCTGGCTGGTCGATGCCTGAATCACGAGAATTTCACGGCCCGTGTTCTGCCACTTGTCGCCCGTGCTCGACGACGGGGCGGTGGTCGACGTGAAGCCTGCCACTGAGGCTGGAGCCATCGTGATTGGGGTTACGGTCAGGGTTGCCATGTCTACTCCTCTGTTAAGAAACTGCGGAAATCGTGCGCTCCACGCGGCTGCGCACTTTGAACGCGTCGCCACTCGTGCCGCCGGAGATTTGGATACTGGTCACTTGCCCGTAGCTATCCCCTTGCACGCCCATCACGCCAATGTTCACCGTGGTGCCCACTGAGCTGTTCGCCGAAATCGTGATTTGCTTAATCGTCGGCGACGTCGCGTCGAATTGCAGCCCGTTGATCGTCGCGGTAATCGGAATCGTGCCAATCGTGGCGGTCACCACGGCTTGCAACCAGGCCCGCCCATACTGCGTCGTGTCAATGTCCGCCACGTGCGCGTAGGTGCCCGACCCGCTGCCCGTCACCGTGTAGGTCGCCATCGGGTCGACCGCCGGAGACATGACTTGTTCCGGAGCCAGGGGAAACCCCATTTGCTGCACGTGCGTGCTCGCCCGGATATTGTTCACTTGCATGTAAGTGTCGAGATTGATGACGCCGACCTGACTCGAATTAGCGACGTGTTTATCGAGCGCCCACCAGATATCTGCCGCCCCCAGCGCCGCATAGAGGCCCGAGGCCAACAACGTGTCGTCGCGCATTTTGAACGACGGCATCAGGTCGGAGAGCACTTCGGCATCCGCAATCGCCGCCAAGGTCACGGTGTCATTCAACGCCGCTTTCGACACGGTGTTCGATTCGGTGCCCAGCACGCCAACCGCGTTGTCGAAAATCAACTTCCCCGACGCCAGGCTGTCGAGAATCGTGATTAGCGTGTTGGTTGGTATCGTCCCCACGCTAGTCTCTCCAGGTCTGCACGGTGACCATCACCAGCGACGACTTCAAATACGGGTGTTCCACCGCTGGGACTAACGGCGAATAGTCCACTTCCTTCACCAGAATGGGTCCCGAGTGCACGCGCGGCAGAATCGCGCCCCAGAGCAAATCCACCGTGGTCCGGGTCAGCACCTCGATTAACCGTGTAACCGTGTGCTCGTCTTTGGCGACCGCCGTCCACCGCACACCGACGTCGTGCTGGGTGTATTTCACAATGTCCTGCTCGACAAACGTGCTGTGATACCCAATCAGTTCCGCCATCGGGAACACCAGGTGGGACAACCGCTCCTCCTGGTAGATTGCCGCTGGCAGTAACGGTAGAAACCCGTCCTGCTGCTTGTTCACCACGCGGGTCATCTGTTGTCGAAACGCCGGACTGCGCAGCAACCCCGAGAGGTCCCGCTTGACGTCGTCCATGTCGCCGAGAATCACTGGCATAGCACGTCACAGCTGCCCGCGAATGAACTTCACCGCGTATTCCTGAAGCATCCGCCCCATCAACATGGAAAATTCGTTGTTGATTCGCAGCGGGGGTCGCGCAGGCGTTCCGAAGCCCGCGCCGTAGCGATAACCGCGATACTCTTTCAGCCCGCTGGCCGCACCAGACCGCGCCGTGCCCAACTGCTGATACATGGCATACGGCACCGCCGTGCCGACTTCCAGGCTGTCCTTCTTCGATTCCCAGATCGCATTCGTGTCATCAGGGAACGTCAACGACTCGCGTAACGCGCCCGACAACACGCCGACCGGCAGGCCCGGCCAATGCTTTTGCTTCCAGGTCCCGTAGGCTTCCGACAACGGCTTCCAGGTGTCGCCCGTCGACCGGCCTTGGGTCTCGTAGTGCACCTGAACGTGCCGCACCCAGGCATCTCGAAACCAATCGTCCCAGAACGGCTTCCAGTCTTCGATTTCGTCCGCGAACCGCGAAATGGCCCGGATATATTCGGCTTGCCCCGGCAGGGCCACCGAATACTGGAATGCCACTTTCTGCGCCATCAGAACTTCTGACCCATGTAGAAAATCGGCGCGGTCAGATAATCCGACGGATCAGACGACAGCCCAATGTCGACGCTCATGGTCGTCGGGTCGGCCATCACTTCCCCGACCGGCTTGATCACCGCCTGGCCCGTGCGTGGGGCATCGGCCAACTCGAAGGGATTCCTGGGGTCCCCCAACGCGTCGAACCAGGTGTTGAACATCTTCGTCCAGACACTCAGGCCGATAGCCTGGTCTGGCGCGATAGCCGTGATACGCGACTGCTGCGCCAAGCCCAACGCCCCCCAGGCGTTGGCCTTGCGCAACTCGATTAGCGACATTGGCCCTTGCACAACCGGGGTCGTATACCCCAGATTCTTGAGCGTCAGGTCAATCTGGTTCGCCACCTGAGAAATGAAGCTCTGCACCATCGCCTGCGTCGGCACGGTTGTCGACGTGAATGCCGATTGGGGAACGTAGCTATTGACGTCCGAAATCGTGCAGTAATGGTCAGACATTCAGACCCCCGTGTTATGCGTGGGTCGGGTCGGCCGCGAAGTAGTAAATCTCCATGAGTGCGCCCGCCGAACTCGTCGCCGCACTGGCGAACTGTGCCGTCGCGCGGGTCACCGACGTGGCTCCGGCGACTGCCAGGAAGGACGAGGAACTACCCGCTCCCAGAATCGGAGCCGTGGATTCGACTGTGCCGTTCTTCACGCCACGAATAATGGCGGTGGCCGACACGTTGGACCGGTCCAGCCCGAAGATGTTCGACAACCCAATCGTAATGACGGGGCCACCGACGGCGGTCGCCGTGCTCATGCTGGTCGACGCAGGCAAGACCACCGACGTAATGGTCTTGAAGGCCACCACGCCGTCAATCACCGAACTGCCCGACCCCAGGCTAATGGTGTCCGACACGGTCTCGCCGAATTGGTTGGTGCCGGTGACGATGACGTTGCCCGTCCCGACCTGTGAGGTAGTGGCCGCAATCTTGACCGCCCGAGGGTAATCCGGCTGGGCGACCAACTGCGACGATGCTGTGATCGTAATCGCCCCGCTCGACGTGCTCGGCGTCGGCAGCATGACGCGCACGCTCGACGACGGCGGTAGCGGGGTGGCCCAGCTGTTGTAGCGAGGCACCATGAAGCGCGACGTCCACCCGGTCGTGCCGGTGACAAACGAGCCACCGTCCGAAATGATTTCGCTGACGACCTTGCGGCCCGGTAGGAGCCTGTCATATCCGGCCATGTGTCTACTCCTGGACTGATGAAAGTGAAGGCCGCGTAGAACCAGTCATCCCGTCCCGCCACCATGGCGGTCAGGAGGTGCGGCCGTCAGTTCAAGTGCGTCAGGTCAGAATTACGTGACTGCGCCGGTCCACAGGTAGCCGCACTGGTCCGCAATCATCGCTTCGGCGGTGACTTCCGAACAGCGGACAACGTCGCTGGCCCGGAAATCGTCACGATACTTGTAGACCTGGCGCGGACGGCTCTGGAACATGTAGGACAGCGTCGGCTGCTTGATTGCCGGACGCGGGTTGATCCACGCCAGCAACGCGTTGTTGCCCCAAATGTCGGTCAGCACGTCCGTCTGGTTTTCGTTCGACGACCGATAGAGGGGCAGGCCCACCAGGACCCGGTCCACCTCGAACAGGTCGGCCAACGCCCCCAGCGAGCCGCGCGCGGTGCCGCCCGGAGGGTTGTATTTCAGACGGTCGATAATCAGCGGGTGCTGCTTCAGCACGCTGAAGACCTTCGCGCCGAGGATCAGCGTGTTTGGATACACGCCTGTGTTGGCACGAATGACTTCACGCCCGGTCACGGCAATCGCCGTAATCGGGTCCGACGTAGCGAACTGGTCCCACGCGGTGGCCAACCCAGTCAGCGCGGTCGTGTTGCTGTGCGTGTAGTTTGCCGCCGCCATCACCACGTTCTTGACCCGCACTTCACGGTCGTTCAGGACCATGTCCGTGAGGATTTCGGTCGTGTCGATATCGAGGCTCAACGGCTCAATCGCGTTCTGGCGTTCACGGTCATCGATCAGTAACTCCAAGCCGTATTCCTGCGCCGAATACGTGTTGGTGGTCACCGCCCAGTCGACACGGGCATACTGCGCCCGCTCTGCACGCAGCGCCGGAGGCGCGTCGAACCGCGACTTGTCGTAGGTGAAGTATTTCGAGGTTTCCAGCTTCACCGGAATTATCGGCATCACATCCTCGGCAATGTAGCCGGGGTTCTTGAACTGAATGCTGATGTTGGTCAGCATTAGGTCAATTTTGACTTGTGAAATAAGAGGCAATTTACTGACTCCAAAATCAGCGCCACCATCCGCAGTTCCACCGACAGACAGTGGCCAGCACTAGGCCAGGCCACTCATCGCAGCGTCGCTAGGACGCTGTTAGCTGAGGTGCGGGACGGTCTGAGGTCGGGTCAGGTCCGGCAGGTCAGAAACCGAACGAAAGGGGCAATACGAACGCCGAGATAATGTCGCTCGCCGCTGCGCTGCCCTGGAGCGCCAGAGCGAACGCCGCTGAACTCGACGACGCCGCGCCGATAGCCACGCCACGTCCTTGGTTGTCGCACCGGAGCCACATCCCAGGAGTAATCGCCGTGCCGCTGCCGTCCACCACCAACTTGCTGATGCCCAGCATGCGGACCACGGCCGCGCCGTTGAGCGTCGGCTGGTTCTGAAGGATACCGATGCACGCCGTGTTGACGGCAATCGTGACGCCGAAGCTCGACGAGGGAGCCACTTCCAAGTCATTCGGCGTCGCTTTCACGGCGCAATACTGGAAGGTGCCCTGCGGACCGAACGCGCTGGACGACGCCGCTGCGCCGTAGTTGAACGAGAAATCGAGAACTGGATGTGCAGGAGCCTGAGCAGCAGCCATTTGCTTACGCCTCCGTTTAACAAACAGCGGCCAGCGTCGGGACCTGCCGACGCCAGACCGCTAAGATGGTTTGTCAGGTCGGGTCGAAGGCGTTAGCGAACGCCGGTCCGGAGCGAGGTGGCCTTGATTTCGCGCGGCCCGTTTTGACTCATCTCATGGTCGTAGTCGTTCTGGAGGCGAGGGTTCTCGCTGAGGACGCGCATGGTGGCCGACTTGTAATCGAGACTGTCGTCGGCCTTCATCTTCTCGCGTGCGAGTTTGTCGATATTCTCCGAGAGCTGGAACGCGCCCGCGTTCTCGACTTCCTTGGCCGTGCCGCGCTCGCGGAACTCCACGACAATCGGGGCTTCCTTCGCCAGCCACGACGCAAACCCCGCAGGGTCGCGCATAGCGAAACGACGGGTGTGGGTCGGCTTCTGGGGCGTGCCCAACATCTTCGGCGTCAGCTTGCCTTCGTGCAGCCCACGCTGGAGAAGTGCGCGGCCCTTGCGAATCTGCTCGTTGCGCTCGTTCAGCGCGTTGCGCTTTTCGAGCCGGGCGGTCGCTTCGCGCAGTTCGCGCAATTCTTTCATGGTGGCGTCGGACATTTTCTGTGCCGACGTCGGTGACGACCCGGCCCTGGGGGTGGCCGACAGCGATTTGGCCTTGCCCTGGGGAGCCATGTCGACCGTCGGGGCATCGCCCAACGCCGCTTCGTCGGCCTCCACGCTGTCTTCCAGCGCTGCGTCGTCCGACGCTTCAACGCCCTGAGTCTTATCGATCACATGCTCGATACTCGGGTCGCTTTCGCCGGTTGACTTTTCGAAGAGCGAGGCATCGTCGTCCAATGCCGCTTCTTCGTTCATCTTGTCGCCGCAAGCCTCCACCGCGTCCGGTGCGCCGCCTTCGTCCAGGTTCGGATCGGGCATCGGAGGCTTGTTCAAGGTGGCGTCGGTGTCGTTGTGTGGCGGAATAACGTCCACCGCTGCGTATTTCACGGGTGCCCCGCAATGCGGACACGTGATGGCTGGACCTGCCTGTTGTTGCTGTGGTGGCGGCGGTGCTTGCGGATCATCCAGCGCAAGAGCCGTGTGCTCGGCCATGTGACTCCTCCTCAAGAAAAATTAAAATCGGTCTTCGGGTCGAAGTCAGGTAGGTCAGGCCGAGAAGCGGACTGGGGACCCGCAACGCGGGCAGTCGAGGCGGCGGCTTCCTTCGCTGAATTTCCGATGGATACCAACGACAGCCGCTGGTGCCCCGCACGACGAACACGCCACATCACGAGCGACTCCAACTACGCTAGCGCGTTTCTCGCGCGAACGTAAGCCCTTTTGTTCCGTGTTAGGAACGAAGAGCCTGGGGCTACCCCACCCGGCGGGGCGCGGCTCGCTGGCGGCAATCGACGGCGCGGGTATTGGTTGCATCCCTTCGAGGAAGGGACGGTTGGTCACTGCGACCGCTTTGAGCGTCGGCCCAATCTTCTGGCCGGAGACCTTGTCCAGATAATCGACCAGGAAATAAGGACTTACGAACCGATATTCACCGTTGAAAATCATGGTGGCCGCTCGTCGCGTCCACTTCGGCAGGCACCACAACGTGTTCCCCTGGTTGCGCAGCTGGAGGTCTTGCACCCACCCGGCCGCTTTGCCGTCTTCGGGCTTTTGCGGCTCGTCGCTCAGATGGTCATAGTCAATCGGTAGCTGCGTCGGAGCCAATGGGGTTTTGGTTTTGAAGTTGCGATACATGGTCACCAGGTCGTCTGGCGAAATCGAAATCTCTCCGTAGACGGGAGAGTGGAAGGTTCCGGTCTTCGCCAGCTGAAACCAGTCACCAGGCACAAAGGGGTCGTTGGGCGCGGCCACGGGTGGGTTCGCCATGCGACGAATCCCCATCTCGCAGAAAAACCCGAAGCCTTGGAGCAGGTCGTTCTGAATCTTCATTATGACCCAACCGTTTCCGTCGTCCCCTCCCAAACAAACTCCCCAACTGGGCGGTGCATCTGGCAGGTGTAGCAGAACGTCGCGCCGTAGAATGTGGGGTCGCGGGCGTAGGTCTCGGCCAATGCTTGGCCCATCGTCGTCGCCGACTTACAGGCCGTGTGCACATAGGTCCGACGCACCGGCCGCACGAACCCTTTCCCGCGCTCTTCCTCTGGCAGGACTAGGTAGACGCTGTTCATCCCCTTTGGTTCCAGATCAGCGCCGTGAATGAGGCGAGGGTCGTTTGGGTCGGTGGTCAGACTCATTTGGTTGCTTTCGCCGTCGGCACGGATTTCTGCTGGATACCAAATTCAATGCTCCACTGTTCGGCGAGGTGGAGCACTTCGGAAATCGGCGCGTCGATACGGGTGACTGCCATGTTCAAATCGCCGAAGGGTCCCTCGCCCGCGTCACGTCCGACCGCTGCTGCCCATCGATGGTGCCCGTCAACGACATAGTTGTCACGGGAAATAAACAGCGGATTCCTAACGAGGTCGAACCGCTTGTCGAGCATCATGGCCGCGACCTTCGGCCCGTCTAGCTCGTGCTGGCTCGCTTTCAAGGCCGCAGCGGGAGCCTGTTCGTCGGTGAACTTGAGCCCGATATCTTTCAGATGCTGCTTGAAGGCGTCGGCCGCATTGACTTCGTTCGGGTCCCAGGGCGTGCGCGGCAGCTTATCGGCTTTCGACCCAGGCACCGGATTGCCACCCAGTTGGGGCATCGCAATGCGCGGGATACCTTCGGGGTAGGCCGTCGTGTGCAGGGCCGACCCGCAAAACAGGTTGGTGCCTGGCACGGAGACCTGGCACAAATCGTATTTCGGCGCATCCTTCCCAAGGGCCTTGGCTTCCTGGGCAATCCCCGCCAGCTTGCTGAGGACCGTGTGCACCGACCGCACGTCTTCCATTTCAATGGTCTCGCCTTTGAGAATGCGCTCTACCGCTTCCTCAACGGTCTTGACTTTGATAACCGGTGGACGTTTATACGCAGTCGTTTCGCCGACCTTGTCACCGCCGTGACTGCCTTCACCCACGCCTCCGCCAGCGAGTGGCGCGAACTTTCCCAAGTCATCGCGGGGGTGGAGGTTCTCGTCCCAATCCGCCAGGCCGACAGCGCCGCGCGACGGAAAGCCCTCGTCTTTACCGCCCCACCGAAGGCGGCGCTCCCATTCTTCGGTCGACCACTTTGGCCAGGGCAGACTCATTGGATGGCCGGACCTTTCATTGCTTTGTAGAGTTTCATAGCTTCAGGGGTCAGCTTTTCGCCGCGATACATGCGGGTGAAGGCTTCTGCCACAAATTCTTGTGGATGATGTTCCGCATAGCCGCTGACGCTGCGGGCAGCCGACAGGATTTTGTCGATTACTTGATCTTCCGTGTCGCCCGTTGCCTTAAAGGCGACCTGTGCATCGTGAATGACTGCTTGAGGATAGGAGATAAAGCCATGTTGCACATGGCCCATCTCGTGTATTACCACGTCCCGCATGTTGTGGGCCGAATACTTATCAATCTTCGTCCCAGGAATTTTCCCACCATACGCCACTGCGACGGCCCGGTCTAAATCAGCGTCAGGAGGGAGTGCCGTTGGAATTTTGATGGTCAGCGCTTGGTTGCTGGTGCCATACTTCGGGTTGTCTGACACGGTGACGCCACTCGGGACCGTCTCTCCATCATCCCCAGAATCACCTTCAATATTGACGGAGTCTGGCAGCCTATACCCTTTGTCCTTCATCTCTTTGAGGACATTCGCCGCGACGTGCGCGGTGCGAACGGTTGTTGGCATATCGGCAACCTGCACATTGTCAATCCCAACATGACCGAGTGCCGTCGCAATTTCCTGTCTCGCGCTCTGCATTTGAGCGTAGCGCTTATCGACGTCATCTGGGTCATACTTCTGGTCGCGCTTGTCGGAATTGTCAATCGGTGATTTCCCATGTGTGTCTGGGCCACCCAATCCAGACGTGAACTTCCCGTCGTCGGCACGTGGGTGGAGGTCTTCGTCCCAGTCGCCCATGGCCGTAGCGGCGGACTTCACCAGTATCACGACATAGTAGGAATGGTCGCCTGCGTCCGCAAACCCCAGCGCCGCAGAACGGGATGGCGTTGGACCGCCGCCAGGGTAGATCGGCTCTTTACTAATCCAGTCCGGATGGATGATACCTTCGTAACGCCAGGAGGCCACAGCTGGAGACGCTTCGTCCGGGGCCAGAGACTTCACCACCTTGGGTGGTAGCGTCACCTTGAGCACGACCGGTTCTGACCGTGTCACCTCAGCCGCTGCGCGTGCGAACATCTTGGCGAAATTCTCGTCCTTCGTCATGAAGACCGACGCGTTGCGTCCGGCAATTTGGTAGTCTTCTTTGAAACCATTCCCAGCCCATTGGTCGGCTCCATGCCCTTTCGCAGGCACGAGTCCTTCCTTCATGATGTGGGACAGCGCCTCGGTCGACGTCCCGTGGAAAAACACAGGGGACGATGGGTCTTTCTTCGCCTGCGCATGGACAGCGGCTACTTCCTCGGCAACATGTTCCAAATAACTTTTCCGCGTTGCCCGAGCCGTGGTGATTTCAGGCAGCTCCTTTTCCACGTCTGGTGTAAAGACGAATGATTCGTCACCATTGCGCTGCGCCTCGGCCTCTAGCCTGTCAAATGCGTCTTTGATCTTCTGCTGCATCCTGATGCGGTCGAATTTATCAAGCAGACTCGGCTCACTCTTCGCGCCTTTCGGTGTCGCTGCGCTCCCACCACCACCGCTCGTGGTGAATTTCCCATCGTCGTCGCGTGGGTGCAGGTCCGGGTCAAAGTCGCCCATGGCGAAGTCTTCCGCCTTGTAAATGGGTGTTCGAAATTCCCGGTCGTCGATGAGCAGTTCCAAGTCCTTCATGGTGTGTTTGGTGTGTGGGTGTAAATCACGTCCCCAGGCTTGGCTACCTTCTTGTAGACTTCGTCATGGTGGCGGTCATTGGCGTCTTTGACCGAGATGGTGCCTTTGAGAATTTCGTCGGTAAACTCCGCGCGCTGTTGAATGTCAGCGACTTCCAACCGTGTTTTGAAATCCTCCGGCCAGGTTGCACCCTGCCGTTTGATACTGAAGGTGCCGTGGGCTTTGGTCACCGCGCGCATTTCGGCGAGGTTCCGCGTGGCCGCTGTGATGCCGTCGTCGACACTCAACCCATACCCTGCTGGGTGATTATGTGTGAGCACCGCATTGGCCAGGTCGACCGTGTTCCCCTGTTCGTCTTTATCCAGGATGACGTAGTCCCTGGCATTGTTGGTGAGCGTGGCGACTTTGGTCCCGTCGGCTTTCAGGACGACGGCATGCTCCATGGGCTCGAATCGAATGGACTGCTCGGCGTCGTGTAGGCGAGACTCGTAAGTCTGGGTGCCACGACCATCGTCGGACGCGCCACTCTCTGTGGGGGCCTTCCGGGAGTCGGTGCCGTCGGACTTGCTGGGCGCAGGTTTCGGTGGGGGCTCGGCGGTGGGGGCACCACCGCCAGCAGCCGTGGTGAATTTGCCGTCGTCTTCGCGCGGGTGGAGACTTTCGTCCCAGTCGCCGAGGCTTACTTCTCCAGCTCGGCCTTCGCTGCGTCGATTTCCTCCGGCGTCGGCTCCCGACCGGACAGTTTGCGGAAGAGCGCCAGGATATCCTCCAACGTCGGTTTGCCCTCCGCTGGGCCGGTGAGATACAGGCGAGGTTTGGTGGCCATAGTCTGAATGCTTGCGCTTCGAAATTTCTACGGACTTCCCACGGTGCAGGTCGAAGTAGGCTTCTTGGTTATGGTCGCGCCCGAGGCGTTCAGCCTCCTGCGCGGTGCGCACCACCCGCGAGACGTCCAAATAGACTTTATCATCTTTCGGATTGTGCCAGGCCCCGAGGTAGTGATCCCCCTTCGCCAACAGGTCGCTGTTCTTACGCACGTAGCGGGCCAGGTCCGCTGGAGTGATCGACTTGGCCGTGTGGAGCTGTTCACGGCTCTTGTAAATCGACAGCGCATAGCCCGTCTTCGGCTGGCGGTGACTCACCGCATGATAGGTAAACCCTGCGTCTGGCTTGCTGATGGATTTCAGCAGCCCGGCAAATTCGCTGGCATGGCCCGTAGGTTCCGGTGATTCTTTCCCGGTGCCGAAGCGCCCATCATCCTCCCGTGGTTGTCCCTCGTATAACTCACGCTCTTCGTCGCCCGTCTCGGCGTCGGCGTCAATCATTTGGCCGAGGTATGGGTATTCTCTATCGAGTGCAAAGAGTCGGTCGACCAGGGCGTCCCATTCGGCCAGGTGCTGCCTCTTACTTGGCATCAGGGTCACCCGGCTTCATGTGGTGCTGCTGAATGTGACTGGTGCCCTTGCCGCCGCCTTGCTCAGCCTTCAACTTACTGAAATATCCCGACACGTTGCGGGCGGCGATCTGACCGTCACCGACCGCGACCCCGATGCGGCCACCACCTTCGTGACGAACGTCACCGACCGCGAACACGCCAGGGATGTTGGTTTCCATATCCTTGGTCGTGTGCACCTTGCCATTGGTGAGCTGAATTTCTTTCGGCAGCCAATCCACTTTCGGAGCCCCGCCGATGAACATGCCGACGCCAGACGCGTCCAGCCGTTTACCGCTCTTCAGCACGACGGCCTGGGTATTCCCATCCGAATCTTTTTCCACCGAGTGAATTTCGTCCTGGAAAATATGAATCTTCGGATTGCTTCGCAGCGCCGTGATTTGGTTGTCGCTCATGCTCTTTTCAATCGGCGACCGGCTGACCACGTAAACGTCGCCGTCTTCTTTGGCCACACTTAGCGCGGCCTGCGCCGCGCCGTTCGAGCCGCCCACCACGACCGTCGGTTTGCCACCGACCGCTTCGGCCTTCAGCTTCACGGGGTCCAGATAGAAGATGTCTTTGGCGTCATGCCCAGGGAAGGCCACCGCGCGCGCCTCCACGCCACCCGCAATCACTACTGACCGGGCCTCGATCTTTTCGCCGTTCGACAACGTGAGCGTCTTCAGCTGGGTCTTCGGGTCCACGGTCAGACTCACCACTTTCACGCCCAGTTTGCTTTCGGCTCCGAGACGCGTCGCCTGCTCGTGCATGTTTTTAGCGAGGTCGGCTCCGGTGACACCAATCGGGAACCCAGGGTAGTTTTCCACGCGGCTCGAATACTTCGATTGCCCGCCGGGATGTTCATCCGCGTCAATCACCAAGGTATCGAGCCCGTCGTAGCTGCTGTTGATTGCCGCTGCCATTCCCCCAGGCCCAGTGCCGACGATGACCACGTCCCGCGCGCCACCAGGTAAGCCGATACCTTCCAGCCCGCCAGGGTCGGCATCGAGACGCGCCATTTGCTTCACTAAATCCTGGAGCTGGCTCATCTTCTCTTGGGCCGCTGGCGAGTCCGGCTCATGGATGTTGTCCAGCAAATCGTTGTTGATTCGTGCCCAGTTGCCCTTCAGGCGGTCAAACTCCTCGTGTTGCTTGGCGTAGTGTTGTTGTTTCGCTTCTTCTCGTTGCTTGTCGGCTTCTTTTTCCGCGTCGGTTTTGCCACTGCTGCTGGATGCGCCGCCGCCAGAGACAAATGTGAACTTCCCTGCATCGTCACGCGGGTGCAGGTCTTCGTCCCAATCCCCCATGCGCACTGCGTCGCTAGCTTCAACGTCGTCATCCTCGTCTGGCGTCTTCAGCACGTAGATATACGCGCACCGGCAATTGTCCCCGCCTTCGCAGTTCGGATTCGGCGGCATGTTCTCTTCGTAGTCGTCGCTGTCGACTTCGAACTCCTTACCGTCCAAGTCCTCGCACACCTTGCACACCGAGTTATCGAGGATGGCGCTGTAGACGGCATACTCGATTTCGTCCTGGAACTCTTTCCCAGCGGCGACGCGGCCCATCGAAAACGACTCGTTGACTTCGGTGTTGGCAATGCGCGTGATATCAGCGTCGCTCAGCTCGCCCATGTGAATTTTCAGGGCGTCTTCGACTTCGTCTTCGTCCCATCCTGCGCGCTGGAGGCGGAGCGCTTCAGCCTGCGCGGAGCCGAGGAGTTTATCTGCCGCCGACTGGGCGGACAGCTTGGCGCTGGCGGTCAAGTGCGGGAACGCGGTCTTACGGGTGTTCGGAGACGCGAAGGCAATGCCACCAGTGCGTTCACGCATCTCGACGAACTCGTCTGGGAGAATGGCTACCTTCTGGACCGCATAGGGCCGGTCCGGCGGTGGAATGTTTTTGTAGCTGCCGTCCGGGTTGTAGTTCTGGCGACCGAAGTTGACCCAGGAATTTTGCCCACGGGTCTCCGTCGTCATAGCTTTCCGCGCGTCGCGCGAGAACATCTGCGAGTGTGCGCGCCAGGCGTTCTCTTCCCCGCGTGGCCCGAACCCGTAGCCTCCAGCCGTATGCCCGAAGTAGTCGTGAATCGCGCGGAACTTATCGTTCAGCGACAGGCCGTTCTTGTCCGGCTCCGACAGGAATGGGTGCGGTTCCCCACCGGTATAGAAGTAGAGATGCTTGTTCGCGCGGACGTCGTCGGCCATTTCGACCGACGTCTGATAGGGTTGGCCCTCCTTCGTCCAGGGCTCGAAGTGCATCCCCTTCGTGGTGGCGTAGTCCCACTGCGCTTGAATCTCAGTGCCCAGCGCTTGGTAGGCTATCCGGACGGCGGGGTTGGCGCTGTCATCAACCGGCAGCTTGTCGTAGGCGTCCGCAATCGTTCCAGCTTTGTGCTGGTCGACGTCGACATAGCCGTGTTCAATCGGCGGCATGCCGTGCGTCGAGTTGTATTCGTTCGCAACCGACGCCGTTACGTGGTTGGGCTTGGGACGGGCGGCTTTGGACGCGGGGGCGGATACCTCAGCTCCTCCTCCTCCGACAGCTCCACTGGTTTTCGAATCGGCGGGCGCTCCGGCATCTGGGCCTCCTGACGTAAACTTACCATCATCCGAGCGCGGGTGCAGGTCTGGGTCAAAATCCGCGAATTTGATTTCGCCTCTAAGTTGAGTTTCCCACGTCTCGTTAGAATTGTGGATTAACCTCTTCCAGTCGTTGGCAAATTGCCGAGTCTGTTGTTCGAGCACTTCTTTTGTCTTCGACGTCAACGTCGCGCGATAGCCATCGACGTGCCCACCGTCAACAAGCCTAGCCATCATCGCGTGCCCACGCATATTTGTCACAGCTTGATCATGTGCTGGACTACCAGTCAACATGCTACGAGCTGTCTTCTCCATTGCTTGAGCTAGTGGGATGGCGCTCGGTCGCACCTTGGCAAATTCGAATCGGTCACCTTTTCCAGTCAATACAACCATGCGTCCGACGCCTGGTTGTAAGGCAAATTTTAAGTCACCGGCTGAGAACGTCGTGGCGTGGTATTCGTCGTTCCCAACTTGTGTCGGGTGGGTGTGCACCACCGTTAAATTGGCATCAGCAGTATGTAAAGCGCTATAGCTCTTTGGATATCCTATATCTCGGCTGCCGTAGGCACTCCGCTGGGACGCCCGTTCAATGACGTTACCAGTATGATCAATGACAATTCCCATCTCTTTATGGGAAGACTCTGATTTTTGAATTAGTGAACCAGCTTCGTTGGCAATCGTTGCTGTGACAGTCGTCACGTGCCCGCCGTCACCACCATTCGCTGTCGTGAACAGACCCCCGGACCCACGCGGGTGCAGGTCTTCATTCCAATCCGCGAAGGCGCGTGCCCCGCGCGTCCGGAACCCTTGTTTGCGCAGTTCGGTGAGCACTTGGGCATGCCCGTATTCGAAGGTGCTCTTCATCACCTTTTCGATATCGGACGCCATCTTGCCCACGAGGGGTGGCTTAATCGGGTCGCCGGATCGCGCGTGAGCGACTGCCGACGCGAGACGCAAAATCTGCTCCTCGCGGACGGCGAGCAGCGTATTTCTCAAGGCGTTGCGTTCGGTATCGAGACGGCGCGGGATTTCCCGTAGCTCCAGCACTCGCAGTTCCAATGGGCTCGGGTCCCTCCACAACGTCGAGCTGTCCAGGTTCGACTTGGCCCGGCTTGTAAAGGCCACTGGCCCGGTCGGGTGTGTGTGCGGCGCTGTCCCCCTGATGCTCGGCGTTCCGCCCATCCTCTGGTCTGGCGACGCTGCTGCGTGCGGCTTGAAGTTGGGCGGCAATGCCGCCTCGCTCCACGAGTGACCCTCCAGTTCGCCGCCGTCTCCCGAAGAGACGGTCGTCGAGCGCGCCATGTGCGCCTGGTGGTGCGGCTGCGTCGTAATCGTTGCCGTCGCTGGGATGATGTTACTAATCGCACTCCGCGCTGACATGGGGGCACGCACGTTGCTCACTGCCGGAGTCACGGTAGCGATAGTCGTGCGCGCGGGCTCGGTCTGATACACCGTCGACCTGGCCGGAAGTTCATTGGTCCAATTGGTCGACGCCATATCCTGCCCGCGTGGGTCATGGCTCGTCGGCGGTTGATGTTGCGGCGGCTCGACAACCATGGGGCGTCCGGAGACACCTTCGGCTGGAGTCACGTATTCCGGTTTTTGGGGCGCAATGAAACGCGGTGCGTTCGGTGTCTGGTCGACGTCGACCGGGCTCATGGCCAGAGTCGACGCGGCAATCGGCACGGTGGTGGCCGCAGGGACGGTCATCGGAGCCAACGGCTGGAACGTCTCCCCGTCCGCTAATTCCGCCCGCTGGACGTTCTGCGCCTTCACGGCCAGAGACGGGCCAGTAGCCGTAGAGACCGCTTTGGTCGGGCCGGTGACCATGGTGTTGGCCTGGCCGGGCCTCAGCGCTGTAGCAGGCGCTGGAGGCGCTGGCGCGGCCTTCCCAGGCTGGCCTGTCGTCTGGCCTGGTCGTGGAGGCTGCCCAGGAATCCCCGGTATCCCGACCGGCATTTGCATGCCCGACTGGCCTGGGGCTCCTGGTTGCACGCCCTCCAGCAATTCTTCCGAGACTTCCGGCAGGTTGAGCATTTGCCGGAAGGTGTTCTCGGTCTTCTTGTCGGGGGTCAGCAGACCTGCGCCCGCGAGCGCTCCGGCCGCTGCCGCGAGACTCGACACGTCGGTCTCGTGAATCCCGACCGGCCGCAACGTCGGATACTTGGCGACGTCGAAATTCATGTCGACCAGGTCTTTGATGAGCTGCTTGTTCAGCACGTCGCAGATTTGGTCGGCGATACTTTCAATGGCGTTGAGGAAGAAATCCATGGCTGACGAGCCGAGTGCGCGGCTTCCGCCCTGGCTCCGCCCGCCCATGTCGAGAAACTGCGCTAGGATGTTGCGCGTAATCTGTTCGTTCTGGTGTTGAATCGACGGCAGCAACTGCGCGCCACCCTGCACACCTTGCGGCATGAGAATGTCGACTTCCATTTGCTCCGGCTCAATCAGATACGCGTGCTGGTGACTGCTCAGCCCCTGCAACATCAGCGCAATGGCATTGCGGTCGTCTTCGGTTGGCTTATATCCAGCCTTCAACTTCGCGCGCGGGATACCCACGCCGAACCGCGTCGCGCGAATCGCGTCAATCAAATAGAGCTGTTTCTTGATCAGCCAGTGCGGATATGCGGACCGCAGCATGCTGATGCCCGTGAAGTTGTCACCCTCCTGTTGGAAGGTGAAGCGCACCAACTTGCTGACCGGCACATCGAGAAATTGATAGGTGCCCGCTTTGACAGCCAGCTGCTTGATACTAATCAGCCCCCCGTCTTCGTCGGTGAACCACTGCCAGATTGTCCGTGGTGGCCGTGCCGCCAGCTTAGAGAGAATGATGTGACCCGCGTAAGGACCGTCTTCCGCGACGGTCCACACCTTCTCGAACAGCATGAAGCCGAAGTCTAGTTCGAGCAGCGCTTGGCGAATGACGTCATCCCAGGTGGTGGTCATGCCTTCGAAGAGACACCACTTGACGAAGTCGGCGACTTCTTTGGCTTCGGGGTCGTCTGGGTCTGAGGGGTCTAACTCATAATCCGCCGTGCGGATAGGTTGCTTGACCACTTCGAGCGCCGCGTGCACCTGTGAATCCGACCGCCGCATTTCGTCGAGATTCTTGATGGCGGTTTGGGCGTCCATCTGGGGGTTGAAATCTTCTCCCCGAATGAAGCCGCCGAAGTTGAATGTGCCAGTGCCACCCAGCTCTCCGGTGAGTTGGATGTCTTTGCTGACTTCCCCGTCTGGGAATGGGGTGCCCGCAAACGAAGGTTTCCCCAGCCTGTCGGCTAGGGCACGCACCGCCAATGCGACTGAGGACCGGACGCTCATTGCCCAATCTGCGCGGTAACGTTGATCTGCCACGCCTGGCTCGACGAACAGCTCGTCGCCGGGACCGCTTCACAGCGCCACACCGGAGCCACGGGACCTTGCAGCACCGTGCCTGCCGCCAACGTGCGCGTGGTGGGCGTGCGGACAATCGCACTGCTGGATGGCGCAACGTCACGCACCCACACAGCAATCTGGTCCGCCGGGGTGCCTTTGCCCGCTACGAGAGGGAACGACACAAAGTCGTCGAACGTCACCCCACCATCGGGTGAGTGTTCGATATAGACGTTGATCGTCTGTGAGGAATTAGGCGGGCTCTGATTGAAGTTGAGATAAAAGAGCGCCGACTTGGGATTCTGCGCGAGGGTGATGGTGGACCCAATCGACGGCGCAGACGACGACAGCGGCGAGACATACACGGGGCTCGCTGAACTCGCCGCCGCTGTCCCAAGGATGCTAGCAGGCAACAAAGGCATGTGATACTCCACTTGCGTCGTGGGTTTGCAAGTCGAGTCGGGGCGGGTAGGTCAGGTAAGCTAAGAACTAGGCGGTCCAGCGTTTAAGGACGTGTTCGATATCTGAGACGGCTCCGAGATATTGCAGCCGTTCTTCTTTCGCTTGCGATTCTTTTTGAATCGCGTTGTTCATCATGTCGGTGAGCCACTTGCGCCGCTCGACGACCTGCGCCTTGAACACGCTGGCCTTTTCGTCTTCGAAGCCGTAGATGAAGGGGGCCTTGAGCAGGTCGCTACTGTTCTGCAACGACAGCTGAATCCCTTTCCCGTGAGCCACGCCCAGGAAAAATTCGCAGCTCGGTCGTTGGTGGCTGAACTCGCTGTCCTGGGCCATGTCAATGCCGAACACGTCAATCCGGCTCGGCACCGGGGTTGACTCCAGGGCCACGGCTAACATCAGGCTCGCGGAGCAGGTCAGGAACGCACGATCACACCCTTGAATTGTATAGCGTTTTTGCACAAGGTCCAGCGGATAAGCGACGCTGGTCGGGATTTCATCGTAATGCTGCTGCATAAAGACCGGAATCGTTAGGGTCTTCAGCCGGTCCCAGTGCCCCTCGGCCTTGATTACTTCCGGGCTGTGAATCTCAAACAGCACGTCAATCCGGGGCATGGTCACGATCTGGTCGTTCAAGCCCCAGATTTCGTAGCTCGTGTCGCCCCAGGGGGCGAAGCGGACGTTGGGCGCATAGCCAATCAAGGCAATCTTGCGTTGGCGAGTCGGTTCGGTCGTGGTCGTCGGGTCCATCAATTCGCCTTTCTGAAAGTCATGACCGCCGCCGGACGGCCCGGTTCGCTTTGTTGCGGGTAGTGCGACAAGCACTCCCACCCGAGACGCGCGAGGCGCTGCACGTAGTCGTAGCGCCATTCCGACACCCCTGACGAGGAAGGGCCTTCCCGTTCAAACTCCGGCGACACCGTCACTTCCTGAAGGACGATGGTGTGTGCCGCCACCGTAGTAATGCCCACCAACGCGGCGGCGACATCGTTGGGAGCCAGGTGGGCCAGACACGAACTCGATACCACGAGGTCCCACTGCCCCAGCTGGAGAGGCAGCCAGTCGACAATCGAGGCTTCGACCCATTCGTGTTTGGTCCAAATTTTTTTCGCGTAGGCCACCGCCTGGTGATTGACGTCGACCCCCGTAATCGCTACCTCGGTGCCGTGCGTCTCTAACCACGGCACCAACACCCCACAATTGCACCCGAGGTCCAACGCCGTGTGATAGGGCGCAGCCGCGCGCAAGGCCGCACCCAGCGGTTGCCGCGACGGATTGAACGTGCTTTCCGCATACCGCGCCAACCAGAAATCGCCGTGGTGACTCCGCCAAAACGTTTCAGCTGGTCTCATGTCAGTTGTGCCACGCGGTTGACGATGAAGTGCACCTCATGATTGCCTTGGCGGTTGCGTAATTGACTATCGAGCCACTTCGCCTCGAACAAAGCCACATGCTCTTCCGAGTTGAGATTAGGGTTAATAATCGTCATGTCGGCTGGCAACCAGTTCCACACGACGTTGCCGGACCCGTCCACTGTGACCTGATTCGCGTTGAGCACATTCTGGGCGGACCGAGAATTGATGACGGTGCCGGACGACAGATTGTAGAGCGTGAGCGTGAATGTGGTCAGCACTTGTGCGGCGACCGCTGCCCCATTCTCGTCGCGGAGCGTGGCGCGATAGATACCGCTCTGTTGCTCGACGGCGTTGGGCACGACAAACTTCGCCGGGTCAGACATCTGCTTCCTCCTTGTTGTTCGTGGCCGGTGGCACCGGCACGGCCGTTACGATTCTGGCCGCATAGAGAGCAGCTATCTGCTGCGGCGTCAAGGCCGTCGGATAGATGACAGTCTTCTCGACCCACCCGTCATACACCGTGCCTCCGCCCTCCGTTCCGCCAATAGTCACATGCGTATCCCCAGCGCAATTAATTGCGCCAATGAAATTCTGTTGCCCAACCTGGATGCCATTCACGTAGAGCCGGGCGGTGACCCCGTCGTAAGTGGCGACAATCTGATAGGTCTGGTTAATGACCACACTTCCGCCAACTACATCGACCAAACCATTTGAGGTATTCAACTGCACGTTGGCTTGCCCGCTATGAATCTTGAGACTGAGGCCCCCAGCAAAAAACAGCGAATCAGCTGCGAGCACTTGCGGTCGTATCCAGACTTCGCACGTGACCGAGGCCGTCCCGTCTACTTCAGCGAGTGCTCCCTCCACATGCACGTGCGCGGTGCCAGAACTGTCATTCGCGCCATTCAGCATTTCCCCGCCGGTAATTAGATACGACGTTCTCCCATCGTTCATGAGTCCGGGTTGCCCATACACGATGATTCCACCGTGATAGACAGCGCTGCCGTCGTCGGATGTGACGACTCCGCCGTCAGCTGTCCCGATACTATCCAGCACCTCCCGAGAGAGAATCGTCCGATCCACGATGTTCGGCTCGTCGAGGTGCCAGTAGTGTATGGCCCCCGCACTTCGAGCAACTGACTCATGCGCCACCGACGTTGTCGAGAGGCCCAACACGTGCGCGCGTGAACCAAACGACGGATGGGTCATATCCTGGTTGACCATCATCTGCCACACAGTGGCGTCTTCCTTGATATTGCCCAGTGGAACAGATACGGCATGCCCCGCGTTGTAGTTGCTCAACACTTGAACAGCGGTCAGTGCTGTCTCATATCTCGCGCACGGACCCAACAGACCGGCAAAACCAAACGTCGGGATGCCTCCGAGCGAGAAACTCTGTCCGCCCGTTGCAATTAAGAGTCCTGTCGCTGGCGTGCGAGCCGTTTCAACACCATCGATATATAGAACGAGGTTCTGGCCATCGTATGTCATCACAAGGTGATAAATCGTGTTCGCTTGTGGTGAGCCAGACACGGCGACGAAGACGCCCCCTGTTGTCGCAATTCGAGCGACAAAAAATCTGGTGGTCGCGCTGTTCACTTGGATCTTCAAGAAGCTATCGGACCAATAACCGATAATCAACTTGTTGGTGTTTGGATAATCTGATGGACTAACAGTCGACGGTTTAATCCATGCTTCAAGCGAGAGTGCGCTTAGCCCCCCAATGGTTCCATTGGACACAAGGATACGTGGCGGTCCGCTGGTATCTAATCCGTCCAAGGAAATCGCCCGGCTGAGAGGTCCAATCAGCCCAGGCTGATTAAAGATGACGTTGCCCGCCACAACGCCTGGACGCGTGTCAATGCTATCCCGTATGGTTGGCCCGGCCGATTCATCAAGACGCCACAAGGAACTTGCACCATTTGTCACGACAGCCTCGAAGGACGGGGCGTCTGGCGGCAGCGTCAATAGCAGGCGCGGGCCAAACGATGGCTGTGTGGTCGTGTCCGACGTGATCGACGGGAACGCAATCGTTTCCAGAGTCGTCCTGGGCTGCAAGGCCAACTGCGACATGAACCGAATCAGTTCCGGCCCATAGAAGACGGTCGGCGGGAACGAGTCGATAGACGCGCCAGGGTCCGATATGTAGGGTGCGGCGAACAACATCGGAATCGACGCCAGCACCGGATGTGGGAACCCCGACGGATAGAATCCCCGCCACGAGACAAGCGGAACTGGGTAAATGCTGCTCGTCGAGTAGGTCCAGAATTTCTGGCTCCCGTCGAGCAACCGCGCCCTTGACAAGACGATGCGATCTGGATAGACCCCAGCCCACGCGCGCGACGGCACCGGGTTGACCACCGACGTGCTCGACTGCCAGAAGCGCTGAAGGGCGTCCAGCAACCGTGCCTTCGGCCACACCCGTTCCGGGTAGACCCCCTGCCAAGCCAACATCGGCGACGGCAGCAGCAGACTGCTCGGGCTCGCCGTCCAGCCAAACATCGGCAGAGACAGTCTGTCGACCTTGTCGGCGTAGACCCCCTGCCAGGACAACGGGATGAGCCCCGGCCGTGGGAAGGCGTCCAGCGCCAGGAACGGTGGGGCGACCACACCCTTGGCCACGTCCACGCGCGAGGGATACAGCGGCTGCCAGGCCAACGGACGTGGCACCGGCAGCGCCGGAGACAACGCCCCGGTCGTCCATGCCGGGAACTCCGCAGGCCGCAGATATTGGAACCAGTCCGGATAACTGCCGCGCCACCCGAAGGTATTCAGCGGCTGGGCGAATGGCACCGGATAGAACGCGAGCGTCTGCCAATCGGCCAACGGTCGCGCACCTGGCGCGCGGTCCGCGTAGATCCCTTTCCATGAGAGTGCCGTCACCGGGTTGGTGGGCGCGAACGGAGCCCGTGCTTCGCTCAACGGCATCGCGCGTAGCCGGTCCACCCAATCCGCATACTGTCCACGCCAGGACAGCGGAGTCATTTCGGTCCGAGGAAACGCATCCAACGCCGTAAACGGTGGCACCCACACACGCGGAGCTGCGTCGATCTTGTCGGCATACACCCCGGCCCACGACCGTGACGGCACGGTGAAGGTTGAAGACGTGGCACCGGTCGCCCACGCGGGCAAATCTGGCGGACGCAAATACGTGAACTTGTCGGGATAACTCCCGCGCCACGCAAACTGGTCCAACGTAATGGAAATCGGCTGAGGATGGAGTGCCGCAAACGACGGCCACGACTCAATCGGCGTGCGCGCCGCGCGAGCACTGTCAGCGTATTTGGCAGCCCACGACACCGCAGGCACGGTGAACGTGGACGACGTCGCACCCGTCACCCACGCGGGCCATGCCTCCACTGGTGTGCGCGCCGCCCGTGCCGAATCAGGATATTTCGCTGCCCACGCCAACGCTGCCACAGGCAAGCTAGACGACGTGGAGCCCGTAACAAATGCAGGCCACGACTCCAGAGGGGTCCGCGCTTTTGGTGCGGTGTCCACATAGTTTGCCAGCCATCCTGGCAGCGACGGAATCGGATAACTCGGCGCGAGCGCCTGCGTCAACCATCCGGGCAACGCTGGACGTGGCCCAGGAGCCAGGTCTACGAACAGCGGCTGAAACCACGTGGGAATTTGCGTGACCGTGACCGGACTGAAGATCGATGGCGACTGTGTCGGCACGCGGGCCGCGAGCACGTCTTGGTATTCCCATTGAAACGTGCTGATACTCGGGTCGAATCCAGCGGTCGGTGTGGTCACCGGAGCTGTGTAAGACGGCGGATGTGGAAATGCGGGGAGACGCACCGCGTCCGGATACTCGGCCTGCCACGATAACGTCTTCGCCGTGACTTCGTTGAACGGCACGCCGAACGACCCGAGCGCTTTGAACCAGGCGGGAATGCGTGGGACCATCATCTGGTCGGGATACTTCGCTTGCCAGGCCAACGTTTTTGCCGTCAGCATGTCGAGTCGAGACCCAGAGGTGTAAGCAGGAAATTCAGGAGGTCGCCGCGCGCCTGGCGCTGTGTCAGGATACGCGGCTTTCCAGGAGAAGGTCTTTGAGGTGACGTCGGCGAATGGTTGCCCCATCGCAAACGCCTGGGACCAGGCCACACGACGCGGGGTCGGAATCAGGTCGGCATACGTGCCCAACCACGTCAGCGGAGTGAGCACAACTCCGCTGCTCGTTTTGATCAGTTCAGGATCGAACAGACCGCCACGGTTGTGCTCGGGGTCAAAGACTCCGCGCTTATCTATCTCCGGGTCAAAGAGACCGTCAGTCGCCATCTATTACCAGGTCATCACAACGGCATAGCCCAAGCCACCGACGCCACCTGCGCCGCCGAGCCCAGCGTTTTGTCCCACACCACCGCCGCCACCGCCGCCGCCGCCGCGTCCACCAGGCCCGCCAGCGCCACCAGCCGCTGCTGCTTGCGTCGTCGCGCCGCCGCCACCGCCCCCGGCTCCGCCTTTCGTCGAATCACCCGCCGCACCTGTGCCACCAAGGCCACCGGGCGCACCGGCTCCACCATCGGTCCCAGCAGTGCCACCACCACCACCTGTGTAGCTATTCGACGCACCGCCTTGTCCAGCGACCGTCGAAGTTGGAGTCGCCGTATGACCGCCGCCTGAGCCGCCGCCACCGCCGCCGAAAATCGACGAGCCGCCATCTGTTCGGGTCGCGCTTGGTGTCGCGGCTGAACCGCCACCACCGCCACCACCGTATTCACCACAAAATCGACCAATGGCTCCAGCGAGCTGCACGATACTGCCAATCGCGCCACCCCCACCCATCGTGCCGTCTGTTGGTGCGGTATTGTTCTGCCACGGCTGACCACCCACCCCGCCGAGGGCCGCAGCAGCCGTAGCACCGGCCGCACCATTCCCACCGCCACCGCCGCCGCCGGTCGCCAGCGCGGAAATTGCGCCACCGCGCCCACCACCACCGCCGAAGGCAATCGCATGGACCCCGAATGACGTGGTGCCACCGACGCCACCATCACCACCTGCCGCGCCCGCCACACCGGCCGCACCCGCCGTGCCAGCCGTGCCGATAGTCACAGTAACAGTCCCGCCCAAATCAGCAGCGTTGTAACTCTCGCGCACGAAGCAACCGCCCCCGCCGCCACCACCACCTTTGGCGACAACCGCCGTTGCCAATGAGGCTCCGGCTCCGCCACCGCCCCCACCGCCCCACAACTTGGCGACGACGACCTTTGGGGTAAACGAGGTTGGCTTCGTCCAGGTGTTCGAGCCACTGGCGGTGAACACTTGCACGTCGACTGGCTGCACCGGCACCGAGGAATACACGCCACCGGTTGCCGAGTAGTGAAACCAAATCCCTTCACGAAAGGTCAGCTCTTCGCCCGCGAGCAGCGAGACTTTGATTAATTCGTAGTCCGTGCCGTTCGCATCGAAAATCGGCGTAACGTCGCACGTGAGACTGGCGTGCTTATTGCGAATCGACAGAAATTTGACGTTGCGCGTCGTGGTGGCACCAGGCACGGCGACGATATCTGTGGTCGTCGCCGTCGTGATGGCCGTGTTCTGTTTCTTCACGCCACTGGTATCGAGCGTCGACTGATTCACGTCTGCAAACGACGCATGCACGTCGATGTTCGCAGACGATGAGGTGGTCAGCTGAAGTTTATCGGTGGTCAATTCAAGATTGAGCATGATTTTAGACCCTCTGCTGCGGTGCGAGGTCGAAGCCAACGGGAGGTGGGATAACGACAACGACAGCTGCCGCAAAATCGCCCGCTGCGAATAGCGAGAACTCGGTGCCGTGATTGACAGATGCACCCTGAAACCACCGGATACCAGGGCTCCCGCTACTAAAGGCGCTGTTCGTGGTCGCCGTGACCTTCTGCACGCCGTTGACCAATGCGCCGATCTGGTTGCCATTCGCCTCCAGGCGCAACACGTCGTTCGCCGCGATGACCATGTTGGTGCCTGCCAGAATGAGGGAGGGCACGCCCCCGGATACGCTGTAAGTCTCAATGGTCTGCGACGAGCCAAGTGCCACAGTGTCGGCGAAGTTGATGTCGAACATGTAGCCGCTATCTGCGCCGGATTGAATGCGACATGCGGGGCCACCGTCACTACCGGAGAGGTTGGCCGTGACCGTGACTTCCACATAGTGGTCATTGCCGCCCGTCCATCCCGCGCCCGTGAAGCGGCCTCCGAACGTTGCGTTGGTAGCTGACGTGCCACCCTTATTTGTGAGAATGGTGAAATTCGTCAGTCCCGTAACCAGCGTCCAATTTGCACCAAGGTTCGCGGCGTCGGCGCGGGTGAAATTATCTGTAACGATTTCGCTCATTTAGATAGAAACTCCGGCAATAACAATCGGCACCGACGAGTAAAAATCCGCTACGTAGCGCCAAATGACACGTAAGGTGGTTCCGGCCGCGAGACCAGACGTCGGAATGTTTTGGTCGGTCGCGGTGGCGAGCATCGACGCCTGGACTAACGCTGGCAACGATCCAAACGTGGAATCGAGTGTCACGCCACCCAAGAAGATGGATGGCGCAGCCCCGTTATTCGCAATGCTGTAGATGCCTTCGTAGCGTTGCAGGAATAGGAACATGCCCGCTACCCCGCGCACGACGCTCGCCCACGTGTCGGCTGTCGTTACCCACCCGGCTGGGATACTCGCAGCTTCGAGAAATGCGCGCGTCCCGGTGACTTGTCCGCCCGTCAGGTGCGGCGACAAATCGACCGGCAGCGCCTCGACGTCAGCTTGCCCAGCAATCGTGGCGTCATCGGCCGGTGGGAGGTCTGCGCCGACAAGCGCCCACGGCTCGGCCGCGTAGTAAATCACGCCGAACCCATTAGGCGGGCTCGGAATGGTGCCATCCTGAAAATATTTAGGACGTCGCGCGCCTTTGATATCGACAATCATCGGCACGACGTAAATGCGAAATGCCATTGAGCCTCCTACTGAATCGTCACAACCGTGTGCAACACCGGCGCGGTGCTGCCCGCAAATGCTCCGGTGCCGCTATACACCGCGTCCCAATCGTGCGGTCCGAGGGAGACGTTCATCACCGTCCACACCACCGTGCCCGACGGGCTCAACGGAATGGCCAATAAGGGTGCGCCGTTGTCCCGGAACACCACACTGCCGGTCGGAGTGCCCATCCCGCTCGTCACCGTCGCCGTGAAGGTGGCGGCCGTGGTAATGCCCGTCATGACGACCGTGGTGACGGTTGCTACGGGGTTCACCGTAGCGACAACCGTGTTCGACGGCGACGATTCGATGCCGTTGTTCGTGGCGGTCACCCAGATGTTGTGCGTGCCCACCACCAGGCTGGCCAGGGGAACTGGGGATGTGCAGGTGAACTGCGTCGGGCTCACGACAGCGCACGTCGAAGGCAACGTCGGCCCTTTGATGCTGTCGACATACGCGGTGTAGACGTAGCTCCCCAACGTCGTAATGTCAGCACCCATTTCGTCCCACAACAACTGGGAACTGGCCGTGATCACCACGCCAGTTGGGGCCGTGGGGACCACGGTGAACAGTCGCCCGGTCGTTGGGATGCCGCCGACGGTGACCACCACATTGCCCGTCAGCGCCCCGACAGGCACCGCCACCGCAATACTGGTCGTGCTCCAGGCCGTTGGGCTCGCCAGTATCCCGTTGAACGTCACACTGCTCGTGCCCTTGGTCGTGCCGAAGTTGGTGCCGGTAATCACCACCGACGACCCGACCACGCCACTGGTCGGTGCCAGGCTCGTCACTGTCGGCGGATTAGGTCCAACCACTGTGGGTGTCACACTGACGTTGCTGAACATCGCGGTGGTCAACATGCTCGCGTTTTGGCTCGTCACCGCCATCCCGGCTAACGCACTCGCGGGCATCGCAATCGTCTGAGCCGCCGCCAGGACCGTCCAAGCCGTTCCATTGGTCGACCAATACGCCGTGAAAACATTGCCCACGCGCGTGATCCGCACCCACTGGGGGGCGACGCCTGCGACCAAAGTGCTGCTGGTGCTGCTGGTAGCTCCGTTGACAGCCGTCCGGCGGGAGGAAATCAAGCCCTGACCACCGCTCAGATACGCCAACACGTTCTGCGCCCCGACAGCGGTGCTTCCCCTCACCATGACCCCGGCTTTAGCAAAGGTGCTGGTGTTGACCAGGCCATCCACCCGCGCAATGATTTCGCCATCGCCGACCAGCGGCTGGGAGATAAACCGGAATTGGTCCGACCCGGCCCAAATATCGGTTCCAGCAGCGGTGACCGTCCACGCTCCGGCCGTCAGCGAGGTCGTGCCCGCCAGCGCGGGCGATCCGATATCCTGCGCCGTCCACGGGGCAGGCACCTGAGCGAGCGCCACAGACGTCAGCATCATCGCCATGACGGTGACTAGAACCGTCCTAGTCACGGAGTGTTTAATCATTGGGTCTTTCTTATTGCGCGGCGGTATTGCCGCTGGCCAACTTGAGCTGTTGTCGTTTCACACTCGCGCGAAGATTCCCTGCCTTAATCAACTTCGACTTATGATTCCGTCGACACGCGTCGCACAGCACCATGTGATTGGTGTTGGGCACGAACGAGGTCGGGCAATCTCGACAGATGCGCTCTGGTAGTCGCTTCGCTTCGGCGCGCTCCGCATCGCGCTTCTTGCGCGAGTCGGCAGCCCACTTTCTCTGATGTTCGATTCGACACGCTGCGCAGATCCGTTCGAGTCCCACCCGCACGTTGCCACACCGGCAGGCTTGGACCGGTTTCCCATCAGCGAGAGCGTCCCGCCTGGCCAGGTCGCGCTCGATGCGCATGGCTGACAGCTGCCGCTGTAAGTCCTCGATGACCCACTGATACTGGTCCAGCAACGTCTCCAACGCTGGCAGCGGGTCGGCTGGACACTCGTGGCCTGCACGAGATTTCGGCACTGTCGCAGCTCTCATACATGCGTCGGATAACGACCGCCTTTGAGCACGTGGCCGAGAATCGACCGGTCTTCGTCGGATTGCTGGAGACAACCGGCCAGCGTTTGCATCTTGGCCACGACCGTCGCGTGCTCGTCTTGCAACTGGGTCAGCTCGGCGTCGAGGTTGGGTCGCGCAGGGTCCAGTGCAAACCGGATGGCCCCTTCGAGCCAGGCGATCCGCTTGGCGAGCGCCTGCTCTTCAGTCCGAGCCTCACTGAATCGCCGCTTTAATTTCTCGCTTTTCTGGCGGTAGACGTCGTGCACCAGGTGCAGCTGCGCGACAAAGGCTTGTTCCCCCGGCGCTTCGTAGCCGTAAATCGCCGTGGCGTTGAACGCGGCGGAGGTATCCGGCATGACTACCGTGATGCCGCGCCCCATGGCGAAATAGCACATGGCCTCGAAGCACGCCCGCTGGTCCCAGTAGGCGTCGTCCGGGTGCACGTCCACGCCGTAGCACAGAATCACCTCGTGCTCCGGTTGCCATTCATTCGCGCGGGATTTCAGCAACAGCATCGTGGCGTAGCCGACCATGAGGCTGACCTGAGACGTAAAGTAGGGCTGTCTGGCGAGCTTGGCGCATCGTTCGCCGTAGAGCTGAATCAGATCGTTAATAGGAAACCGCACCGCCGTCGGCAGCGCCATGCCTTCGTCCCGGACATACACCGGGCGGTGGCTCTCTCCGCGCAAGACCTCCAGGTGACGCAGGCTGCGCACGGGCTGTCCTGGTATTGGTGCCGTGTCGCTCGTCGCCAGGGCGTCTTCGTTGGCCACCACAAAGCGGTTGTGCAATTCGAAGAGACGATCCCACTTGGGATTTAGGGCGTGCCCATGGTTCAGCGTCCACTTTTCAACGGTGGCGTCGTCCCACGGGGCGTCCACATGCGACGCCCCATGCCCGATAATCGCAATGCGCCGACTGCGCAGCACCGGCTCCGTAAAGCCATGGGCGTGGCCCACGATTTCCTCGTCGGTATAAGTCTCGTAGGGGCTCATAGGCGCAGTCTCGCAATCTGGTCGACTAAGGCTTGCTTGGATTCCTGTAACTCAATCAGCCGCATGAACGGGGTGCAGATGCCTTGGTCGTGACAGACCAAGCAAATCGGTCCGTTACACTGGGGGCACCACGCGCCAGGCTCTTCGAGATAGTGGCCGGGAGGTTGTCGACGGTCGGGAATCAGATAAGTCGTGCACACCGTGCCGGGCTTCACGAACACGGTGGTTTGACAATGACGGCATTTGACCGTGTCCATCTCGCCTTGGGTTTTCCCGGTTTGGCGATCTGTCCACCGGCCGTAGCCCTCTTGGCGTTTCAAACTACACCGCTTGCAGCTCCGGCAATTTCCATCTGTCCCAGCTGTGCCCGCAGCCGATTGATTTCCAACGTGAGCTGCGCCATCTTCTCCACTTCGGTAGACACCACCACCGGTAGCTGATAGTCCGAGCCGTGCCGTTCCATGTGCGGCCGGAACACGTTGGTCTGATATTCCATGACCCGGCTCCGCAACGCGGTGAACGGCCAGTCCTGGGTGAGCGCCCGTTCGGCGGCGACCCGCGCTTCCGAGAGATTGCACCAAATCGAGTGAATCACCGGCATCGAGGCTTCGTCATCCGCCGCCTGCGTCGGCCCGCGCCCGAAGATTTCGACCACAAAAATCGAATCGAACGGGTCGACGTCCGCCTTCCGGAGGGACGGGTCGCCCCGTTCGTTGGTCGAGCCTAGTTGTCGCAGCATCAGGTCTCCTTCGGTCGCGCCCACACTGGCCAAACGCCAGTGTGGAAAAGATCCATTCGAGCGCGTTCACTTACAGTTCGTTGACCAGGGTATAGGCTTCGATGTTCACCGCGCTGGCCGTCGGCGTCGCAATGGCGAACCCATTGCACGCCGTCGCCGGAGCGACAAACTCTGACCCTGGCGAGGCGACCCAGCGAAAACTCGCGCGCTGGTTCAGCGGCACACCGAAGATGGTGCTGCCCGCGCCCAGGTTGGTCACCGCACTCTGGAGGCAGATGACCGTCGAGGCAATCGTGTCGGACGAATCGAGCGCGACGCCCGTCACCACTGACCCGAAGCTCGCGCCGGACGAGTCTTTCGCGGTGTGCGTGCTGATTTCCCACAGGAACGCGTTGTCAGCGGGGGAGGCATCCGACCCGAGAGTGAAATCGAAAATCTGAAAACGCCGGGGGCTCGCCGCTGCGGTCGTAATCGACGCCACGTCCAAGGTGGACGACCCTACACGGATTGCCTTGAAACCATAACGAGCCATCGCAACTCCTTGGCCGCTTCACAGCGGCAGAAAACAAAGGGAGTCGGGTCAGGTCTCAGGGCGGGTCAGTTCTGGCGGCTATCGTCGACCGGCGGCAACCAATGGCCTTGGATATCGAGGCCCCGCAGGAACATCCAGTTTTCCAAGCAGACGCCACCATCCATGCGTATCATGGTTTCGGCTTCTTCCGGGGTGACCACAATCACGCTGTCCCCACCGGATGCCATCATTTCCAGATAGGCTAAAGGTGTGAGACTCATTATACGCCACCTTTTTACGTTGACGTTGCTGCTGGCGCAACATTTCCGCCCGTGACCGAAGCTGTTTGACTCGGCAACACCTTGATTGCTCCCATGCTTTTCAACGGAGCCTGAGCGCTGCCCTTCGGCGCTTTCACGCCTAACGGGTTGGTGCGCTTCGCCGTGCGGTTGTCCACCGTCGCACGCAGCTCGGCACATTTGCGGCAGTAGCACACCGCGCTCATCGCGCGCTCCGCATGTGCAGCCCCCGCAGGCGTCAGGTCCGGCAGCCCGTTGGCTTTCAACAGTTCATGCGTGCCGGTGCCGAACCAGGTTTTGATGCGCGGGTCCCCTTCCTGCGCCGTCTTATACAACTCGACTTGCTGTTCGAGGAAGTTGTTCAGAGTGCCTCGGAACCCTTCCTTCTGAGCCGACGCAAATCCCTGGTCCAGCGCCTGGCGCTCGGCCTTGGGCATCGCCTTCAGCACGAGATTCTGTTTCGCCTGCTTCACCTCGGGCTTCATGGCCGGAGCTGACGGGGCCGACGACTTCGCCGACGGCTTCGCTGCGACCGGCACCGGTTTCGGCACCGGAGGTTTCACCACCGGCTTCGGCGGCACCTTGGGCACCGGCTTCGGCATCTGCGCCTTCGGTGGTTTGGCGACCTTGGGCACCACCGGTTTCGGCGCGATGACTTTGGGCGCAATCGGTTTCGGCGCGGGCACGAAGGCTTTCACCTTCGGGGCCGGAGCTGCTTTCGGCGGAGCCGCGTGGGTCGGCTGATGTTGGCCCTGGTGCTTCTGATTCCAGAGCGTCCAATCGAACCGCCGCGATCCCGCGTCCGTTTTTTCACGCAACGCGAGGCATTTGCCGCACGTGCACTTGGCTATCAGTCCCATGGGTCGCGTTTCCCAGACGCCGTGCCTTTGCCGTAGGGATACTCATCCTGTTGCCAGGTCGGACGATAATCGGTCGGCGCATTCGGCTTGTGACTCTCCACGGGTTTCGTGGGTTTGTTGTGCTTCGCGTCGGGCGAAGCGTTTTTCCCTGGGTGATAGGTCACGGTCGCTGGCCGCGCGCCCTTCTTCGCCATGATGTCATCGATCCGGTGTGAGGTGACCGGTGTCTCTTTGCCGGGGTTCCGCTTTGCTTCCACGATGCCCGACGACTCGCCACGCGGATACGACCCGTAGCCATGCTCATCTTTGTCGAAGGCTTTCTTGACCGGCTTGTTTTTGTCGCATTCTTCGCAGAGCCCCAGACGATCCTTGTCGTTGGTGCTCAACGCTTGGCCGCACGTCGCACAGCGCGATTCCATCTCTTCGATTTCCCACGCGGTCTTGCCTTCCGGAGGCTCCGGCGAGAGCCCGCCCGGCACGCCACTGTGTCCGTCGGCGCGCGGCATGTGCGCGGCCGGGGGCGCAACGTCGCCGCGCGTGCCGTCGTCATCGTCCAGGGCCAACGCGAGCCGCGCTTTACGAATCAGTTCACGATAGCGGCTCATCGCAGCACCCGCCCCACCAGCCACGCGGCCACGGTCCACCCCAGGCTCGTAAAGAACCCGACGCAGAACCAAATGCCCAGCAGCTGGGCGCTAATTGTTTCCGGCATGAGTTGACTCCTCCGCAGCATTCACCGCTGCAATGGTCGAGAGATTCTCCCGATCTTCCATCAGGTCCATTGGCAGCACGCGCTCGGTAATGTCTGCCGCCTTGCGCGCCTCCGCCCAGTAGTCAAGTCCGTAGATTTCCGGGTAGAGGAGAGTCGTGTCGGTCGGGAGATTCAGCTTCACGTCGTGCGCATGCAGCACGCCAATCCAATAAGCGAGGCCGACCCGTTCGACCGCGACCTCGCGGCCCCACCCGGTGCACTCGACGCCGTAAAGCCCGACTTCGGTATAGCCCATCAACAACGCCAGCGCCAGTTCGAGACAGAACGTGTTGGCGTAGCCGACCGCCCCAGGGAATTTCCGACGGAGCACGTCCATGGGGAAGGTGCGGAACAACAACCGCGCCCCGGCTTGCGGATACGTGCGCTCCCAATACGCGCGGTCCGCCTCCCGCACGTAGGTCGGCACGTTGAGCACGCCCGCTTCGAGCTGCGCCATCCAATCCAGTTCCGCCAGGTTGCAGGCTTCAGGCGGGTGAATCTGAAACCACGCGTCGGCGCGGAACCCGTCGGGTCGCACGTGGGCCTGCGGCAACATGTGCCCGCCGTTCAGACCCCAGATATGCACGGTGGCGTCATGCCAGGGAGCCACCACCCGACTCGGACCGAAGCCGATAATCGCCAGCGGTGGTTTCATCGTCCCCGTTCGACCATGTCTTGGGTGGTCTCGGCCCATCCGCGTTCGGTGACGGACTGCCCGTATTTGCTCGCGCCACCCCCACCCGACCCCTGCACTTTCACCGTCACGTGGGGCGACTCCAACGCTTTCATGCGCGCCCGATAGACCGCCGTGTGCCGGGCCGCTGAGGCTTCGCAGCGTCGCCGCTGCATCGTCATCCAAGCGGCCAACTGCCCGCGCGACGACTGACGTTCTTCGTAAGTCAATGAGTCACCCCTTTCCCGGACCCACCCGCGACGCGCCGCACCTCTTGCGTCAACGAATGCTGCCAGTGCGTGCACTCCACCACGTGACACCGAACCGCTTCCTGCAACGCGGCCACATTGCTCGACAGCTCCGTCAGGGCCTGCCGCTCCGCGTGCCGGTCCTGATAGAGTGCCGCCTGCACAATGACTAATCGCTCCACGGCATCGGCAATGCGCGTCAACGTGGCGAGCCAGAGCTTCACGATTTCTTCTCCGGCTTCTCGTCGTCGACTGAGACGACCTCGCCCAGCACGACCTTTCCTGCGTCGTGTTCGTCCGGCGACGCGACGTCGCCTGTGAGCACTTTGATTTGCTTAATGGCCATCTTCTGCCGCAAGTCCTGCTCGTCGTCGACACGCCGTTGCGCCGCCAGGCGGTCCGCCAGGAGTTGGTTCAGCTCTTCGATGCGGATCTTGGCGTCCTCGATGGCCTGCTCCTCTCCGGGGGTGAGGGGCACGCCGAGTTTCTGACTCAGCGCCTTCACATGCAGGAGTGCCAGGAGCGTCAGCCGCGTCTGGTCGCGCTCGTTCGTGCGGGCGGTGGTCATGTCGCTGTTGACGAGGATGTGAATCTTGCGGCCCTGTTCATCGATGGCAATCAGCTGGGCCTCGACGCGAACATTGGCCTCGGATGCCAGCCGCGCCACCAGATCCGTGCGGGCAATCAAATCTGCATTAGCGGTCATGTTGTTTGTCGCCACCGTCTCCACCCGCGCGGCCACGAGCCGTGCCGCCTCCTTCGCTTGCAGCGCGACAGCGGCCACCCGGTCGGCCACTAAATCCTGGCGTTTGTAGTCTTCGGCTTTCTCTTTCGCCCGCGCCTCAGCGTCGCGCTGATCTTTGAAATAACCAATCACCGCCTGCACGATGGTGAGGGTGAGAATTTGTATTGCGCCAATAATGGCGAGCACGCCGAGACTGTCGATATTCCACATGTCAGACTCCAGGTCATCACGTCAAAAATCTTTACAATGACGCCGGAGCCATCATGGCAACGGTCGTCGGACGCGTGCTGCTATTCGCCGCCGCCGCCGACGCCACTTGAGTGCGCACCCACTGTTCGCATTTCCCAAATCGAATCGCTAGCTCCGGGACGCCATAGCCCTCCCCGTGTAAGGTCACCAGGCGTTGCACATCCGCCACCGCGAGTCGTGAGCCGGGCAGCCTAGCTTTGCCCATTGATTAGCCGCACGTTTTTTGCACGCGGTCCCTTCGCCCCATCTTCATGTTCGAACTCGACGGTCTGGCCACGCACCAACGCATCGAAGTTGCACAGCGGGTGACACCCGCTCGCGTGAAAGAACCGGTCTTGCCCATCTTCCCCGCGCACGAAACCAAAGCGCTTGTCCGCATTGGTCGTCTTCACCATCCCAGTCATGTCGTTTTGCCTTCCTGTGCGGTCGTCGTCGACTCGCTCGGTTCTGTGTCCGACGGTAGTTGCCACTCGGTCGCTACCGGTTGATGCAACGGTCCCGTTGGGCGCGTCACGCGCGCAAGGGGTTCGTGGGCATCTGCCGCTGCCTCTTCTTCCCGCAGGGCCTGCTCTAACGGCACGCGACCCTCGGGTCCGACGACGCGTTGAATCCCGGTGGGGACCTTCGGGTCGTTGTCGTAGACGTTCTTGAATTTCCCATCCGCTGGTTCGGCCGGAGGCGTGAGCTGACGAATTTCGGTGAGATACGTGCCATGCGCGGGGTCCTTCACTTCGCGCCACTGCACGTAACTCCCCACGGCCGGGAACCGACCACCCTGTTCAGCGGCCAAGGCCCAGTGTTTGAACACCAGCTCCTTGCTCCCCCCGGCCGGGCGCACCCACCCCAGGTCTTTTTCAATGCGCGTGATATACCCTTGTGGCATCTCGCTATCCCTTTCCGTAGGCGCTATCCCAAAAGCCCATCAGCGCGCCGCCGCCACCGCTCTCCAATCCGCCGACCCGCACCCGCTCGCCTGCGATATCGGGGTCGGCATACGCGGCCCCGAAAATCCCCGCCACCAATCCGACGTTCCCTTGGTCATCTTTCATGAGCGACGCCTGCGACACGTGTGCCTCGAACGTGTGCAGCAGCCGCCATACGGCCATCGCACTCGCGTCCACCTGGTCGTTGAACCGGCTCTTGGGAAACGTGGTCAGCTCTTGCACATACGTCGGCGTCCAATCGAAACGGCCGTTGGCTTCGAGATACGCCTTGCTGGGAATCTTCACGTTGCCCGCGAGGAAGTAGGGCGACACCGCTTGCAGCTTCGACTCTTTGCTCCCCGCGCAGAACACCTTCAACACTTCGGTATCGTCATCGGTGGTCATGAGTCCGGCCACGCGGTTGCGCAACATCTGCACGACCCCCATGCCGTTCGCCTTCGCCTCGACATACTTGGCCGTCGCTTGAGGCTCCACGGCGCAGAAGGCGACCAACGCCTCACACGTGGCGGGTAATTCCAAATGCTCGCGCACCTGGTCGAGCAGATAGGCGTTGGCCTCGCGCCGCGCCCACTTCTGGAAGACGACAAATGAATTGTCCTCCTCCGCTTTGAACGCGCAGTCCACCACGATGATGATTTCGTCAATCCAGTTGGGCAGCGCGTCATACCGATCAATGCGCGTCACCACCTGGCCGTGTTTGGCAATCGGCCGTTGCTGCTGCTGCCCGTCGTAAATATCCGGGCGCATTTTCTGCTGCGTGTGCGCGGCTTCAATCGCCGTCGTCATCAACGGGTGCAGCGGTTGCCCCTCAATCGTGCGCGGGTCCTCATAGAGCAGCGTCGGCCCCAGGAACACGCGGCACTTCCGATCCGCCTCGTAGAAGTGCGGGAAGTTCAGGTGGACCCACCCGTCCTGCTTCAGGAAATATCCGCTCAAATCCTCCGGGTGCAGCCGCTGCATAATCAGCACGAAGGCTGACCCCTCGTCGAGCGCGCGGTGGACCAACGTCCGCTCGTAGACCTCCGACGCGTGCAGGATTTCCGCGAGCGTCTCGGCGTCCAGCTTCGTCGGGTCGTCAATCACCACGATGTCCGCGCGCTGGCCGCTGGGCGTCCCGTCCATGCCCGTCGACACCCGATAGCCCTTCTGCTTGTTCGCAAAGTAGCTCTTCGCATTCTGGGTATCCGACAGCTGCACCACCGTCCCCCACTGCGACTGGTAGAACGGCGACTGAATCAAATCTCGGCAGCGCTCCGCGTCGCGCCCCGCCGGACTCGCGTCGTCCCCCCCGTAGCTCAAACACAGAAACCGTGTGTGCGGCTTCAGGTTCGGCCCCCACTGCCACGCCGGAAACATGACCGACGTCACCAGCGACTTCGCAAACCCCGGCGGCTCATTAATCACCAGCTTCGCTATCTGCCCGTCCGCCACCGCCGTCAACATTTCCGCCTTCGCCTCGATATGCCAGTTCGGGAGAAACTTCCGCTTCCCCTCCACCGTCGGCCACGACTGCGCAATGAAGTCAATCAGCGGCAGCCGCTCCGGCTCCGCCCCCCGCGCCCGTAACGCGTCCTGAATCACCGCCAGCGGCAGCTTGCTGAAATCGTCCGGGGCTTGGGGATAGGGGACCCTACGCGGCATGGTGTAGACTTGTAGACATTTCAAGATGTCTGTGGCCATCGAACCAGAATTGACGGACGCCTTTCCAGAAGCTACCGGCCCAATGGCTTATATCTGGCAACGTGGACGACAGACGCTGTATGTGGGCGGAACGAAATACGGGCTCCGCCGTCTGCGAAATCACGAAATCGTGAAGCCGGAAGTTGGGGATAGGGTGTTGATGTTGCCCGTCGACACACACCAACAAGCCCTGGCGTTGGAACAACAACTGATTGATAAGTTGGACCCCCTCATGAACAAAATTCGTCGCCGATCTTTGGGCAACCGCCCGTTGGGACCCGCGCCGCGTAAATCGTTGAAGTGCGACCCCATGGTTCATGCTGACCTCAAACGATTGGCAGCCCACAGGCAAACGACTGTTGAGGCCCTCGTCGACCAAGCCTTGCGTCGACTCGTCACGGAAAAGTAGAAAAAGGGACTCGTGAAGACCCTCAAAATCCCCGACGCCCTCCACGCCGACCTCAAGCGTCTGGCCTTCGACCGCCACACCTCCGTCCAGGTGCTGGTCGAAACCGCCCTCCGCCGCTTCCTGGCCGCGTCCCCGCTGGACCCGCCTGCGGCCCTTCCCCACGACGCGCGGCTCGCGGCGTCGCGTGTGGCCTCGCAGACAGACGTCCACCAGGCCACTGCCCGCGTCCTCCAGAAACACCGCACATCCCTTGAGAAACTCGCTCAGCACGATTCCACTCTTCCACCGAAAGGACTTGACGTCCCCCAGCCCGTGACAGGATTTTCTGGCGGAGGCCGCGCTCGCACCCCACCCCCCCCTGTCGAGAAAAGGCCGGGGGGAGTCCCCCTCCCCTCGAACCCGCAGGTCTTCGGCCCACCGCTCAACACGAGCGTTGATGTGTGTCGCCGCGCCAGCTGCCAGCACGCGAAGGCATTGCATCGCGCGCACGCGAAACACCCTGACCAATTGGTGTGTCAACTCGCGCTCTGTAACTGCGCACGCTACATTGGCTAACTGACGCTGCATGCTAGGGTTGCTCGTATTGGTGCGTGTAGATTTTCCCGTCTCTGGTGAAGACGGCGACCTCACCACTCGGTGTGGTTTCTGGCCAGGTCCCTGAGATTTGGTTCGGTGCCCACGACCCAACGCTCGCTTGCTTTCCGCCCACTGTGACCTTCCCAGAGAGCCCACCAAACTCGTCGCCTTGAATCACAAACGACCCACCACTCGTGCTTTGAATGCTGCTAATCACTTGGCCTCCTGACACTTGAGCCACCGCGCGACGTGATCGACAGGGTCGACTTGCTCACAGAACCCGGCTTCGACGTAGCGCTTCGTGTTGATCACGCACGTCACGCACAGCGCCAGGACAATCAGCACGAGCGCCAACATGACCGACCGCCACACGCTCGCGCGATCTGTCGAGAATTGCTCATGGGGCCGATGCTGGTCCACACTTTCGCCTTCCTATGTCAAGCACTTACGCTGTGCAAAACGTAGCTAACTTGAAATCTTGTGTCTGATAATGCGGGCTATGTTCCCTGCTTGCGATTGTTACCAGTGACCCTGCGGTCTTTTACCCCGACCCGCCGCTCCGGCTCATACGCGTAAGAGGCAGCGTTCTCCGCCTGCGCCTCGGCACGCTGAATCGCTTTCGCCTCGGGCACCTGGCCGTCGTCTTCACGTGGCGCTTCGTTGGGAGAAAGAGGTGTGCGCATTAGTCTTTGTGCTCAATCACTTCCGCCTGGGGCAACAGCTTCAACTTGGCGGCACGTTCCAGCACGCGTAGCTCCTCGACGCTGAAGCGCTCGCTCAGCATCGTCACGACCAACGGTGCCCAGGCGGTGCCTTCCGCATTGGTGCTCGTGATCTTTACTGGGGCGTGCGCCCCAAGAAGTTTGGCGACTTCGCCAAAGGACTTGGTCAGCTCGGATCGGGCCATCACGCGGGCGGTGGCGCTGGGGGCGTTGGTGGCCAGCTCGAAGAGGCCGCGTTGGTTAATGGCGTGTTGCTCGACGAGTTTGTCTCTCCGGCGTTCGAGGGGAACGGCGTGGGTGCGGTGTTCGCTGAGGCGATAGGCTTCAATGTCATACCAGACGGTTTTGGCGCTAACTCCTAGATGCCGCCCGATTTCGCGGAGGGGGATATTTTGGAGCCAGAGGGTATACGCTTGGCGTCGCCGCTGTTCCCGGAGATGACGTAATTCATGATTGGTGTGCTTCGGTTTGGTGGAGGTCTCAGTAGGAACTGGTGCGTGCGCTACTGGTTGCGACGACTTCCCATCCCCATCGCTGCGCTCACGACTCGCAAAATCGACGAGAATCCCTTTGCTGGGCGTAGACGAATTAGGGGTCGCAATCGTGGGGGTAACGTCACCGTTACCTGACGGCGCGTTAGGCGGGTCTTTGGGCGTCTGCTCGTCAGTCACGCGACACAGCGGTGCCCTTCTTGAGCTTCTGGCCACACGTCGGACATGTGGGGCGATCTTCTATCGTGAAACTCACGGTGTCTTGGGGAGGAATCGCGGTCAGCGCCAGGTCTTTGAGCAGGTTGGCCACCGCCGCGTCTTCGGCTTGAATGGCTTTGAGTAACGTGCCCAGCTGTTCTTTGTCCGCCTCGGCGAGCGCGCTCACCGGGTCCAGGACGGCCAGCAGCGTCTGCTCTTCTTCGGGACTGACGTCGACCAGCAGGTAGGGAATTGGTGTGCTGTCACCCGCTTTGAGCGCCAATTGGACGCGAAGGTGCCCGTCGAGCACGTAGCCGGTGCGCCGGTTCTCGACCACCCGCTGAACCCAGCCAATCCGGGCCAGGAGCGCTTCGAGCACGGCCTGTTGCGCGGTTGGGTGGATGCGCCAATTCAACGGATGGGCGAGAAACTGCGCCGCAGGCTTCTCACCTTCACCGACAATCCGATTTTGCCACTGCATGTTAGGTGACCTAACGCCGTCCCATGTCTACCTGTTGTGGGTCAGGTCAGGAGCAACGCTAGCGCGAAATTCGCGTGTAGTAAAGCACTGCGCTCGGTTGGACGAAAATAATTAGAACTGTCCGTTAGATGACAGTTGTGCCGGTCGGATACGCGATTGGATACTGCACGGTGTTCGTGCCCTTGACAATGGTGTTGCCTTGCCAGATGTAGCCAGGCGCATACAGGTCGAGCACGGCTTTGCCTAACGACGGGGCTCCGGTGCCGTGGATGCCATAGAAGCCTTCGAGGAAGCGGCAATCGCTCACGCGCAGATTCACCAGCGGATACTCTGGCGTGTCGAAGCTCATGGCGGTGCCTTCGGGCTCAATC